GCGACGATGGTGGTGGGGGTGGCAGTGGGTTCCCTTGGTGGATTGTAGCTGTGGGCATTGTGAGTGTGGTCACTGGTGTATGCTTCACTGGGCCCACTCTGGTGCGCATGGCTGATGGCTCTAGACGAGCCATAAGAGATATCAAAATAGGTGATAGGGTATGGAATCATGACATGACCCAGGTCAATACAGTCGTGTTCATAGAGCACAAGTTCAGACAGAATATGCCTATATTTTCTCCTACAGTTGACCACGCTCCCTTTGTCACAGATAATCATCCTCTCATTGAGCAGGGCAAAATCCTCAGCGCAGATCCAGACAGACATTGGATAAATTATCCTTGGCTGGGTAAAGCAGAACCGATTCTTAATCCTGTGGTATTTCATACACCAGGTGAAACTGTCTACAACCTATGGTTAGATGGCGATCATACCTATTGGGTCAACGATTGGGCCACGCACAGTATCATAGGCAGCGGTGATTTTCTAAGGATCTGTGTAGAGCAGGGTCATATTACAGCAGCAGAGGCCATTGACATACTGGAAGGTCATACTTCAGGACATCGTGCTCTAATCATAGGTAGTTATTGGGTAAATCGAGCCCTTGGCCGCCTGAATGTGTCTATGATCAACAAGTATGTCAGTAGAGAGTTGGCCAAGCCCAGAGGTCTGGCCAAATCCTGTCTACGATCAGTGATGACCCTAGTGGGTGTATTAGGCGGTGCCTACTATCATCTTAAATATCATGTCTTGGGTAAAAAATTAAGGATTAGTAGGTAAGATAACCATGGCCTTGTTAACGTTTAAGAGTACCAATAGCGAACATTATGTAGTTGGGTTAACCCTAGGCTTAGGCATAGGTTATAGAATCAGTGGTGGAGCAATTCTAGCACCTAGACCTACTGTTCAAACACTTACAACCCTCAACGGTGCTACCAGCACTTGGGTCAGTAGTGCCACCAATGTAATCATTAGTGATATTGTCTGTCCCAGTGTATTTGCCACTACACCCGAAGGCCAAGGCACAATTTATACCGTAACCATTAATAATATTGGCCTTGCGCCTCTAGTGGTAGAAACACCTATCTTCAGTAATTTGGTCACAGAGGCTAGACCGATATTTTCAGGAGGTCTCTATTCTAGCCCGCCTTGGACTATTCAACCTGGAGATAATGCCAAATTTGGCTTGAGTTATTATACGGCAGACACTGGTGTGTTCAATGAAGCCATTGTGTTTAGGACCAATGAGGCTGGTGTTTTCAAGCGTAAGGATCTTTTGGTTACCAGCAGCCAGTTATATCAGTTAACATTGACTCCTAACAATTCTAGTTTTTCCACCAGTTTGCCCAATGAGAATCGCTTGGTCCCTTATACGCTGTCGGCCAGTCTAAATGGAAATATGTTAACTGACGTTGAGTTACAATATACGCCAACTCTGTCAGGAAATCCAGCCTGGACCATTGATTCTGTTCAAGGAAATATTGTGACTTTGAGATTTGACAGTGCTCGGTTTAATAATGCCACAGGCACCTATGTCAGTACATTGACCATAAATGGTTATGGTGTTCAAATTCAAGCGACTTCAACAGCTAGTCACAGTGTTGACCTAGTACAGAATCGTTCTAGTTCTAGTTGGATCAGCACATTGACACAGCCCGATGCCATAATAGGAGCAAGAATAGACCTAGTAAATGGTCAGCGTACTTTGACATTGGGAGTTGGTAGTGGTGCTGATGGTTCTGATTCCTTGTCTCAGAATAACATTTACTTTAGAGCTGAGTATCTTAATCCAATCTATGGTCGTGGCAGGATACCATTTCCTTATTGGCAGACAGTATACCAGATGCCATTGACCTCAAGCACTAGTTATCTCAGTGGCAATTATAGGGTAAAGACACAGAGCGCCAGCACTAGAGATTATGATTGGTATTTTGGTCATTATAACAGTACAGGAAGTTTATTCCTAGTTGATGTTGATCCTTTTGGTAATACCAGTATAAGACTCAATGATCTAAGAGAAACCACTCAGGGTCTAGATCCTGTGTTAGACGCCACACTAGATCGATTAACTAGAAGTTTCTATTATTATAGCTTACAGGATCAGATCAATGGAGGACGGGTCACCCAGTTAGGCAATCGACTAGACAATAATGGTAATGTTTATGAAACTATAACGCCACCTCTGTCATTTGTTGAAACCACAGCAGGAACTAAGGATGTAAAAATTAGATTTAGTTCGACTCACGCTCTTTATGTTGGACAGCCTATTGACATATATGATATAGTTAGAGGTTTCCTTCAACCGTTACCTGCTTGGTTGGGGAATTATGTTGTCAAAAGTGTGGACAGTAGCACTCAAGTCAGTTATGAAAGTTCAACTGTGACCAATTGGGTATCCAGCGATATTGTCAGTGTCAGCACCACTACCTTAGTTGTTGTTCCTTCGGGAGAGTTTTGTCTTTTCTTTGCAGGATTCGATCAGACCAATAACACAGTAACCAGTTTGGTCGCTATTCCTCCTTTATAATATATAATTAGTAGATAACACCTTGACTATATGTTTATAGACCAGTTCCCACAACTCTCTTTTGAAGAATTTAGATCAATAGAATACGATCCCGCAAGAGATTATGATATGGATCTCAGCCTCGCCTGTTCAAAATATAAAGTCTGCGTGGTAAAAAATTATGACCTAGAGAAGAGCAGTCAGTTAGCATTGATAAGAGATCTGCCCCATAATCCAGAAGGTAAGACAGTGATCTGGACCTATAGAGGCATTTGGTTGGCCAAGCTATTCCACAAAGGGTGGAATCCTAGGCAAGGCTATATTGAAATTGACATTCCTCGTCCTAGTTTAAGCTGGAGGAAAAATCCAGATATTGATTTCAGTATGGATTTTTTTGATAGCCCATTAGGTCAATATGAACCAGAGCCGTGGGATCATGATTATACCATGGTATGGTATATGGACCCTGTGTTTAACCCCACATCAGATAAAATATGGGTTATGACATGTAGCGTCCTTGGCAAATCAGATAAGGGCATAAAGGATATGGGTTATCTGACTCCACAGATCACTTTAGAATTTAATCCAGAACTACCTGATCTCAGTCTGGATACAGCTAGCTTGATGCCGGCCTATTGGGATTTAGAATATGAATGTGCCTGGTATTTAGATAAAGAACTAGCAAAAACTCAAGATCCTATATGGGTGGCCAAGGTAACACCTGTTTATAGAAAAACTAAGGATTGGAAGTGGCTGGGATATATAACACCTGAGTTTGAAACAATTTTGAATCCTGATTTTGTTAATCTTAAATTTGATATAGATATCAATAATCTTTCATTAGATGACCTACACTATGAATGTGTCTATCTATTAGATAGATGTCATTTAGATGACCTTGATCAAGATGATATTTGGGCTGTAAAGATTAAAGTAACTGATAATATTTTAGGTAGTAAAATTAAGGGATATATTAGCCCTAGAGTAGAATTTGAAAAAAATTCTAGTCTGATGCACGTGACAGATTTTAGTTTTCTAGATTCAGTTATTTTTAAGATAAATCAATTTAATAAAGTATTAGTTTGGTATTCTGATCCTAAGACAACAGAGAATGAAAAAATATGGTTGGCCAAGGCTAGACTAAACAATAATATCAAGCGTGAGGTCACTGCGGCTCTTGTTCATTTAGAAATTGAAACAGTATTTGATGTATTCTTTATCAGTTATGGAGAACCAAATTCAGATGAAAATTGGCAGCGTGTTAAGGAAAAAGCCCCCAATGCTCAACGTATAAAAAATGTCAAAGGTATATATCAAGCTCACGCCAAGGCAGCAGCACAGGCTAAGACAAGTATGTTTTGGGTGGTTGATGGTGACAGCTATCTAACAGATGATTTTGATTTTAATTTCTGTCCCGGTATATATGATAGAGATTGTACATTTATTTGGTCTAGTCGCAACCCAGTAAACGGATTAGTCTATGGACACAGTGGAGTAAAGTTGTTTCCAAAAAATATTTTTGAAAAGGAAATTGAGTTTTTAGATCTAAGCACTTCTATCAATTCAAAAATAAAAATTCGTAGTCAAATATCCAACGAAAATAGATTTAATGTTGATGAATTTAATACTTGGAAAACCGCCTTTAGAGAAGTTATTAAGATACAACATAATATTCAACAAAAGTTAGATTTAAGCACAAACAAGCTCAGACTTAATCATTGGCTCTTAAAAGGAGAAGATAAGATTTTTGGCTCTTACTCAATTAAAGGAGCCAAGAGTGCGCTAGAATTCTACAAGTCTCATCCCGATCAAATTAGAAAAATTAATGATTGGAAATTTCTACGAGAAAAATTCAAAGATGAAGATAAACAGGAAAAAGGTCAGTAATGGAACATTCTTATATTAAATTAGAACATAGTAAACCTGAACATTCAAATTGGTTTGTTGTCAATTGGTGTTTAGGTAATACCTGTAATTTCTCCTGTAATTATTGTCCAGAAAACCTACATGACGGCAGCGTAAAATGGCCAACAATTGAAACTATTAAAAGTTTTATCAGCAGGGTAGTTGATCAGGTATCCCCTAAAAAAGTTTATTTTGAATTTACAGGTGGTGAAGTAACACTTTATAGAAACTTTGTACAAATTTGTCAACACGTAACCAGCCTAGGTGCTAAGGTAGGCCTCATTAGTAATGGCAGTAGAACATTACGCTGGTGGGAAGAAAATAAGCAATACTTTGATCATGTATGTCTCAGTTTTCACCCAGAATTCTCAAAGATGGATCATTTTATTGATGTGGTGAGGCTCTTAAACAATGACGTAAGAACACATGTTAATATAATGATGGATCCCAATCAATTTGACTATTGTTATTCAGTGGCTAACAAGGTAAAAGATCTAGGAAATATCAGCATGGCTCTTCAGCCTTTGATCCACGACTTTGGTGAAGTATTATTTGACTATAACGAATTTCAAAAAAAGATTTTTGAAAAACAACATGATCTAATTTCCAAACATATAAAGTTTACTAGAACTTTTGAATATTATCGCGGTGCTATGAAAATGGTTTATTCGGATGGAAAAACCGAAGTCAGTAGTGCTCATAGATTTTTAAGTTTTAAGACCAACGATTGGAGCGGATGGAAGTGTTATGCCGGTGTTGAACAAATCATAATTGATATGAATGGGAACATTTTCAGAGGTTGGTGTCTTGAAGGTGGTAAGATTGGCAATATTGATGATAAAAAATTGAAACTGGTAAAGAGTCCAATATTGTGTACTAAAAAAATGTGTCATTGTAATTTTGATATAATGAGCACTAAGGAATTAATCCAATGACCGAAAAATTAAACGTACCAATTCAAACAAATGCTTTCGATACCATTTGTGATTTGAAGTGGAATTATCCTATTTTTAATTTAGACAGAGGTGAATTTCGAAGTTGTTGTAGAACCCCTAGTAGAAGAGTCAGTGATCAAGATTTAGACAACTTTGGAACTGATGCGTTTTTAAACTCACATCAAATGCTTCAAAGTAGATTAGATTTAATTAAAGGCGTTCGTAATATAGATTGTCAAAGTTGTTGGAATCTAGAAGACAAGGGTATGAAGAGTCCCAGACACAAACCTGAACAGTTTTGGCATCATCTACAAGCAAGGCGTCATATTTCTCAAGATCTTTCATATAGCGAAGAAAATTTAAGGATAGAATTAGACAAGATAAATTCTCTAGATCATCTTGCGCTTCAATCTAAACATCCTTATATGTTAGAAATTAGTTTAGGAAATACTTGTGATATGAAATGTATGTATTGTAGTCATCATTATTCAACACAATGGGCTACAGAGCGTATCAAATATAAAGAAATAACACAAGAGCAGTATGATAGGGAATTTCCAAAAGCTCCGGAAAAGTTTAATGAAAAATTTTGGGAATGGTTTGACAGTGTTAAAATATATCTTAGAAGACTAGGTATCATAGGTGGAGAGCCTCTTATCATGCCCGAGTTTTATTCCTTTGCTGATCAATGTATCGAAAGAATGGACCAGATCAAACATCTTAGAAAAGATAAGATGAGCTTTTGGATAGTTACAAATATGAATACTCCTTCAAACTATTTAGAAAAGTTCTTTCAAAATCTCCCTAAGTTGACAGAAGTCTTTAATGTAGAAATACTTGTAAGTATGGAAAGTGTAGGACCTAGAGCTGAATATATTAGGAATGGTGTTAATTGGAAAAGATTTACTGATAATTTAGATAGACTATTGTCTAAATCAGATTTAAAATTTGATTTTGGTTTTATTTTAAGTATGAATGCCCTCAACATTGCCGGTATTTCAGAATTTATAAAATTTACAGAAGATCTTTACCTACGTTATAACAGACCAGTAGCACTGAAACATAATATAATAAGTTTCCCTGATTGGCAGACTCCTTTTATTCTAACTTCAGATTTTGCCAAGTATATAGATGATTGTGTTGAATATATGAAAACAAAAGTCGATGTAATGCCTTTAGTGAATGATTATTACGGTAGGTGGGATCAATATATAATATTTTTAGAAAATTTATCACAGAGTATTAAAGATAACGGCGCAGATAATACCTTAATGAGGAAAAAATTTGCAGAGTGGTTTGATACCTATGATCAAAGAAGAAAACTTAACCTGCTTGAAGTTTTTCCTGAATATAAGGATTTTTATAATTTCTGTAAAGATTTGTAATGGATAAACAAATTTTCATACCAATCCTTGAAATTGGCGATAAAATGCCTAGACTACGAAAAATTGCCGAAGCAATAGACAGAGAAAGCGAAATTGGTATTGCACCAATTGTTTATGGTTCAGGTGATTGGACAGAAGAACTAAGAGAGAAAGTTCCTGAAAATTTTTGTTTATATCCTTTTACACATTTTCAATTAGACCCTGATGGCCGAGCTCGTCCTTGCTGTAAATATAAAGTAGGCGACGATACTTGGCAAGCAGACGTTCCTAAATTACCCCAAGTCAACATTGGCCAATTATGGGAGCAAGAAGAATTTCAAAACCTTAGACGACAATTTTTAAATAATGAACGTCCATCGGGATGTAAAGCCTGTTGGGACGAAGAAGCAGCGGGTATTAGAAGTATGCGACTAGTAAGAGAGCGAGGAGGTAAAGAACATCCTTTTGCTACATTCTTCATCCACATTCCCAGACCTTATCCAAAAAGTCTTGATTTAAAACTAAGTAACCTGTGTAACTTAAAATGTAGGATTTGTACTCCTTTTCTTAGCACTCAATGGATCAATGAAATAAAAGCATTGAATATTCACGATATGGGAACTGTTGAAAGTTTCTCCCGTAATTCAAGAGAAAAGTTTTTGGCAGATCCTCAAAACGAAATTATCTTGACAAAATGGGCGAAAACAATTGAATATGTTGAGTTCTATGGCGGAGAACCATTGTTACAGCAGGAGCATGATAAGATAATTAATATCATTTACCAGCGTGGTATTCCATCAAACACAGGACTTTATTATAATACCAATACAACTATCTGCAAAGAAGAATTATTTAAACTCTGGAAACCTTTCAGAGAAGTCTGTATAAACTTTAGTATAGATGATATTAAGGAGAGATTTGAATACCAACGAGCCAATGCCAATTGGGAACAGTCCTTGGCCAATATTCGTATGTACCAAGAACTATCTCGTAAGTATAGTGTAAACATGAAAATTCGATTGTATGTTACTGTAGGTATTCTGAATGTATGGTATATTAAAGAGTTTATTGAATATGTTGAACATCTAAATATTCCTGTTACATTTAATATGGTTCATTACCCACATCATTATTCGATTACAAATTTGCCAGAAGAGGTCAAGGACATTGTCAAAAAGAAACTTTTATCAATTAATTTTAAAAATGTTTTAGATCCTCATTCTCCGACGGCAACTAATATAATTAATTTTATGTATGGAACAAAGACTGATTCTAATCAATTAAAAACATTCTTTTTAAAGACTAGAATTCATGATGAATACCGAAAAGAATCGTTTAATAATACTTTTCCAGAATTGTTTGGCATATTAAAGAAATATGAAACCTGAAACATTTTGTTCTCTACCATGGATTAACTTATCAACCGATGTTAATGGATCATTGCGCCCTTGTTGTAAATTTGCTCAACCAGATCCTCTGAATGAATATCAGTTGCCTAATATGAAAGAAGGCAGTTTAGATATCCTATGGAATGATATTAGGTTTCAAAATTTAAGGCAAGCATTCTTAGAAGGAAAGAAACCAAGAGAATGTCAATGCTGTTGGGATGAAGAAGCAGCAGGGATTTCATCATTTAGAAAAGAATTTGCCAAGCATAGAAATATTAATCTTAACACAATAAAATTCACACCAATCGCCACTAATGGACCTATGGCAATGGATTTGAAACTCAATAATGTCTGTAATCTTAAGTGCAGAATTTGTGGCCCACAGGCAAGCTCTACCTTTTTAAAAGAATACCAAGAAATATTTAATATTAAAGTTGAAGATGGAGAATACTGGTTATCTAACAAGATATTAGGAACTGCCAATGAAGAAGTAATTAGAAAATGGGCTAAAGATATTGTACATTTAGAAATCACTGGTGGAGAGCCTATGGCTAGTCCAGAAAATATAAAGGTATTACAATTACTCATAGAGGAAGATAGATCTCAATATATTACACTTTTATTGAATACCAACGGAACTTTATATAATAAAAAGTTTATTGATGTTATTTTAAAATTTAAACAGGTAATTTTCAATATATCAATTGATGATATAGATAATAGACTCGAGTATGAGAGATATCCAACAGATTGGAATTTAATAGAATCTAATATTATAAAATTCTTAAAAGTAAGAGAATCTAATAAAAATTTTGTAATATACCTTTGCCCTACTGTAAGTATGTTTAATGTTTATTATTTGCCTGAATATTTAAATTGGGCAAAAAGTAAAAAATTACCTTGGTATTTTAATATATTACATTATCCGCCTAACCATAGTATTAAAAATTTGCCCAATGAGATAAAAGACATTGTGGCAGAAAGATTAACAACATCTGAGTTTACTTCAGTAAAAAACTTTTTATTATTACCTAGCGAAAGTGATATCTTCATTGAAGAGTTTATCAGATTAAATGAAGAAAGAGATGTAATCAGAAGACAGGACTTTCATGAAACATTTGGTGAATGGGCAGCACTTCTAAATAGATATAGATCAAAATGAATAAACTGACTAAACAGCAAATAGAAGAATATAATCTTAAACGTACAGAATTTGATATGAATAGGACTATAGATAAGGTTAGTCCTTGTTTAGCTCCTTTTAATAATATGTATTTTACTACAGAAGGCAATGTGGCACCTTGCTGGTTATTAGTAGGACATGTAGATAAGTGGACTCCTACACGAAGTATTAAAGATATATGGTTTGGAGAGAAGTTTACTGAATATAGAAACAATCTAAAAGAAGGTATATTCGAAAGCAAGTGTAGAATCTGTAAACAGAAGATTGAAGCAGATACTTGGCCTTTGGCCTTGGCCTATGACGGTTTCAGTATTAAAAATTATCCCACTTTATTAGAATTAGAACTGAGCAATCAATGTAACCTAGAATGTATAATGTGTGAAGGCAGATTAAGTTCTGGTATTAGAAAGAACAGAGACAAGCTACCAGCATTGCCACAGGTATATGATGCTGTATTTGTTGAACAATTAAAAGAATTTATTCCACATCTAGAAGAGTTGCGTTTCAATGGTGGAGAACCGTTCGCACAAAGGATTGTATATGATATTTGTATGTTAGTGGCTGAATTACATCCTACATTAAGAATTAACATTGCTACTAACGGAACAGTTTATAATAAACAAGTTAAGAATATATTAGATAAATGTAATGTTCATTTGAATATCAGTATTGATAGTTTAGATAAAGATAACTATGAATCAATACGTATCAATGGCAACTTTGAAGATCTAATGAACAATTTTAAGTTATTCAATGCCTATTGTAAAGAAAATGACCGCGGATTAAGTGTAATGGTAAATCCTATGCGTAATAACTGGTGGGAAATGCCAGAGTTTGTTAAGTTTACGACAGATAATGAAGTACACCTTTGGTATAATACAATTCATCATCCTGAACATTTGGGTATATGGAACTTATCTAGTGGCGAACTTGATATTATATTACAGACATTAAGACCTAGGGTAGAGGAATTAACCCCACTTAATCATGATAATTATACAGCATTTGGTAATTGGCAGAAATTAGATCATTTTGTAAACAAACAGGTTGCCAACTGGCATAATAAACAATTACAGCGAAGCAATAAAATAATACCAATTTCTAAGATAGTGGATTAATAGCAAAGACCTTTTTTGACTGTGTCTTTTTTGATTCTACCCAGACACCGTTAGATTCAAATACATATCTAAAGTTTTTTATACCATCTACTTTATTCCTATAACGGTCAATGAAGTAATATGAATTTTTTACAGAATAATTACCGTTGTCGTCAATTTTGAACCAAATATCAGTTTGATATTCAAAGTTATTTGGATTTAATAGTGCTGAAGAAAAGTCTCTACTATCTATTTCTTTATTGAATGGAATTTTTATTTCAAAAGAGCCCATTACTCGCCATAACATTCTTAAAAATCCAAATACTTCGTTCATTACTGAATCTGCAAAATCGCCCTGTCCTGAATTAATAATTGAGTAATCAAAATCTTCATACTCTACGTGTTCATTAGGTTCGTTATTACAGATTAATGAATAATGCTCTTTTATATCTCCCTGTATTCTGTAGACATTTTCAAATGTTCCTCCTGTATCTTTACAAATCTGACACCATATGTACAAAAGTTTGACTCTTATAAATCTATGAAGTTGAGTATTTTTAAAATCTAATGTATACCAGTGATCTGCCCACGGTTTATCTCTATGATTTATATTAAATTTTTCACGATCATCGTAAGCAGACCCATAATCGTCTCCAAGCCCTGCGCCTGGAGCTACAGCTACTATTCGTTTCTTATGGTTCCATAGCATATTAAGAGTGTGATTATATGCTTCAATATCTTCTCCCGGCGCCCCTATAACCATACAGGCACTAACCAACATACCTACTTTGGCAGAATCAATAATATTTTGATTTATGTCTGCTACGGTATTCTTTTTATTAACTGCTTTTAATACTTTATCACTGCCACTTTCAAACCCATAATTAGCACCTTGTAACCCTGCGGCCTTCATCAATTTGTAGAATTCTAAATCCATACGGCCGTCTGCTCTCATATATCCCCACCAACCAATTTTTAAATCTCTTTTGATTAGTTCTTCACAAAAACGACGGAATTCTTTTAGATTACCATTCATCAGACTGTCAACAAATTGAACAAAAGTAACTCCATAATGATTGACCTGATATTCTAACTCATCTACTACTGTTGTGGCACCTCTATCCCTATACTTCCAATAATATACTTCAGTACAGTAAGTACATTTGGCAATACAGCCTCTACTAAGTTCGGAACAAATAGTATTCTTACCTATATACTTTGTTAGGTCAAAATCACTATAATCTGGATATGGAAGACTATCGATATCTATTCTAGTATCACTATAAAGGCTTCCAATTTTCTTTTCAGTTGGTTTTATTCCCTGTTCCCAATTATTTAAAAAATCTATTAGATTTTGTTCGCTCTCTCCTACAAAATAATAGTCTGATTGATTCGGCGGCAATAACCAATGACATTCAGGGCCTCCTAGGATAATAGTTATATCTGGCCTAATTTTTTTTATCTCACCAATCATCCATATGGTTGGCACTATATTATTCCGATAGCAGCTGAATCCAATAATGTCTGGCTCATCAGATAAGATTTGATTCATATATTTTATTAAGAATGGTTCGTGTGTTGGATGTATTTTTGTAAAATAATCTTTTTTATCCCACCACCAGAAGTTTGCTCCGTTCCAGGCATCTTCTAAATCACTGTTAGCTGCCCTTAGGTCATAATAGGCCTGAATATTGAAATCATAAACTTTAGTTGTATATCCAGCAGACCTCGTCAATGATGATAGCCTTGCTAAATTATATACAGGCATGAATACGGCCCAACTGGCTAAAAGACACAAAGTCAATTTAGTTTTTCTTGTGGCTTCAAAAACCATAACAGATTTTACCCCTGTTCTTAATTTTCGATCGCGTGTAGGATTAACTTTAGGAAATATTTTTTCTGCTAGGTAAGTATCTCTATCTGACATAGTTTCTCTTTTATTTTAATATAGGCATAAAGATTTTAGGAAATTGAACAACTTCGGGCAATGACAAAATTTCCTTGGCCCTTTCATAGTACGGATTGTCTGGAATCCATACAGCCATATCATCAAATTCTTTTTGAGATGCTACGCCCCATTTTAATATGTTTACAATCGAAATCTCTGGTAATTTATCCGGATAATTATATGCTAGTTTTACCAATTCAGGAATTGATTCGAGGTTATCTCTCTGTAAAATTACATTCCAAGCCCAATTTTTTTCAGGGTCCTGCTTTATAGTATTATGATATAGATAATCTAAATTTTTCCATAGCAAATCCCAGTCTCCTCCTCGCCGCACGATTTCATAACTTGATTTATTTCCTGCATCAACACTTATTCTAGTCCAGGATGCTCTATCAAACAATACCTTGTATTTGTTTTGAATTTTTTCCGTCATCATTGTACCGTTAGTACATAAACACAAACGAAAGTTTGGCCATTTCTCGGGAGTTTTAAATACTTCTGCTGTGTCGAATAATTCTCTATAGACAGGACTAAAAAATATTTCTCCAGCACCATCGAATGTTATTGTGATATGTTGATCGTGTGGTTCGCTAAACACAGAATCAAAAACCTTTCTTAATATGGTGAGAGAACGATCGAAGTTATCTGGTGTTATGGACTTAACTGATCGGCAACTAGGGCATACTAAATTACAAGAATAATCAATTGAAAACACCACGTTGCTAGGAAATTTACTATTCGGTGCTTTGAATGTATCTTTAGGAAGAAGTTTATGGCCCTCTCCTGCTAACATCATTGTACAAGTTTTTGAATTACAATATCTATATGATCCGTCTGTAATTGAATTCCGAACGGTTTGTGCTTTTATTCCGGTCCAAATAGAAGTTAGATCTTCTTCTAACAGATTACCTATACAAGCAGGGTTCCACGAGGTACAACATATATAAACATTTCCATTGGCATGAACATCTATGTCATAAAACGGCATTTGGCATATATTCTTATTCTTATCAAATTTACACGAATCAGTCTTATCTTCGTAGATCTCGTAATAAAGTTTTCCTAATATTGGATCATCGATCACAGTTTTCGGATACGACACCCTGGTTTCTGTTATTATTGACATAATTATTTAAAGACTAATTCACTGGCCATTCTTGGAACTATATTTCTGATATTATTTCCTCTCACCGTTTCCATCATTTCTGTATATTCTACCCAATTATTATGTATAGCATCTCCTGAATACTCCTGCTGCAAAGTATGTAACACACTTGAGAACTCATCTGCATAGGGTAATTGGTTATAGTAATTATACAATTCTTGACGAGTGTTATCCGATAGAGTTTGTAATCCTAGAAATCTTGGATACTGAACACAGTTGGTAAATCCAAGATGCCTCTTAACTTTATTGTATTTCTTTGAAAGTTCAATCACCCATTGTCGCATTTCGAGTAAGTTAAAAATATTGTAATTCATTACCGAACATTGAAGATCGATATTAATGTTAGGCAACTCATTTAATTTGGCAATAACAGGTTCTAAATCTTCAAATTTAGCATCTCCATATCTGATGTAGTTAAATAGTTCTCCGATACCATCCATTGATAAATTAAATGTAACTGATTTACACTTTTTAAAGGCGTCAAGAATTTCTTGGTTGATAAATGTTCCATTACTTGATAATACGATTCTAATATTTTGAAGGATATCTATTCCATCAAGATAATTTAAAATCGTTAGCGTTTCAGAATTAAGTAATGGCTCGCCGCCTTTGAGATTGATTGTTCTTAAATAGGTCAAGTTTAACTGTTTAAGATTTTCTAAAATTAGATCTGGATTAGGTAGATGCATTTCTAATGTTCGATATTTCGAATTGTCATAAGGCCCTCTGCTTACAGGATCCATGAAAGACATCCTCTGTTGCTTATCTTTGTCGTAGGTTAAAAATACTTTTTTGGCTTTCTTATTATCTATCACCCATCTGCTACTAAATCCTGCGCTACAATGAAGACAAGCTAAATTACAGATATTGCTACCGTTAAATTCTAAATAGGTTAATTTTTCTTCGTCCCAGCCTGTGACATCAAATGTCCCATCAGTGTATAACTTCCTAACGCTCCATCCTGTCTTAGCTTCTCTTTCTTTACAACTTAAACAGGGCTTGGGCCATTGGTGATTATACATTTGTTCTTTTAACTTTTTCCACTCTGAACTATTGATAATGTTAATTAGACTTTCGTTTTTTAGGTTTCCAATATATTTCCCTTCAAAAGTACAGCAAGGGCGCACTCCTTTATTAGTATCAACTAATGCTGAAGTTAATGGAGCAGTACATAACACTTTGGTTATCATTTTCTATCCCCGAAAAGTATGTAATCTTCTTTGGTATAGCCATCCATAATTTCACTACCTGATCCTTGATGAGGAGCACTATTCTTATTATCTAAACCGCCTCTTATAGGAACTATGGCCCACGTACAATATTCAGTAAAAGCTGGTATATTCTTTAATTCTTCTTCGAGGCTTAGTGTTTCTTCACGATTATGTGGTGCCATCATAAACTTAACTTCTAGGTGGCCGATATTATGATTATCATTTAAAACTTTTTCTTCGGTAACAGCTCGTATGACCTCAACAAACTTTTGTCTATTATAAAATTCAAAATGAGCGCTAAGATTTAAATCTCCGTAGTGAATAATTTCTCTATAATAATCCGGTTTTCTGCTTCCATTGCTATGTAAGCTCACATGATGATTACAAGCATTAAGATATCTTAGCCAATCTAAGAAATCTTTATTGGCAGTAGGTTCCCCACCGCTTATTATAAAATTGACTCTTTGGCCTTTTATAAATTTCTGTTCTATTAAATTAGTAGCTCTCATTAGGTCAGTTAAAGGCTTGTGCGGATCTGTATTATTATGTATCCATGGCCAACAATATGAACAATCATAATTACAACGACGTCCGATTTCCCAGTAAATTTGTTTTTGAGCACTAGCGTGAGTTCGCTCTATAGCAACAAATTCTACTAGATCATTATTCCTTAGATCCTTTTCTGTAGGTAAAGATTGACCTTTTCTTAGCAAAGGTTTAAATTCAATCTTTTTTGTTTTAGGTATAAAAAGATCTGCTCCACAACTGCATACATTTCTAGTACAGTCAATCCAGTCATCGGGAACTGTAAAATCTTCCCATACATTTCCTAACTTACCACCTACTCTACAGCTAGCAGTCCATACAATACCGTCCATGTCTATATATAGGCTGTCAACTCCTGCTCCGCATTTCCAATCTTTAAGATAATTTAATTTGACACCGACTAATTCATCAGTGCTCCAATCACGCCACTCGCCCTTGCTTGAATAGGTTCTAATTGGTTTACCGGGGGTGAAATCTAATTCCATTGACATTATAGTTTTCCATACATTGAATTTAAATCGTGTAGTTGAGGAAATATTTCCTCAAAGGTTATTAAAATATTTAAACCATTCATAGAATCTTTATTGTAGTATATCTGGTCAATAAATATTGCTTTATTTAGCGACCTATAATTTATGAAAATTGATATTCTTAAGGATGCTTTTAGTAGTGGACAGGTTTCTAGTAAAATCTGGCTCTGTGAAGAACTAGAGAGGACACGTTGGACCAGTAATGAAACAGCAATATATGGTGGTTGGTATGCGATAACAGCATTTTTACTATTGAGCAGAGGTAAGTTTAAAGTCGATCGAATACGCAGTTACGATATTGATCCTACTTGTGAAACTATGGCAGACTTAATAAATGAAAATTGGGTATGGCGTGATTGGCAATTTAAAGCCCTCACAGAAGATTGTAATCTAATAAAAACAAAAGCAGATTTGGTCATTAACACTAGTACAGAACATTTTGATTCCAAACAATGGTTTCATAATATTGCAGATGGAACTAGGGTAATACTACAGGGAAATAATATGAAACATAGTGATCACGTTGTTTTAGGTAAGAATCTACAACAATTTTTAAACCATTATCCTTTGTCTAAAATTAGATATAGTGGGCAGCTTGATTTTCAATATCCTTCCTGGTCATTCACTAGGTTTATGGTGGTTGGCATAAAATAATTCAAAAAACTTGATTTTGCCCTAGTTTATTTGCTAATATAATCCTTTTGATATAAATTATCTTACCCTTAGAAAGAAAGGAGGTCAATATGACTGAAATTGCGATTGATAGGGAGGTTAAGAAATCTAGGTTGCCGATGATATTTGGTATATTTTTTTTAATGTTATTAGGCTGCTATTTCACTGCCAAAATGTTATTGTGGGCAGTTGATCATAGAATAGCCTCAGTACAAATAATTGAAAATACAGAAATAACCGCAGAGGTTAGAGAACGACAACTATCTTGCCTTGCTCGAAACATATATCACGAAGCAGGCAGCGAACCATTTGAAGGTAAAGTTGCTGTGGCTCAGGTCACAATTAATAGAGCCAACAGTGATGGAAAGTTTCCTGGAGATATCTGCAAAGTAGTATTTCAGAAAAACATTTTTTATGATAAGGTTCTGTGTCAATTCAGTTGGGTCTGCGACAGGAACACTAATTTTAAACCTAAATTTCCATCTGTATACGATGAAAGTTATGAAGTTGCCAAAAAGGTGCTGCTAGAGGGTTTTAGATTACCCAGTCTCGTAGAGGCCCTTTATTTTCACGCCGATTATATTAATCCGGGGTGGAAGAGAGAACGGGTTGCCAAAATTGGTCGTCATATATTTTATAAGTAAGGAACTATTATGAATCATGTTGAAAAAATTGCTGAATTTATTAGAAACATACCCTTATCAGTTTGGATATGGTTAAAAGAACATCTAGGACATATCAGCGCTCACACCCTGGGTTGGTTGACCATTATACTGCTTCATCTTGCTAGTATTCCTACCTTGTTGGCAGTCTTGATGGCTCAGAACGATAAATTACCACCTGTTGACTTAATGATCTTTGTATGGAGTGGATTAATTACACTGTTCTTTAAGAGTCTCATTGAACGAAACTTCTTATATATCGCCACCATCTGCTTGGGATTTTGTGCTCAAACTGTTATAATGAGTTTGATATTCTTCAAATAAATAATTTGATGCGTATAGAAGAGTTATTAGAAAAAATAGCAGCACCTACAGCCAGCCAATGTTCCGTTGGCAAAAGCCGTCTCAGCAATGTTCGTTACAGTCAATGTGTCAGTAGGGGTTTATTGAAGCACGACAGTGATCATACTGCTGGTACAGGGACACAGGGTAAAAAGGGAAGTGGCGTAAGAGTTAAGGGCAAAAAAATGCGTAGTGAAATACATGGTGGTCCTGTAAAAGACTATGATGGAAAGTAACCGCTCCAACTACTAGTTTTGTTAATTAGCATTTCAAGTATTTCCTCGTGTTCGAGATTACGAAATTCTTGGCACACATTATATATTTTATCTAGACTGCTGTCTTCAAATTCTTCAAGACCTATAATTTCAACAATTTCTTGAAAACTAATCAGTTCTTCTCTCATACTGCTGACCCAAATACAACTTATTAAACAGCACATTAGAACTCGCTTGTTTTCAAAGACACCGTTGTTTTCACACCATTCAACTGTGCGTTTGAGATAGTAATCCATATCCTCAATTCTGCTTTCTACGCTATGTATAAAATCTTTGGTATCATTTCTGGTCCAAGGGCTATACATTGAAGCTTTCTCCACAACCACAGCGGTTCTTTTCTTGGGGGTTAATAAATTCAAAACCTTCGTTTAATCCCTTTTTTTGATAATCTATAATGAGTCCAGCAAGGTAAGGTTGGTGTTTGGGATCAATGAATATCATTACTCCATGACTTTGGTATAATGCTAATGTTTCATCTAGATTATCAATATATTCTAACACATAGGCAAGACCACTACAGCCTGTGGTCTTAACTCCGATTTTAATACCTAGCCCTTTTCCTCGTTTGGTAAGATAAGACTGTATCTTTTCAGCGGCTAATTCAGTTACTTCCATGCTTGGTCTGATAGTCCTTTATTGCAGCCTTAATTGCATCTTCTGCTAGAATCGAACAATGGATCTTGACTGGAGGTAAAGCAAGTTCTTCCGCAATGTGGGTATTTTTGATTTGTCCTGCTTGGTCAAGAGTTTTTCCTTTGACCCATTCTGTAACCAATGAACTACTCGCAATAGCACTCCCGCAACCATAAGTCTTAAACTTAGCATCTGTGATAACTCCATCCTCTACTTTGATTTGCAATTTCATTACATCACCACAGGCGGGTGCTCCCACCATACCTGTGCCTACGCCTTGATCTTTTTTATCAAAACTACCTACATTACGTGGGTTTTCGTAATGATCAATTACCTGTGCTGAATAACTCATTATTACCTCACTAAAACTTCTTGTTGAATGCCGTTTATGATCATAATTTGTCTAGTATAGACAACACCATCAATGACAATCTGATTTGAATGTAAAGGTTGTTGAATTATCACAGGTTGTTGAACTACAACAGGATCAGGACGAGTAGCAGCATAGACCACAGCACCGCCGATTAGAGCAGGTATTACCCAATGATGAGCAGGGGGACTGTGCCAATGCCTATGACCATGTCCATAATGTCTATGACCATGATGATATGGATTAGCTATAGCAATACTACTGGTTGCTAGAGTTAAGGCTACAATTAAAGTTTTCATTTGTATTTCCTTTTTTATATATAACGCCTTACTAAACAACTGGTTTACTATCTTGACGATCTAACCAATCTTTAATTTTCTTTTTTAACACCTTAGCCCAAAATGGTTCCGGAATGTGCCATCCTATGAATGCTCCGATCAATATTCCTACGGCGATATCAAACATCGCTGCCTCCGTTTGTCTATGTAAAGTATTTATAGGCTATAAATAATTATATGATCAATATTACAGATTCAGCAAGAGTGAAAATCACCCAATTATTAGATGAAGAAGGCAATCCAAATCTTAAATTAAGAACCTTTGTTCAAGGCGGCGGTTGCTCTGGCTTTCAATATGGATTTACCTTTGATGAAGATCAAGCCGAAGATGATTGGGCTTTTGATCTAGGCCCCTATAAGGTGCTGGTTGATTCAATGAGCATGACCTATTTAGAGAATGCTGAAATTGACTATAAAGATGATATTTCGGGCAGTCAGTTTACCATTAAGAATCCAAATGCTGAAACAACTTGTGGTTGCGGTAGTAGTTTTTCCGTTTAATGCTTGACAAACTCAACAATCTCCTATATAATACTGATATCATTAACAACTTGATATTGAATTATATGAAAGATCCTTGTGAAAGTGTAATTAGTGCTTTGGAAATTCATCCGAGTAGGTTAAACAAAGAAGCCATTTTAGAGCATCAAGCAGAACAAGATCATCAAGAACTATTTGCTGGTATCCGTTGGTGTCTCAGCCCTTATTCTACTTTTGGTGTTAAAAAAGTTCCTACACACAGCGGACCTGATGGACAGGGTCTTCCCTGGGAGGCCTTTGAAGAACTGCTTAACCTGCTTAGTTCACGCGAACTTACCGGTCACGATGCTCGTGATGCCATTGAGTTGGCTCTCAGTGCTAGTAAACAAAATCAATGGAACAACTGGTACCGTCGTATCCTTATCAAAGACCTACGTTGCGGTGTCAGTGAAAAGACTGTTAACAAGGTTCTCAAAGGTCGTTTTAACAATATCTTATCTGTGCCTGTATTTGAATGTATGCTGGCCCACGATGGTGCTAACCACGAAAAGAAGATTACGGGTAAGAAATTACTTGAACCAAAATTAGATGGCGTGCGTGTAATTACCATTGTAGATCCACCTAACCGAACCGTAACTCAATATAGCAGAAATGGCAAAATTTTGGAAAACTTTAGTCATATCACTAACAGCATCTTGGCCAATATTGATCTCATCGAGCGACCTATGGTGCTTGATGGTGAAATAGTAAGTTCTAGTTTCCAAGCATTGATGAAACAGGTACATAGAAAAGACAATGTACAGGCAAATGATGCTAGACTAATGCTATTTGATATTTTACCATTGAGTGAGTTTAAGGCAGGCTCTAGCGTTTTAGGACAAAGACGCCGTAGTAATTTGCTTAGAACGATGAAAAAGATATTTGATAAGATTGGTAGCATTGACATTATTCCACAGGAAGAAATTGATTTAGATACCTACGTAGGTGAACTTCAATTTAAGGAATTCAACAAAAAAGCAATCGAACAGGGGTTCGAGGGCATTATGATCAAGGACCCGGATGCCAAATATGTATGTAAGAGATCAACTTCGTGGCTTAAACAAAAACCTTTCATCGAAGTTTCACTTCAAGTCGTTGAAGTTGAAGAGGGCACGGGAAGGAACCTGGGCAAACTTGGTGCATTGGTCTTGGAAGGTGTGGATGATGACAAGGCAATCAGAGTCAACTGTGGTTCGGGTTTTAGTGACTCTGACCGTGATACATTTTGGACAGGGCGTGATTCGCTACCTGGTCAAGTAGTAGAGGTTAGAGCAGATGCTATTACTCAAAATCAAGATGGTTCTTACTCGCTTAGGTTTCCACGGTTCCTACGGTTCCGCGGATTTACAGCAGGGGAAAAAATGTAAATTGGACAAAGCAGCCTTAAAGAATATACTATATGGGAGCATAGCAGAACTGGCTAAGGATCGTAGGTTCTATAACTATAGCGAATTTGGTGAAAAATACTGCTATTTCACTGATGAAGGTAATCAAGCCGTTTTAGAAATTCTACAGACCTGGACGGCTAAATTAATGGAAGAAGAAAAGAGATTATTAGATAAACGAGCTAAAGAACTTGTATTAAAAGGATTAAAAGGAGAAGAAACTTAAGTGCCAAAAGACGATGTAATCAGTATGGACGGACAGGTCCAGGAAGTATTGCCCAACGCAATGTTTAGGGTAAAATTAGAGCAAGGGCCAATCGTCCTTGGACATATTAGCGGAAAGATGCGCCAAAACAAAATTCAAATATTAACAGGCGATAGAGTGAAGATAGAAATGAGTCCATACGATTTGACTCGTGGGCGTATAGTTTATAGAGACAAATAAAAGGGCCATATGGCCCTTTTAACCTATGTAGTCCTTCCAACTGGGGTGTAGATAATCCCATTGCATTTTTCTACGCTTTTCCGCTAGTTCAAAATAACTGGGCTTGTAGGGTTTGATTTTAGGTTTGATTTTGTAATTATTGCCCTTTTTACTGTTACAGCCCATACAACTACAGCAGGTATTTTCCCACTGTGTCTTACCACCGTGGCTTATGGGCAGGATATGATCTAGAGTGGCAGTTTTTTTGTTGACATCAACACCACAGTATTGGCAACGATAGTGATCCCGTAAGAACACATTTTGCTTACTGTAACGAACACCGGTTTTTTTCTTTTGGTACTCCTTTAGGATCATAACCGCGGGAACCTGCGTAGACCAATTAGGACTACGAACAATCCAATGCTCATACCATTCTAACACGGTAGCCTTGTCAGAAACCATATATTTGATTGCTTCTTCCCAGCTGATAGTGCTTAGAGGAACAAGACTTACAGGCGCAGCATCTGCGTTTAATATTAGGCAAGTCATAAAAAGTATTTATATAGGGGTTTAACAAGTTAGAGTGTAACATCAATATAGTCAAAGAGCAACTAAATAAGCAAACTACCCGAAATTTGGAACACATATGGCGATAACTTACATCAATACAGGTTCAGGTGCTAATGCAGGCGACGGAGACTCGATTCGTGCTGCCTTTATTAAAGTCAACAATAATTTTAGTTATTTGTCTGCCTACCCTGTAACAAGTTCTACACAGTATTATCACGTTATTCCGGCATTAGACAATACCTATAATCTGGGCAGCACTTTAAAATCCTGGTCTAATCTATATATAGATAACACCATAATATTGAACAGCAGCACATTGGCTGTAAACACAGTAGGAAACCTCATATTCAACAATGTTCCAATCAGTATAACCAGTGTGGGTGAAAACCCTCCTGCTGCTCCTAGTACTGGTACTACTTGGTACGATACTGTATCCGGCGAATTGTTTATCTATTATGACGGAAGCTGGGTCGATACTAATCCAAGCGGAGGCATGGGTGGTGGTGGTTCAACAAACCTTACCAGCGTAAATTCTAATATCTATCCCAGGGTTAGTTCTATCTATAATATAGGCACCCCTACAGCGGTATGGAATAATCTTCATATCAATAGAGCTTTTTTTGGTACAAATACCTTAACAGTTAATACTGCTAATATTTTAACATTTAATGGAACAGCAGTTCAAGGACAATCAGGACCAACAGGGCCAGTAGGACCGACAGGATTGGTAGGTGGCACTCGAATAGTTGTCACAGCTACAAATGACAACCTTAACTTTGTATTAGATGATGAAACCGATCCTACCATACAATTGATCAGAGGATTTACCTACTACTTTGATGTGAATACTCCAGGTTATAATTTCTGGATTAAGACATCTCCTGTAACTGGTTTTGGATCAGGTTATCCCGGTGTTATCAACAATGGCACAAGTACAGGTATAGTTCAATTTACAGTACCAAGAAATGCCGCAGGTGTGATATATTACATTGATCAAAACTACGGGGCCATGGCGGGGACCTTCAATACTATAGATTATCAAGCACCTGGACCAACCGGAGCAGCTGGACCAACCGGACCTAGCGGCCCTGGAGCTAATCAGGCTTTGAACACTACAAGTTCAGTAAGGTTTAGGAATTTAACTGTAGATGGGACTGCTATTTTCAATAGCACAGTTACCTATGTGGCTAACCAAAATACAATATACACTGATTCAATGATAGAACTTCATAGTGCCCCTTCTGGAGATCAGCTATACAACGTTATTAATAATGGAGCATCTGAATGGTTACTTGATGGAGTAAGTAATCCTACTATTACGCTGGTAAGAAATCGTACCTACAGGTTCGCTGTTGTAGCCATTAATCATCCTTTTTATATTAAAACAGCACCTGTGACCGGATTAGGAAATACCTATGATGAGGGGGTAACCAATAATGGCACAGAGGCAGGTAACTTAGATTTTACAGTACCAAGTGACGCTCCTGCTACATTATATTATATCTGCGGCGTACATAGCTCTATGTTTGGTATTATTAATGTAGTAGATGAAGGCGACCCTTCAGTACAATGGACCGTTAACGATGGCAATGATATAGGATTTAGGTTTCATTATTTTGATACACAAGATAGAAATGCCGGATTGCTGCTGTCAAATCAAGACAGAACCTTAGATTGGTATAGCAGCGGATTAAGCAATGTTTTTACCGCTACATTTACAGGAACCTTTGGTAAATTTAGAACAGGAAGTATTGAACTTAAGACAACTGCCAGTGTAATTACCTTTGCTGACGGTAGGACACAGAACGTGCCATTCCAGGGCACAGCCAGTTTTGCTACCAGTGCTACTTTTGCTTCTACCTCTACAACGGCCACAGACGCATTTAATGTTCTAGGTGGATCAATACAAGGATCTGTTGTAAATGGAACCACTAGCACGACACAGGTAGGTTATCTTGTTGTACCTCAAGTAAGTCTGTTTAATACGTCAACTTATACATTGTCTATAAACGACCAAGGCAAACATTTGTATAGCATAACAACTACCAGTCAGACAGTGACAATTCCTCCATATATATTTGCTCCATTTCCAACAGGCACAGCAGTTACAGTGGTTCTTAGAGGTATAGGAACAGTGGCAATAAACACAGGGGTAGGGGTAACTTTAATTTTAGCTGGCACTGAAGAAGTTGGTAATAGAACTCTGTTAGCAAATGGTATGGCTACTCTATTAAAAGTAGAGCAAGATATTTGGTTTATCAATGGAACAGGACTTAACTAATGACAGGGATTACTCAAATGGTTCTGACACAGTCAGAAACCATCGCAGGATATAGAGGAAATCTGGCAAATAGCAATAGTTTAGTTTTTGGACAGAATGCTCCTGCTGCTTTGACAGCCACAGATGTAGCAACAATGTCATCTTTAAATCTATCTGGTATCAATGCTATTAACACCAGTGCGTGGACTCTTCAATACTGGGTTAATCACAGCAATATTCAATTCAATGAAGGTATAGTCCATAACAATGGACAAGCCATAGTAGGAAGCACAACAGTTATTGGCGGTCTAGCTATACTTCATGTAGAAAATGCTGTCTATGTCAATAACTATCTAATAACTAATGCTGAATGTATTTTACCTACTCAGGCTAGTGCTACACAGACTTGGCAAAGGGATGTGTGGTATAATGTAGTGGTGAGTAAAAATACAGCCGGACAGATAACATCTTGGATAAATGGATATAGAACTGCTGCTGGCATAATAGAACCTGTACCAGGTAGCAATGTATCATACAACTTTCCTCCTATATTCATAGGTACCTGGAGAAATACTTACGGAGTAGGAACAACAAACAACCTTATTGGAAAATTATATAATTTACAGTTAGTTGTTGGTAGAGCACTCTATGATTTTACTTCTACTCAAATAACTGTAGCAGATAGATCTTATTCAGCATCTACTACAGGTACTTCAATGTTATTACTATCCAGAAGAGGACAGACCTTTATTGATTCAGCTGGTAACGCCACATTATCACCTAGAGCAGGAACAGTAAATTTCAGTGCTTCTACGCCCTTTCACGATGAACCGCAAAAGTTTAGCATTAGGACTAGCTATAGTAGTCCCTTTCAAGACAGCAGAAGTGGTAGTTATTATTTCTTCGGTAGAAATTCTAGTTATGCTAGTTACATTATAGCAAATAATAAATTGTCTTTAGGTACAGGAGATTTTTGTATAGAATGGTTTGGTAATCTACAAAATATCGGTAGAACTCTAAGTACACCATGGTGGTTTGAAACCGGGGCAACGCCTATCATTGGGGTTAGGTTTGAAACAGCAGGATCTAATTCAGACGTGAAAGTTACTACTGCGGTAGGTACTTCTACATTGGCTACAATAGCTATCACCGGTTATGAAAAACAATGGACACACTGGGCCTTGGTTAGAATCAGTGGCTTACTTTATTTTTATAAGAATGGTGTTTTACAAAATGTAGGAGGTACAAGTTTTACAGATGATCTATCCAATAGTTCAGGTATATTTTATATAGGTAAAAAAGGATCAACAGCAGTTGACCAAGAAACATTTTATGGTTATATTACTAATTTAAGAATAGCAACTACCGGTACCTATACGGGAAACTTCACAACTCCTACCAACAGCCTATTACGACTACAGACTGCTAATTATTATAGTGGAACTAACACACAGGCGTTAGCTTCATATCAGGTACCACTTTTGATGGTGCCGTAACGGTAAATATTAGAAATTAGGACACTAAAATGGCATTAGACTTCCCCTCAAATCCAACTCCGGGTACTGTATATCAAGCACCTAATGATGTTCTTTATGTATTTGACGGAACAAAGTGGGTAGGCAGTGTTCAAGTTACTGAAATATCCTCAAATTTAATTCCAGCTGATGATTTAGCCTATGACCTAGGGGAAAATGTCTCAAGATGGCGAACTGTGTTCGCATCAACAATGACTCTATATGGCACACAGACCTCAACCTCAACCACCACAGGTGCTTTGGTTATTGCAGGAGGAGTAGGAGTAGGTGGTAGCTTATATGTAGGTGGGCCTGTTTACAGTCAAGGAATACGATTAACTGTTTTAGAAGAAACATTTGAAACAAAAAACACTGTCACAGGTGTCACCGTTCATGATTGTACAACAAATAGATTATTTTATCTAACCAATGTAAGTGGTAACTTTACCCCAAACCTAACAAATTTAAATTTAGCCAGCGGAGAAGCAACTTCTATTTCTATTGTAGTCGTTCAAACATCTACAGCTAGATCAATAAGTGAAATTCAAATAGCAGGAACTACCACAGGTGTAGTTCTATCGTGGCAAGGATCAATATCTGCACCTTCAGGTAATGCTTCAAGAACGGAAGTATTTACATTTAGAGTTCTTTGTACAGGTAGCAATGCCTATACAGTATTAGGAATGATGACCTCATTTGGAGGAGTGTAGTGTTTGGAAATTTCAGCAAATCCTTCAGTTATGGTAAAAGAGGGCCCACTAGTCCATATGGCATTGTTTTAACGGTAAATAGTAAATTATGCGAGCAACTGATATAATTAGAGGTGTATTAGATCTTATTGATAAGATCGATTGCGGTAATCAACCTACAGATTCCGATGCAATTGTTACAGGTGTTGACAATAATCGTTTTAAACAGATATTTGATTTACTCAGCCAAGAACACGAACAAATGTATAACAATAGTCCTGCTGAACGTGTAGCTGGAATTGATTCTGTAACTGTAGATGCAGGCGGAGGCTGGAATGGTCCTAAAAATCCTGCTGATCACAGGGCTGATAGTGTTAGCATGTATCCTAACTACCAAGCAAAGGAATAGCTATGTCTGCGAATGGTATTTCTACTTTAACATATAAGGCTGATAGACAAACTACTAAATTAGCCAAGGCAAAAGCCAAACGTGAAGGCCGTACAGTGGCAGACGATGGTACAATAACAGGTGCTATAGATTCTACTAAACCTTATTATAGATCAAGAAATACACTTAACATAGGACAACTTCCTACAGTTTACACTGCTGGAGACAATGATACCAAAGATGTAACGAACAATCCAAATGTAGGTGGATTAGTTTATGGAAGGCCTTGGACCTAGTAATGCCTGTTGATAGGTATCTAAACACAGGGTCTAACTACGTTCATCCCAACGAAAGTAATCTCCTTAATATCCATAAGGCGATGGAGTATAATGCCGTTGGAGAACCTGTTCTTCGTGCCAATGTTAACTTAGTAGGGTCAGGTGAAGGATCAGGTGTTATTTCCAGCATAGACACTAAAGGTCGTCTCAAAGTTCAAACACAGGAAACAATATTTTTCAATACATTTCAATTTGGTAAAGAAACAGATGTTTGGGATGAATCAGCAGTTAATGGTGCTTCTGCTACATTTGATACCAGTGTAAGCCAGATTCGTATGGCCGTGACTAATCAGGTAGGATCTAAGGTAATACGTCAGACTCGTAATGTTCAACGCTATACACCAGGACGACAACAAACTATAGCATTTGCTGTTAGGCTACAAACTCCAGTAACTGGCATACGCCGTAGATTTGGAATGTTCGATGGCACTGACGGATTTTTCTTTGAAGACTGCGGAACTGTAGATGCTACCACAGGACTTCCACAATATGCCTGTGTGGTCATAAACAGTGACGGAGTCACTCCCACTGTGGAGCGTATATATAGAGATCAATGGAACGGTGACAAATTAGATGGCACTGGACCTAGCGGTATTGTTGCTAATCCTACAGCGCAACAGTTGGTCATGATGGACTATGAATGGTATGGTGCAGGACATATAGTTTTTATGTTTGTGATTAACGGTTTGCCAAGGGTGATACATACTGTTCAAAACGGCAATAGGCTACAGGCTCCTTGGGCTAAAACACCTTTCTTACCTATTAGATTAGAAATAGAAAATCTTACAGGGGTAGCCGGAACTCACTACCTTTGGCAAGGTAGTAACAGTTTATTATCAGAGGGATCTGTTCAAAAATTAGGTATCGCTGAAAGCATACTGACGCCTTTAGCGGGTATTAACATGCCTTTGTCCAACACCTTTTATCCTATAGTTAGCATTAGATTAAAAAGCACGGCGCTGACAGGAATTATTCTACCTACTTTTTTCCAAGCAGGCACGGTGGATAACACAGATATCTATTATAAACTTGTTCGTAATGCCACAGTAAATGGCACCTGGGTAGACCACCCTGACCCCAATTCTTTTTCGCAATATAACTATACCAGCACAGGCGCAATCACTGACGGCATTGATTTATCATCCGGTCTAATAACAGCAGGTGGCGGAGGAACTGGAATTAGGGTAGATGCAGACACGGTTTATCAAATAGGTAGAAGCAGTTTAGGAACTGTTAGCGACACTTTGACCTTGGCCATTGCTGCCAAGAACGCCAATAAAAATGCTGTTGCGTCAATGACTTGGATTGAACAGAGATAAAAAAGGAAACATATGAATAAAATTTTTGAAACTACGATAAAATTTACTTTGGTATTTGTTTTAGGTATTTCTTCTGGATTGGCCATAGCACAAAAAACACCTCAAGGTGTGACCTATGATGCTAAAATTGTTAGAGTAAATGATGGAGACACTGTGGTAATCGCAGCACCATTCTTGCCAGCACCGCTCAAACCAGAACTGGCAGTTAGAGTATTTGGTGTAGACACTCCTGAAAAAGGATTTAGAGCACAGTGTCCTCAAGAAGATCAGCGTGGACAGGCTGCTACAGCATTTACAAAGAAAGCAGTTGAATCCACGCAAAAGCATCAGGTAGTGCTTTATGGATGGGACAAGTTTGGTGGTCGTGTCTTAGGTGATCTAATTCTTAACGGTGTAAGTCTAAGAGCAGAATTGATCAAGAATGGTTATGCCCGTGAATATTTCGGTGAAGCCAAGCAGAGTTGGTGTAACTAGTGCCTTGGTATATACATCTATATCATTTTATATGGTTAATAATTTGTCTTGCTTTGGGCCTATACATAAGTTATTGGATACCATTTCTGATTGTGGTAGCAATAGTGTTCTACGGAATGAAGTATTAATATAAATACCTTATTATGAGAGCAAGAGAATTTGTAATAAATGTTCCTATAACCATAAAAATTAATGGTGACGGAGATCCAGAATTAGATATGGGTCAAAACAAGGACAAGCCCGCAGATCCAACACAATTAAAACAAGATCCTGTAATGGTTCCACCACTACAGCAGCAGATTGAACTACAAAAAGCCGAAGCAGGTAAATTAAGTCCTGTTATAGCAGATCTAACACAAGACGAAGTAGATCCAGAAACAAAACAACTGCCTTAAAGGGCCCTAAAGGACACGCCCTATGCCTATACGTAAGATAGAATCAGGCAGGATAATAACAGTACAATCAAGCCAATGGGTAGGCCCATACGGAACTATTTGGTATGACGAAACACTAGGCGATCTACGCATAGGTGACGATGTAACACCTGGTGGTAGGCTTATCAGTTTTGGAGGTGGTGGCGCCGCAACTGATCTTACAGCAGTTACCACAAATATATTACCAGCTAATACACTTACTGGTATATTAAACATAGGAAGTCCGACTAATCCGTGGAATACTCTTTATCTAAGCTCTAGCAGTTTTGTACTAGGTGGCAATACAGTAGCGGTAATTGGCGGAGGAATTTACGTTAACGGGAGCCTTGTTACAGGCAGTGTAGGCCCCCAAGGACCTCAAGGCGTAGCAGGACCTACAGGACCATCTGGTCCAAGTGGCGCAGCTTCTACAATACCAGGCCCTAGAGGTCCGCAGGGGCCACAGGGCATCCAAGGACTACAAGGAGTACAAGGACCTACTGGTCCACAAGGAGATATAGGACCGCAAGGACCGCAAGGAGTTACGGGACCACAAGGACCTCAAGGAGTTACGGGACCACAAGGACCCCAAGGAGTACAAGGACCTACTGGTCCACAAGGAGATATAGGGCCGCAAGGACCGCAAGGCATAACAGGACCAATTGGAGTACAAGGACCACAAGGACCACAAGGAGTACAAGGACCACAGGGTATTACCGGACCAATTGGACCTCAAGGACCCCAAGGACCACAGGGCGTTACTGGCCCGCAAGGACCACAGGGCGTTACTGGCCCGCAAGGACCACAAGGCGTAACCGGACCTCAGGGACCACAAGGCGTAACCGGACCTCAGGGACCTTCAGGACCACAGGGAGATACAGGACCACAAGGACCACAGGGTGTCATAGGTCCACAAGGACCGAGTGGTCCTAAAGGAAATGATGGCTCTAGTGTAACTATTGTAGGAACTACTTCTACGCAAGGTGGGTTGCCATATCCGTACGGGGGGAACACTGGCGATGGTTATATCACATCGTCTGATGGACATTTATGGATATATGGATCGGGAACTTGGACTGATGTAGGGACTATTGTAGGTCCTGTCGGTGCCCAAGGACCCCAAGGAGTTCAAGGACCCCAAGGAGTTCAAGGGCCCCAAGGACCCCAAGGAGTTCAGGGACCACAAGGTGTACAAGGACCCCAGGGACCCCAAGGCGTACAAGGGCCCCAAGGACCACAAGGACCTCAGGGCGTCACAGGGCCACAAGGACCTCAGGGCGTCACAGGGCCACAAGGACCTCAGGGAGTCCCTGGGCAAAGTTCTAGTATTTTCAATTATAAGGCTAATACAAACGCAACTACCAATGATCCAGGTAGTGGATACATTTTATGGAATAATACTACTCAGCAATCTGCCAGTAGAATACATATTAATCATATTACTAACGATAATATCGATGTAGAATATCTTTTAGGATTTTTACAGCCTAATGATACGATCAGAGTACAAGATGACAATGTAAGTGAAAATTATCAAAATTGGACGGTAACTGGTACTGTAACGATTAATACAGGCAGTTATATATCTATTCCTGTCAGTTTAACCACTAGTAGTTATTCTTTTTCAAATAATCAAACATTAGTCTTAATTGTAACTTATCCTGGTCCAATTGGACCTCAGGGACCACAAGGAGTAACTGGACCACAAGGACCCCAAGGCGTCACAGGACCGCAAGGACCCCAAGGCGTCACAGGACCGCAAGGACCGCAGGGACCACAAGGAGTAACTGGACCCCAAGGACCCCAAGGAGTAACTGGACCCCAAGGACCCCAAGGAGTAACTGGACCACAAGGACCCCAAGGAGTAACTGGACCCCAAGGACCTAAAGGAGATACAGGACCCACAGGTCCATCTGGACAATTTGGTGGTGCTGCTTTTGATTATACTTTTGATTCAGGAACTTCAAATTCAGATCCAGGATCAGGACGCATACGATTTAATAATATTAATTTAGGTCTCGCTGACCATTTGTATATTGATGATGAGCAAGATGGTCCAATAGATATTCAAATATATCTTAGGTCAATTGACGATAGTACCAGTGCTATTAAAGGTCATTTTAAAGTAAGTTTAAAATCTGATGCTAATAGTTTTGTCTACTATGCTATTAATTCTCTTGTAGAAAATACTGGATATTTTGATGTATCTTGTTCTTTCCTAAGTGGTAGTGTTCCAGATTTTACCAATAATGATGATATAGTTATAACATTTGCTAGAACGGGTGACAAGGGTGATACTGGATCTATAGGACCCCAGGGACCCCAGGGACCCCAGGGAGTACAAGGACCACAAGGTGTTCAGGGACCTCAGGGACCGCAAGGTATAACTGGACCCCAAGGACCTCAGGGCGTACAAGGACCCCAAGGACCTCAGGGTGTTCAAGGACCGACTGGACCCCAAGGACCTCAGGGTGTTCAAGGAACCCAGGGGGTTCAAGGACCTCAGGGACCACAAGGTATAACTGGACCAATTGGTCCACAAGGTCCCCAAGGCGTAACTGGACCACAGGGACCGCAAGGTGTACAAGGACCACAGGGCGTACAGGGACCTACTGGACCTGAAGGACCACAGGGTGTTACTGGCCCACAGGGCGTTACTGGCCCGCAAGGACCGCAGGGCGTTACTGGCCCGCAAGGACCACAAGGAGTAACTGGCCCGCAAGGACCAGAAGGAGTTCAGGGACCGCAAGGCGTAACTGGACCACAAGGCCCACAAGGCGTAACTGGACCAGAAGGACCTACCGGACCACAAGGTATAAAAGGCGATACTGGTACATTAGAGGTAAGCCTAATTACCATAGGCAATACTATAACGAATACTGTAACAAATGTTACAGCACTAAGGTTTGATAGTGACAGTGGTTTTGACCTTATTAATCTAGGTGGCGGTGCTGCTAAAGTACAACTAAATTCTACATTTAAGTATTGGAATGTTGATGGTAATCCAGGACTTACAGCAGAAGGATTAGATACTGTTAATTTTATTGCCAGCACAGGCACTAGAATAATTGCTATAACTAGCGGAACTAATAAATCTATTACTTTTGCCGTCAAACCTGCAACTACATCTACCTTAGGAGGTATCAAGGTTGGATCTGGTTTAGCTATCACTACAGATGGTACCCTGAGTGCTACTGGCGGTGGTGGCGGTGGTGTAGCTTCAGGCGTTATAAGAACCTTTAATATTTTAGGAGAATTTTGGAGTCCAGTGGCGGGCACCGCTGCTTATTTTGTAACTAGCGAAACTACATTAAGAAGTGTAAATCTAACTAATGGCACGGGCACAGTTGAACAAGATTTAATGGCAGGATTATATAGAAATGGTGCATTGATTGGTTTTTATATTCTACCAGCAGGCTACCAAAATTATTGGATAAATACCCCATCAACTACACTTTATGTAAATGATAGACTGACTGTGAGTATGGTTGCTGGAAAAGGTAATAACTTTACAATGGCTCTATTAAACATAGAGAAAATATAAGAAAGTTTATAAATAAGATGAATAAAATAGGTTTCCAGATCGGAAAATTAGGAGAAATTTAAATGGCAACACTGAATGAACTTGGTAGAAATAGTGCTAGTATTACATATGGACCATTTACAACGGGACAAGACTACTGGCCTACATTAGCATTATTTGATCAATGGATTAAAAATGATGCGATGCAGGGTATTGTTACTGCCTCAAGTACAACAATTACAGGCGTAGGAACAATTTTCCTAACCCAACTAAGAGCCGGTGATGTAATTATGGTAGCAGGGCAGCTTAGAACTATTGCTGCTGTTGCCTCTGATACATCTGCTACAGTTACAGCAGCATTTAATCCTGCGATTACAGTTGCAGCTACGATGTATCATATTAATAACACATTCGGTGGAAGTAATGGTGCTCTAGCAGGTACAGTGGCTATCAGTGTTAAGAACAGTACTAGCGGTGTTGTCAGTGTTACAGCAGGTTCAGCAACGGTTACGGGTGTAGGAACTTATTTCTTATCAGATTGTACTAATAGCGTAACTACAGCCGCAGTATCAGGAACAGTTGCAGTAGATACTAGTGGTAACGTCACTGGAACTGGAACTACCTTTGCTACAGGTGCTGATGGAGCAGCAAATAGATTACAACCAGGTGATAGTGTAATTATAGGTACATCATACCACGTAGTTGTTAGTGTAGCAAATGATACAACAGCAGTAGTTACTCCAGCACCGGCAGTTGCTATAGGTGCAGGAGCAAGTATAGCAAAAGCTCTCAATGGAGCATCTGGTAGACAAGTTATCATTAATGGTAGAGTACGTAGTATTATTTCTATCACTAATAACAATCAACTGATATTAAATGCAGCACTAGACTTTACAGATAGTAATATTAAAATGAGAACCTTGCCTAGAGGCACAGTGAGCGTAGCAGCTGGGTCACAAGCAGTCACTGGTTCCGGCACAAACTTTAGCTGGGATTGTGTCTCCGGTGATCAAATTTGGTTCGGCGATGAATTGAGAACTATGACATTTAGCTCAGGTGCTACTACATCAGCAACAATAACAGATTATACTGGATTCTCAGGAACTGCTATTAACCAATTAAGACAGGCAGTGACAGGAATTCCTTTCTATCGTGACGATACATATTTTACCGGTTCGGGTTCTAATTATCTCAATGAACTACGTGTAAATGATGAATTAATGATTGACGGAACCAAAGTACAGGTTACAGCTATTATCAGTTCAACCAGTTTTAGAGTAGCTATGCCATTTACTCATACCTGTACAACTAGCAATGTTTGGAAGTTGAAAAAATTACACGGCTATGTTATGGAAGGTACTAGGGAAGGTGCTGCGGCAGGTGGTAAATTAAGTATAGGTACAACTCTAGCAACAACAGCTGGCTCAATTGCACTGGCAGGACAAACCACTATTGCTGTAGCCAGCACAGCCAGTATGACAGCTTTTGGTATAGTCAAGGTTGTAGGAGGAGGTGGCCCACCAGTAGCTCTAAACGGACAGGTTACTGCCTCTGGTAGTACTGTTAGCGGTGTTAATACATTGTTTACTACTCAGCTTCATATTGGTGCTGAAATTGTAATTTCTGGACAATATGCTGTTGTCACAGCTATTACCAATGATGTTACACTTACAGTTGCCCAAACATTAACTGTAGGAGCACTTACACCCATTTATAGACCACAACCTCTATATACTTACATTTTATCAATTGGAACTGGAGCTATTACAATAGGTACACCACTTAAAAATACTTTATATAGCACTGGTGTAGGAACAGCAGCTCCTTTGATTTACACCCATGCTGCTAATACAGACTTTATTGAGTTTATATATAGTGCCCCTAATTATGCTGCTGATAATTTAACAGGTGGCGGTACAGCTACATTAAGTAATACCAGTTTAGATAGAAAATATTTTGGTATTAGATATTACCCACAACAACAAGGTGGTGGTTCGGGAACTGCTTTTGCAACAGCAGGTAGTGCTTATAATATAACAGTTTATGAACGTTGGGCAGCAGGTTATGCAAGTTCAAATGGGGTTGGTATTAACCAAGCAGATTTAAGTGGTGGTACTCATGCATTGACTAACACAGCACCGAACTTTTACGGTCCAGATCTAACAAGTATGACACAGGTATCAGGTGGATTTTTATACTTGTTCGCTCATCCTCGCTATTTTGCCATTCAAGGTAAGACCTTTAGTAACGCACAACAGCGCTGGCTAGGCTGTATTGAATTTGAGCGTGCTCAACCAGAAGATACTGGAACTGGTCTTGGTTCAACAGCAGGTGTTACATTTAATGCTGGTGCTCCATTACAGTCCGCTGGTGGTACTGGTCAAAATATTCCTGCTCTTAATATTGCTCCATGGCCCTGTTTTGCCTATTTTAACGGTGAAAGATTCCCAATAGGTGGATCACAACAACCAACACTACCTGTGAGTCAGACACACGGTGTACACGGTATGTTATTTGCTGTACCTAGGGTTCGTTGCTCAACAGGTGATTTAACTGGACTAAATGCTCATATATATACCGCTTGTACCATTACTACGGGTGCATGGGGTCATATGATCGAGTTTATAGGATCTGGTGCTTATCAGTCAGCAGGTACACCTGCACTAGGTGCTCTAGGTGCGCAGGCAGCAGGTGCTGTTCCTCAATTACACATGGGTCAGATTGTCCCTGTATATACAAACGTCTATAATAGTAAGAGATTTATGTTTAGTCCGGTAGTAGTATTAGGACCAAAATATGATCCAGATATCCGTGGTAGAATTTATGGTTTGAAGGTTATTCCAAGTGCTTTAGGTACATTAATGGATACTGTTAGCGTTACGATTGACAGCAACTTCTTCTATAATGCCGCAGGTACGGCCACTGACCATTGGGTATTAACAGCATCAGTTAACACTGTTCAATTCTCACTGGCTGGAACTTCAGTATCGCAGCAATTTAGGTCATTAGAAGTTAACACCACACCTGGTGCTAACCAAAATAATACTTCAGCTGCTAACAACTTTAGATTCGCTTTACCGGCCTAAAGTTTATAGACCTATTAAAAATACCCGTTCAAGTAACGGGTATTTTTTTGACTAAATATTGAAATTATGCCTGCGACTGTATTCCCTGCTACTGGTTATTCTGTAAGAATAAGTGCTACTGATGATATAACCAGTAACGCAGCGGCTTGGTATCTCAATGATTTAAATCAACTGACAACTACAGTCAACACTGCCACAAATAAAACTTTTTATTTTGAAAATGATGTTGCTACAATTGGCACATTTACTGAAGTTAGGATTTATACATCAAGTACTGTACAGGTCAATTACGATTTAACAACGTACAATATTATATCTAACGATGAAAGCACAAGTAATTTCATACCTTATTATACTAATGAGCTTAATTTACTTACTTCTATAAGAAATTCACCGCAGATTAGAACTTTTTTTATTAATAATTATAATAACATAAATTTAGGTAATTTTGTAAGAGTTAGAATTACAGGCCCATTATATTCAGAAGAAATCGATGTAATAAGAAAAACTAATACCAGTTTTACCATAGCACTACCCTCTAATTGGCCAGCAAACAGTACAGGATTTACAGTTAGTTTAGGGAGATATGATTTTGTCCCTACCAACCCTTACAGTCAGGTTATATCTGTAACTAGTAGTACTAGTAGATCATTTAATTTAACAAAGCCTGTAGGTTTTCCAGAAGTTGGTGCTGCAATATATGCGATCATTCCTAGCGGAGCTTATTCTATAAGTGATCCAGTTGGTGTTAATGCTAGACTAGATTCTGCATCTTTGAATAAAAATATAGGGAAAATAAATCAACCAGTCGGTATCAATCCTACTTTGTCGATATTTAAAGGTATAAAAGTAGAACTAAAAAATGATCAAACTAAAAACACTTTTGCATCAACAAAAGTGCCTTTGATTGTAAAAGATCCTACTATTATTCCCAGCAGACAGATCACAGTTTCAACCTCAAGTATAATACAATATATAGATTATCCTATAAGAATAACAGGCAGTGACCTTGCTAGAAACTTTGATCTGTCATGGTACATAAAAGACGAAAATACATTATCTTTAATTTTATCAACATCAAATAGTGTTACCTATAGCTTTGTTAACCCAAATGACCCTTTTAGGTTAGGAACCTATACTAAGGCTAAATTAATTGGACAATCTTATGAAAAGGTAATAGATGTTGTAACAAATACTAATAATTCTATTACTGTTTTAAAGCTACCTGAATTTCCTTTATTGAGTCAACTCAGTGTGTATCTAGGTAATCCAATTGTGGTTACAAATACAACTTTAACTGACTCAAATCAGGTTCCTGTAATTCGGCAATTTAAGTCACCTGCGGTTGAATCAAAATCAAATTTACCTTCTGCTCTCATCAATAAATCTGGCATAAAAATTGCAGGTGAAAATACAAGATTTAGATCAGAACAGATTAGACAACAAAGTCTTCTTCGTGAACCCATTACTGTTCCCGCAAGAACTGTAACCTATACAAATTTTACCAATACTGTTTATTCTGATCTAATAAGAGTAACTGGTCGTTCTGGTATAACCAGCAATGCTTCGACTTATTATGTTTTTGAATCTAATCAATTAATAGTAACAAGAACTACTAGCAATTTCGTCACACTATTTTTTGTTAATCCCAATAACAACCAGTCAATTGGTCCTGTTTCAACCGTGAGATTGTTAGGCCCAAGATTTGAAGCAACGGTCAGTGTTCAAAGTTATACTAATGATAGCGTAACTATAGCAGACATTTTTAAATTTTATGATATACAAAGTCAAAATCCTTTTGGGGATTTGTTTATACGATTAGGCGTAAATTTTGTAGACAGAACTGTCGGTTACACAAATACAAACCAAATAGGTCAGATAAATTTATTTAAAACTAATGCTATAACAGGCGTTTCTCACTCATTGAGTGTACCTAAACTTACATCAAGTATAGTTTTGCGTGATACTAGAATAAGATTTACTCATACTGATTTTAGAACAGTTTCTAAAGTAATAGGTGAATCAAGAATATTTAGAATTGAGCAAACTCAAAAAACTCAAATACAAATCAAAGAGCCAATCGTTCTACCGTCGAGAACAATTACTTCATCAACCTTTACAACTACGATATTTTCTGATTTAATACGTATAACTGGAAATACAGGTATTAGTAATAATTTTAATAATTATTATATCTACGAAAATAACCAAATAACATTTACAAGATCGACATCTAGTTCTGTAACATTATTTTTTAATAATAACAACCAAAACTTTGGTAATATATTAATTGCTAGATTAATCAGTCCTGCGTTTGATATTACAATAAATGTTCAGTCATATACTAATAATAGTATCACAGTTGCTAACATATTTGGATTTGGTGATTCTCAGTCTCAAAATACAATTAACGATTTATATGTAAGATTAGGTATAAATTTCCTAGATAAAACATCAACACTTTCAGATGCAGGACGAGTGGCTCTGATAAATCCGTTAAAGATTCCCGTTGCTTTAAGCTCTAGAGTTGATCAGGTTGGAAAAACAAAATTAAAAGATAGTAATTTTTCTACAATAGAGATACCTAGAGTCAGTACATATAAAAATGTAACAAGTCTCAGAGATACTATATCATATACTCCACAGCCTATAAGTATACCGGCATCAACGGCAACTATATATAGTCCATTAATAGATATTACTGGTAAAGTTGAATCAACTAGTTCTTTTATTTCATACTATATAAATGAAGAAAATAGTTTCAGGACTTTTACAACTACAACAAGTACAATAACTTTATTATATTCAGGTTTTAATGTATGGACACCCAATCCTACAGTAATAAAATTATTTGCTTATCAAACGATTGATAATATAGAAAGCCTACGTTACGAAACTACACTACCAATTTTGGCTATCACTAGTCAAAGCGTTACAATAAATTGGGTTAGAGACAATTACAAATTAAGGGCACAGTTAGGTCGTACAATAAGTTTTTCAAGCGGAACTTATGCCAACTATTATACAAGTGGATTGGCAGTGGCCAACATTACAACACCTAATTACAGAGCCACTAGTCAACAGGTTTTTTCTATAGGAACTTCAGGAAAGTTACAAACGCAGTCTCCTAAATTGTCAACTAGTATTACACCATTGGCAGTAAGCAGATTTAAACAAGAGATAGTTATAAAAGGTGAAGGGAGAACTTTTGCTCAACGTAGCACCATTGTTACAACATCGACTAATTTAATATTAGATCCGTTTCCAATATATATCTATGGAAATTCTCTAACTACAAGCACGGCTGTAAAATGGTATTATAATGAAGAAAATATTTTAGGAACATTTAATTCTACTTCAACATTAATTACCTTGTATTTTGGTGTGTTACCAATTTATCAACAATCCACTGCACCTTTTATAAAATTGTTTGCTCCTAATGGTGGATTTGAAAATATATACCCTGTAGTAACATCTACTATAGATAGTGTAACCATACAAAGTATAGGAATATTTCCTAGCATAAGCGGCATGTACTTTAATTGGGCAAGAACAAGACAGACAGAAACCTACAGATATAGTGATGTTGGACATACTCCGCAACTGAACTCTCAAACTTTTAGACAATTCCAAGATCCTAACACAAATAAAATATATTCAAGTTTTACCAGCACCGAACAAGGCTGGGTAGTATACGACAGACGTGTAACTGATATTGCCTATGTAGGTACATCCACTGAGCTTATATTAAATGCTCCTATTATTATACCAGAACAAGGTACATTTGCCAAAATTCAGTATGTTAACAGTAATTACTATGAAAGTGTAGTTAATAGGCGGGCGATAAGATTTAATGGTTCAGATACATCAATACAATTTTCTGCTAGCACAGTAATAGGAATACCACAAACTACAAGAACTCCTATAATGGCTGAGGCCTGGATAAACTTAGATGCAGCAGAAGGCTGTATTATAATGAGTGAGGAATATTCAGGAGGTGCTGATCCAATAAATCTTACACTGGCAGTAGGAGGTAGTGCCCCTACATCTCCAGGTACACAGGTTTGGTTTGGATTTTATGATGGTGTTAGTTGGACCTACGCTCTAACGAATAAATCATTGCTCGCAGGACAATGGTATCATGTTGCTGGACAATTTGATGGAACTCAAATAAAGATATACATTAATGGGTATCAAGATGGTACTGTAGTTACACCAGCAGGTGGTTGGCATCAGCCTGGGGCAATAACTAGTTTTTTCATTGGACGCAGATGGGACACATTTCCAGGAGATGGACAAAGACCTTTCTTTAAAGGATTGATATATCAAGCTAGAATAGTTATGGGACAACTTGTTTATACAAAGGATTTTGTTCCACCTTTGAATACTCGTGTTGGAGAAAACTCAGGAGGCACAAGATTTTTAGCCTGTTCTGTGCCTATAAGTCAACCTCAGTTATATGTTGAATTTCCTAGAACAGGAAACTATACAGTCAACGGCGCTATCCGTGCAGATGCGGCAACTATTCCTCCTCGTTATGTATATGATGCATACCCTGAGGAAATATATGAGATAAACAGCGCAACTTCTACAAGGATATACCTTAAAGGAAATATAGCATATAGACCTATTGTTAACACAGAATATCTAAGAGATAATTTATTTGATAGACCAATTAATAGGTTTGATATATATTTTCTAGGAATAAGTAAAAATTATCCTGTAATAAAATCTAGTTCTACTAATGTAACCACATCTATTACTATAGGATCTTTGAGACAATCTATTCCAAAACTAGCTTATGGGATAGAAATACCGCAGGTCGGTAAGGCAGCAAGTATACCTAAATTACGTGAAACTCTAGGATTTTTTAGCAAATCAATTAGCAGTATCACGTCTTCAACTCAATTAGTTTTTAATCCTACACCATTGCCAGTTTATGGAATTACAAGATCAACATCAACATTTGTTTCATATTACATCAATGAAACTAATACTATTCAGGTTTTACCGGTAGGATCAGCATTTACAACTTTATACTTGGGCAACAATCCAGAATACTTTAGAGTGTTGGGAACTGTTATTAGAATTGTCAATCCTAACGTAGGTTATGATCGTCAATTCAACATTGTAAGCTCTACATTAGAAACAGTTACAATAGCTTTTGCCAACGACCTTCCTAGTGTTAGCGGAATGTTACTGTATTACGGTAGTGTACAAACCAGTTATCCTAGTGTAAATTACACAGACAGTAATATGGTTGGGAAGATTAGCAAAAATACTGTAGGTGCTTCCTTTATTGAAATTAGACCTGATCAAGCAGGAGCTGTTAAGCAAAGTATTTTGGTTAAATCAGATAATATTAGGTTTACTCAAAGTCAACTTGAAAAGAAATTTACGCAACTAAGGGGCGGTATTGAAGTTCCAAAAACCCAGAGATTATCTACAGTAACTAAAGTAGGTGATCCGGGTATATATCAAAATCCAACCTATACGGTTTCAACTAGTTCTGAGTTATTATTTTATAACACAGTTAATATAACAGGAAGACTAGCATCAACATCTAGTTTTATTACCTATTATACATATGAAAATAACACGATTAGAACATTCACTACTTCTAGTGTCCAAAAAGTTTTTTATTTAAGTGAATATGTAAGAACTGATTTAGGGTTAAGTCATATAAGATTACAAAATTATAGATTTGACAGCGGTGTAGATAATCTTATATTTGATAGAATTTTTCCAATAACATCTCTTTCTTCAAGCAGTGTAACCTTTAACTTTGTAGGAGATTTACCTGAAGGTAGTTATCGTGGATCTCTAGGTAGATATATCACTTCATACAACCAGATATTTTCAGGAACCAATAGTGTTTCATTACTAGGTATATATAGAACACCTGTTGTAGGATCTTATCAGACTCCTGGAATCAGTCAAATTGAAAAGAGGCTGATTGTGCTTAGAGATTTTGTGCCAAGTATTTCTACAGGGATGATGGGACAAAGCACTAAAATAAAGCTAGCAGGTGATAGATCTTATAGTAATCCAATTGTTATATCAACATCTAATAGCAGTTTACTTTTCTTAGATCCTGTTAACATATCTGGTAGATCAGGTACTACTAGTAATTTTGTCACAGTCTACATTAGAGAAGAAGAAATAGTTCGCACGTTTGCCAGCACCAGTGCAAATATTACCTTATATTTTGATAGGCCTATTCAGGTAACCGGCGATTATACAGTTGCTAGGTTAACTAATTTTGTTGATTATAATTATACCGCCACCATTGTCAGTGTTACTAACCAAAGCGTTACTATTGTCAATCCTAATGCGCCTATTATTCCTAACAGCGGTATAACAGTATATCTTGGTAAAATATGGCCAGGAGAACAATTCCGTAGGATCACCTATGATAGTGCTCTACAAATACCAGGCATTAATAGATTCAGAATGCCTAATACCTTGCCATCTGTTGGTATGAGCACTATAGAAATTCCATCAGGCATTGGCAAATTAACTACTGCTACTCCTTTAAGATATATTTCTAACATTAATAGATTTACAATAAATCAAATTCGTGTTGTAACTAGCTTAAGATCTGAAAAAAATGCCGAACCACAAAGAACTAGAACAGTAACAACAGCATCAAGCATATCATACGATCCTTATGCTTACAGAATTTATGGAACAAACCTTAGTACCAGCACAGCAGTTAAATGGTATTACAATGAAGAAAATATTTTAACTACATTCTTTACCACATCAACTACATTAATTTTAAATTTAGGTATTTTGCCATTGAGCTTACAGGCGCAATCAAGAAATACACACATAAAATTAACAAATGGTATAGGATATGATGAACAATTTACAATTACAAATTATACGGCAGAAACAGTGTCAATTAATATGCCTATTAATTTGCCAAGTATATCTTCTTTAACCTTATATTTCGGTTCATTAAGATCGTTTGAAACGGTGGTATGGTCTGATAATAGCCAAATAGCAAAGTTTAATTATAAATGGACAAATTGGTTCTCACAAAACCAACAAGATAGAGGAGTCCTAAGTAGACAAGTTGTTTCTTTAAAATCGGTTATTGATCAAACCAAACTTAGTCTCATACAAAAGCCTGTAAATTATTTAAAGAGCAGTATAGAAGTTCCTAATACAGCTAAAGTCACTGCTCCCATAATCATTAAGGAAGTAGGTAGGTATACCCCACGCACAATTAGCATAACAACTGCACAAAATATCTTGTATGTTGGACCCTTTGATGCTACGGGTAGAATAGGTAGTACTAGTAGTTTTGTAACAAACTATATATTCGATACCGAATTATTAACAACTTCCATTTATACTGGATCTATTGTTACTCTGTTCTTCAGTAATTATTATGCTCAACCAAGTGAAGGTTTTAATACAGTTAGAGTACAAGGTATAAACGGTCTACAGGAAGCTGTTGATTTTGACTTGACATTGCCTATCACAACTTTAACTAATTATTCTGTAAGTTTTAATATAAAAGGTCTACCTTTCTCTAGCAGATATAAAATATTCCTTGGTAGGCCTATAGTAACAACTTCTGTATCAGTCAGCGACAGTAACCGAGTAGAATCAATTAATAGAGTTAAAAATTATCAAGGATTTAGTGCGGTAGAAACACCAAGAATAAGTCAACTCAACAAGAGCTCAATAGTAGTTAAAGATTTTACTAATAATATACGTTTAGGACAGGCTAAGTCCTTGACTAAAATAGCAGGTGATAGGTCTTATAGTGTATCTACATCAACTATTGTATTTTCGACACAGACTATATATCAAGATCCGGTACCAATTACAGGAATTAATAGGTCACAGACTAACTTTGTCCAAACCTACATTAATGATCAAGATTTAGTTAATATCAGTTATAATACCAGTTCTATTATTACACTATTCTTGGCACAAGGTATTCAATATACTGGTCAGGCAACAACAGTTAAGATAGTAAGGTATAGTTCCGGATCTTATGTAAACAATAGATTTACAATAACCAATACTGAGTTCGAATCTGATTATCCTATTATTAGCTATTCTACAAACACAATAACCATTAATGCAGGTTTGAATAGCTTCATTGATTATCTTAGACCTCTTGCAGCCTATGTAGGTCAACCCTTTACGACTTCCAGTGCTATAAGATATACTAACACTAGCACATTGGCTGTGGCAGTGGCTGGATATAAGCCAACTATAGGAATCACCGGATTCGCTATAAGCACTATAACAGCAAAAGTATCTAGTGGTCTAGTTATTAAAGGATTGCCTAGCTCTCTTAAAGTTGAAAACTTTAAACCTAAATCTACTGCGGTTGTAAAGTCATTTGCTGATAATATTAAAACAGGGCGTGCTGTAACTATTCCTACAGTAAGAGATGGATATTATCCTAATTTAACATCTAGAACAAGAACAGTAACTACGAACACAACCATAGTCTACGATGCTCAGATTTTTAGAATTTATGGTACCAATTTATCTACTAGCACCTTTGTAAACAATTATATATTTGAAAATGATATCGTTACAACCTACACACAGAGTACATCTACTATTACATTATTTGTCGGTAGTCTTCCTATAATAGCACCGGCTCAAGGACTATATGTAAGAATAACAGATTTAGGCAGTTTCAATACTGTTACACAGGTATTAAGCAGAGGATCGGGGCATGTAGTAATCAATACTCCAGACAATTTGCCTAGCATCAGTAATTTATATCTATACCTAGGCGCGATGACCAATGTAGAGACTATTGCCTATTCAGATACAAATTATACAGAATTAAATTTATTCAACGATATTACCGCAGGTATTGCCTATAGAAAAGATCAAATAACTTATCCTACATTTGTCCCTAGAGCCTATTCGTTTACAGGCACTACTACAGCATTGACCCTGGGATTCAGTTATCTACAAGGGCAACAATCATTTACAACACCTGGTACTTATTATTGGACAGCACCTCCTGGTGTTACACAAGTCAGCGTAGTGGCTGTAGGTGCTGGTGGCCGAGGCGGATTTGGTGGTCAAGCTGGTACTTATAAAGCATCGGGAGGTGGAGGTGGCGGCTTAGGATGGAAGAACAATATAACGGTAGTTCCTGGTCAGACCTATCTTGTAGTAGTAGGCGCAGGCGGAAGTATCAGCGCATTATCTGCTGCTGATACAACCAGTCTCGGAGCCAGTGGAGGTAATAGCTTCTTTATTAGTTCCAGTACTGTTGCTGGTCTCGGTGGTGTTGGAGGTGGATCACCTACTATTACACCTGTAGGTGGGGGTTTTATAGGTGATGGTGGTGGAACTGGTGGAACTGGTGGTAGTGGTGGTCAAAATGCTGAAGCAGGTGGAGGTGGTGGTGCTGCCGGTTATACAGGCAACGGGGGAGATGCTGGAGGATTTGCCTATAGTTCTCCCGGTTCTACGACAGCCACAGCAGGAAGTGGTGGAGGTGGCGGCGGTGGCGATAAAGGAAGCGGTCGTGCTAATGGTAGCCCAGGATACGCAGGTGGTGGTGTAGGATTGTTAGGCCTAGGTTCGAACGGCGCAGCAGGATCTAGCGGTGTTGGTGGAGGTGGTAGCGGCGGCGCTAACGGTGTCTTAGCAACTGATATCGGAGGTACTTATGGTGGGGGTGGCCCAGCAAACAACGGTGCAGGCGGCGGAGGAGCTGTAAGAATTATTTGGGGAACCAATAGAGGATTTCCATCAACAAGCACAGCCGATGTAAACGCTATAGAATTAGCAACTCCAAAGGCAGGAGATTATATAAAAGTTACCGATGCCGCAGGAGTTAGTGTTCTAAGTAGAATAAGTTCAGTGGGATTAACTGGTATTAATATCCCTACAGCAGATACAGCTAATTTATCTGGATTACCAACTACTTGGTCTATGGTATTATGGGATCCAAGTGTTATTCCTCAGTTGCAGGTAAGAACTACTACAGCACCTATAACACCTAGAGAAAGGTTATACTATTCTTTAATAAGTTCAGGCAAATATGGGAGAAGTTTATCTCTACGTCCTATAGATAGCGTGGTAAGTCCTATTAATCTTATTCCTGCTAAAACAAGAACTGTCACAACCAGTAGTGGATTAGTTTGGAAATACCAATCATTTAATATCTATGGCACTGATTTAATAAGACAAACAGATTTATCTTGGTATACCACTGAAGGCAATTTATACAATTATCAATTTAATACAGGAAGTAATCTTGTTCTATACTTTGGTTCACTGCCTGCGCCTTATAGTGCTATATACTTGACAAATACACATATAAGATTGAATAACAATCAAGGATATGACCAGGTATTTCCTATATTAACTTCTACGATTGAAACCGTAACCATAAGCAATCCTATAACATTACCGTCAATCAGTTCTTTGAGAGCTTTCTTCGGTTCGACCGGTACTGTTGAAACATTAGTATGGAATGATCAAGGCATTGTACCAACATTTACTACAATACTGACTAGCTCAATTTATCAATCTAAAATCATACTGGCAGAAGGTGGCATAATCAGTTTGCCATCGACATTTAAAACTTCACACAAAGTAATTGACAGTAGCATAATTGTTAATAGAACTCAATCTCCTCTAGCTATATTCACTGATACAAGAGCTGGCATCAGCTACAACAGATATTCTGCGGGATATTATAGTGCTCCTGTTGCTCTAAGTTCGTCAACTTCAGTTACAGGAACTACAACAATATTAAACTTCTTAACGCAGGCTGTAGGGCAGCAAGTTTATACCACACCAGGAACTTATAGTTGGACTGCTCCTGCTAATGTGTTTTATGTTTCTGCGGTGGCAGTCGGTGCTGGTGGCGCAGGAGGTGTAGGTCGTGCATTTGGAGATAGACAAAGAGGTGGCGGTGGTGGCGGTGGATTAGGATGGAAGAATATGATTCCAGTTGTTCCTGGACAAAGTTATACCGTGCAGGTTGGTGCTGCTGGAACAGGAACAAGTTCAGCCACTGGAGCAGGTCCGTTTGGCAATGGAAATCCTGGAGAGGCAAGTTACTTTATAAGCTCTGCTACAGTTGCTGGCTTCGGGGGTACGGGGGCAACCAATGTTAATTTCGCAGGAGTAGCTGGTGTAGGGGGTGGTTATATAGGAGATGGTGGTGGATTCGGTGGTAACGGTGGAGTTGATGTCACAACTATTTCTGAAGGTAGAGGGGGTGGAGGTGGTGGTGCTGGAGGTTATGTAGGTAATGGTGGTAGAGGTGGAGATGGTACAAACAGTGCTACACCAGCCACTCAACCGACTAACGGATCAGGGGGCGGTGGAGCAGGTGGATCTTCTGTTTATGGAACCTTTAATGATAACGGTAACGCACAGGCATCATCAGGTGCAGGCGGCGGTGTGGGTTTACTGGGGTTAGGCGCAAACGGTATAGCGACACCAAACCAAATTTGGGTTGGAAATCCTGGTAGTTCAGTAGTATTAGGTGGAGGTGGTGGATCTGGAGGAGCACAAGGTGGTAGTGGACAGACAGCATTTGCCACAGGACTACCTATGCCGGGTGCCGTAGGAGGCGCATATGGTGCTGGAGGTGGTGGAACTGGTGCAGGTGGTACACTTTCACCTATCTATACAGGTGGTACAGGTGGAGGTGGTGCTGTTCGATTAATTTGGGGAACTGGTAGAGGATTCCCAAGCTCATATACGGCAGATCAAACCAGTATAGATTTGACTACATCAATTCAAATCGGTGATTATATAAGAGTGTTAGACAGTGTAGGCAATAGTAGAGTTATAGAAATTAAGGCAATAAGCACTACTACAATGAGCGTTGATACTGTAGGTTTAAATGGATTGGTAGGATTACCTGATTCTTGGACTGTTACACCGTGGGATCCAAGCGTTTATCCTCAATCCAGTGTTATAATAACAACTAGACCTACCACTCCTAGAGAAAATCTAGCATTACCATTGTTAGCCCCTGGTTTACGATATAATAGAACAATTACCCAGGGAATTCAATTCTCTACATCACCGAATGATCCCCCAGTAGGACCTTTAAAATCTAGCATTATTCTAAAATCTCCTACCAACTTGGTAGCAAATACACTGACCAACTATGTTTTTAAGATTGACAGTGAAAATACAGCTTCAACTATAACCACAGGTTTAGATAATCCCAAAGCCATACTTTACTACACCAATATTGCACCTGGCATTAGGGGTGGAACCTATTACAACAGCTCTCAGCGAGAAATTTTTGTCACTAGAAGAGATGTAGGTGTTCCTCATTCTTTACCACTGACACCACCTCAAATCAACACTGATTTGAGAATGAAACTGGTAACTACTACGATTTCGCCTAGTGGCGCTGTTAATAAACAGGTCATCGGAATAAAGCATGTACCTACTCAGTTTGATAGAGTTGGTAATTTGAAAATGGTTCAGTCTATTAGTGGCGATACTCTACGTTCTACTATAAGTTTTGTCAATCGTCCTAAATTAGCGCCTACAGGATGGAACAATGTAGAAGTGGTAAGTCGAGGTGTGATTGATAGAAAGTTAACTGTATTAAAGAGCGGAGGAGCTGAAAACTTTGTTTCAGGTAATGTCAAAGCAGGCATAGAAGTTGTCCCAGATCCTAATAGATACTTTGGCAATCAAAGGATTAGAATAGTACAGTATCTAGCTACACCTTCAACTATAATCCGTCCTGACATAATTAACATTGCTAAGACTCCTGTTTCAAAGAGCCAGGTATTTGAAGCGCCAATAGCAGCGTCTTTATCTAGACAAATAAGTCAATTAAAAACCGTTGAGTCAAGCATAAGAATTGTTAGTGATTTAAATTTTGTATCAAAATATATAGCACCTAGTCATTATGCTCCTGTAACACCTATTAATCGAGCAAAACTACTAGATCTTGTACAGGTTAGATTTAATGAACAGCGTGGAAAATTAGACGAAATTATAATTTTAAGAACTTTTGATTTAGGTACCCGTGTTGCTCAAATACAAAAACCTGTTACCAAATTAATATTCGAGGACAATGATTATTTTAATACTACAGCTAGACTTGCTCCTATACAAAAAGATAAATTTAAATTATTTGATCTTGATAGAAATCAAGGTCTAATACAAAATCCAGCTGAGTTCATTGATTTAGAAACTATACAATTTGAATATAAAACAGGCAAGATTTTTCAACCGTTTTTATCAATTAGAACACCTGTTGATTTAGACGATAAACCTTTTGGTTCGGTGAGTAGAATAGACAAACTAGCTTTACCGGTTAATAATTTTGCTGCAATCGCGCAGGTTAAGATTGGACAGGAGATAGGTGAAGCTAGTAATGTTAGATTATCAGTTGATGTAAGAGGGCTTATAACCAAGTTTATTGCTAGTAAATCAGGCATTTTACATGATCCATCTACTCGCAGAGCACCACCTATTCAATTTTGGAATTGATTACTCTCTTTAGAATTTTTGCTAAATAAAAGCATCTATATTTGAGAGGATTACAAAATGTTTGAAACTCTAAATGCTGCATTTCCTAATCATACACATTTTTATGTGGTAAACGGATTGAGCATGGCAGATGCATTGGATAGGTGCGCTAGAATGACAGGTGATGATGGTCAGGTTTTTAATTATCAAAATCAAATTATTTTTGCTGTAAAACACGCTTTAGATACTGCTTTGATCCCTTGGCTAGATCCGGTTCAAGGTTCGCCCGTTGATGTAACACCCAATGATCCAGCTCAAGATCAACCAGAATAAAGAATCTTAGGAGTCTCTAATGGCTAAACGAATTATTCAAGAAAATTATACCTTTACACCCGGTTCAAGAACCTTTGTCATAAGCAATAGGTTTTTGCGTAGGGAACAATTGTTATTAATTACCAATGTCACAACTGGTGTTGTAATTTATAACTTTTCAGATACAGTTCTTACTCTGTCTAGTTTCAGTTCTACCGTTGTTAACAATGTAGAAACTACAACCATTCAGGTAACTGCACCTGCTGCTTCTTCAATGAACGCTAATGATAAGTTTGCGATCTTAATTGAAGAAACCAATGAAACTTTGCAGCCAGCAGAGGTTTATATTGACCCTGTCCAGAAAATGCGTGTATCTACACCACAGAGTTTGATTGATACAGACTTTGAATATGGAATTCAGCCAACAAAGTGGGAAACTCTAAATTTGATGAATAATAGGCCTAGTGGGTTTTATGATCCAACAAGTCCGTTACCTTTAACTGCCATCGCAGGTGCAGGAACTAGGTTAGTCACTGTTACAATGACCAACACCAATGGTGTGCTCACAGGGAACCCAATTTATATTCAGGATACCACTGATCCAGCTGCTAACGGTTATTTTATTATTAACAGCACTAGCACAACACAGTTTACCTATTATGCAAGTAGTACAGTAACTAATGCTAGTATTTTCGATGCTACAAAAACCTATATATTCCATGCTATCCCTTATACTGGTGCAAGTATTGCTCTTGCGGTAGGCGCTAATAACGCTTTTGTTAGAACAGCGCTTAACGAAGTAACCTGTTTTACCAAAGATAATCATGGATTATCAGTCGGTGATGCTATCTTTGTTACTGGAACAACAGCGGCAACTTCTAATCCACCAAATGGTTCTTGGTTTGTTCGTAGAACCCCTGATAGCAATCGTTTTGTATTTGATACTGTTTTAGATCCAAGTGGCGCCATATCAGCCCAGGGCGGAGGTACAGGTTTAACATTGAATACCACAGTTGATGCAGCAGGTAGAATTGTAGGCTTAGTAGTTAACGCGGCAGGTTCAAATTATGCTGTTGGTGACATCGTCAGTATCTCAGGCGGAGATGGTAATGGTAGAGCCAAGGTTACTGCTATTATTCCTGTAGATTCTACAACTAACGGTAGAAGTCTAATAGGTGCTGTAAATGGCATACAGGTAAACAGAGCAGGACTTACATATACATCTGCTTCAGGAGTTGCTACAACTATTCAATTCAGCGGTGGTAGCCTTTATGTTCGCCCATGGGGCAGTGCTATACATAGACCATTCGATGGTGGTGTTTACTTTACAGCTGGTGTACCTTATCATGGTAATCAATTGATTAGACAGACTCGTAGATATTTCCGCTATCAATCTGGTAAGGGCATACAGTTTTCGACTGGTTCTAATATGTGCTCACCATTTATTGTTGACAGTTTAACAGCAGTTGGATCAACAATTACAGTGACTACAAAATTCCCTCATAATTTATTCACTGGCGCTAATATACGTGTAAGTAACGCAGACCAAAGCACCTATAATGGTGTGTTTAATGTTACATCTGTTCCTAGTCCTCTAACATTTACCTATACAGCAAGTGGAACCCCTGCTGTGAGTCCTGCCACAGGTTTAGGTATCACGGTTCAACCAAACACATGGTTTGGAGCAACAATACGCTTAGGTATGTTTGACAGTCAGAATGGTTTTTACTTTGAATATGATGGTCAGGGCTTATTTGCTTGCAGAAGATCAAGCACTAGTCAATTGGCTGGATATATCAGCTCTTTAGGAACAGGAGAACAGGCTGTAACTGGAATTAATACTAGATGGTCTACTCAATTAAGTCCTGGAGATTTTGTTGTAATTAGAGGGATGAGTTATACTGTGGTAAGTATAGAAAGTGATCTTGCTATGACTATCTATCCAGATTATCGTGGAACGGCCATTGTACCACCTACCCAGTTAATCATATCCAGAACTGATACACTACGTATTCCTCAGAGCTCTTGGAATATTGATAAGATGGATGGAACAGGCGATAGCGGGTTCACCCTTGATATCAATAAGATGCAGATGTGGTATATTGACTATACCTGGTATGGAGCTGGTTCGATTCGTTGGGGTTTTAGAACACAGCGTGGAACAGTAGTTTATGCTCATAGATTAGCTCACGGAAATGCTCAAACTGAAGCTTATATGCGTTCAGGTAATTTACCAGCTCGTTATGAAGTTAGTACTATTGCTCCGTTTACAAAACTCACAGCTACTCTAACTAATCTAACTACAGCTTCAATGGATGTAGCCAGCACTGTTGGATTTCCTACTACAGGAACAGTGGTAATTTCAGCACCAGGAAATACTGGTGCTGTGATTGAATACATTAGTTATAGTGGTAAAACAGCAACGCAACTTCAAAACCTAGTAAGAGCTGTAACGACCTTAACTGGACCTGCTGGATTAACGTTAGGTGGTGGAACAAGCACTACGGCTACATTTGTTGTAACTGCTACATCTTTCCCATCGGTGAGCTACTTTAGTCCACAATGTAGTAATACAATTAGCCATTGGGGATCATCTGTAATGATGGACGGTAGGTTTGATGATGATAAATCTCTTGTGTTTATTGCTGGAATGAGCACAGCCTACTCAAATATTGGTAACGGTGTCACTGTACCTCTATTAAGTATTCGTGTATCGCCAAGTGTAGATAGTGGTTTAACAGGGGTCATTGGCGCCAGAGAACTTATCAATAGAATGCAATTAATTCTTCGTTCAACAGGAATTCAGACATCAGGAACAAACTTCTTTATCACAGGGCGCCTAAATGCTAGGGTGGCAGGCGGCACAGCAACTTTCTTCGGTGCTGCTGGTGGATCGAGCCTAGCTCAGGTAAATTATCACGCAAGTAATAATAGTATATTTGGTGGTGAAGTTTGTTTCGGAGCATTTACTACTCCTGGTGTTAACGTTCTTGATCTTTCAGTTGTACGTGATCTGGGAAATAGTATACTAGGTGGCGGTGCTACATTAGCTATGCCAGCTAGTGATAACAATAAATATCCAGATGGTCCTGATATTCTAACTTTGGCAGCTACTCAAACTGGTGGTGTTACAACTAATACTATTATTGCACGTATTGGTTGGACAGAAGCACAGGCCTAAAACAAAGTGGGGGATAAATTCCCCCACTATCCTCAAAATATCATACACTTTACAACAAGTTCTTAAATACTTTACTTCACGTAGGGTATAGTTTAATTTGGACATGATAGTTGAAAACTCAGTTTGGGATAGTCTAATAGATATTCAGCGTTACCTTGAAAATGCATTTTCAAGATCTGGTCATGAAATAGAAGAGCCTGGAATGTCTCAGTTTAATCAGCCAGGATGGGTGAATAGAGTGTGGACAAGCGACATTTATCGAAGAGCTCATGTTGATGTAGTTGATGCTAGACAGAAAAAAGGTCTATGGATGATGCATTGCTGTATATTTCCACATATTCACAATCCTGCTCCTATCTATGGGTTTGACGTTGTGGCAGGTAAAAATAAAATTACAGGCTGTTTCCATGACTTTTCATCGGCAGGAGATACCAATCATACTATGATAAAATGGTTTGCCGAACAGACAAAAGGATTAGAGTGGAAAAAAGAAAGAGCATTACCTGAATGGGCACAAAATATTTTTAGCAATAATATGATAGCCGCAGGTAATGTACATAATGACATTGAACTTGAAACTATTGTTCAATTAACAAAAATTACACTAGATTATTATCTAAAACATGTAGGAAATAGTAATAATACACATGAAAATACTTCAAAATTTCAAAATTTTTACTGTTTTAATCAAAAGAGAAATCCACACACTTCTAAAGTAATGACCAGTCTAGGACTAGAGGAAGAGGACGTCCGTATTTTTATCCAAGATTGTTTGTTTCCTGAAATTCAATAAATATTTCATCATGCGTGCCAGTGAATTAGATCCTAAACAACAAGAATTTCAAGAAATGTTCGGTAAATTTCTTGAGGTAGCTATAGATGTTCTAAAACTAGATAGTCTTCCTGAATTTCACTTTGAAGCGTTCTTAGATCATCCCGAACAACCTACCTTTGGAATGTATGTCAATGGTGAAAATAAATTGTATGTAGGTCTTAGTGGACGCCATCCTAATGATATCTTTAGAACCATAGCACATGAACTAACTCACTACAAGCAAGACACTGAACACATGCTAGATGCACACAGTGGAGAAACAGGTAGTCCTATTGAAAATCAAGCACACGCTATGGCAGGCATCATCATGCGTCATTTTAATAAACGATATCCTGACTATCTTCGCAGTAAGCCTGTGATGGAAGATTTTGATCTAACTGATGAAAGTCTCAAAGGTTTAGCCGCAGCGGGTCTAATAGGTCTAGGCATGTTAGGTGGACCCAAAGATGTGGCCAGTGGTAATCTACCGCAGGACCTACAAAAGGCACAACAGCAACATCGTGTTCAAATGGCTAAGAAACCATTAGTTAAAACACAGACATCAAAACCAGCAGCGGCCAAACCTTTGCCCGCCAAAGCAACACCTTTATTAAAGGTAGCCAAGGCCAATGGTATTAAAGGAATAGAACTGGCACAGTTTCTAGCACAAATGGAACATGAAAGTCTTGACTTTAAGAAGATGAAGGAGTTAGGTAAATCTACCTACTTCAACAAATATGACCCTAAGCATAACCCAAAGTTAGCAACTAAATTAGGAAACAAATATAAAGGAGACGGCGCACATTTTAGAGGTCGTGGCTTTATACAATTAACAGGTAGAGAAAACTACACACAAGCCAGTCGTGATATATTCGGTGACGATCGTCTAGTGAAGAAACCTGACCTAGCAGCACAGCCAGATATAGCCGCACGTATCGCGGTTTGGTATTGGACTGATCGTGTGAAACCTTTGGTCAAAGATTTTTCAGATACTACTCGTGTTACCAAGATTATCAACGGTGGACTAAACGGTCTTGAAGATAGAGAAAATAATTTTAGAGACTACATGGCCAGTCTTGGTCTAATGGAAAAGTGGTCAATGAAATATAAAAAGAGCATCAACTGTGCTAATCCCAAAGGATTCAGTCAGCGTGCTCATTGTCAAGGTCGTAAGAAAACAGAAGATGTAGAACAAGATCCAGGAGATCCTATACCTTTTCCAGCAGGCACTACTTCAGTAGATGTTAGTGATCCCTATGATTGGTATAAACTAGGCATGGTAATCAGTGATCTAGATGATGCTAATCCTCAAGCATTTGGACGAGGAGGTCCTAGCACTGTGATTGCCTTTGGCAGTGAAGATGAAGAACATAGACTATTACCTCATCTTAAACGACTTGGACTTAAATTACAAGACATAGATAAACCCAGTGACACTAGAAAAATTGTGCCCGCGAAGGCTGTTTTAGATAAACTGGAAGAAGATTTTAGACTAGATATTATCAAAAATAATCTTCAAGAACTAGGAACTACACAATATAAAGTAACAGAACCTAGAGATATGGTAAATGTTGATTTTAGAACCAAGCAAATCACCTACAAAGTTTTCAAGTTCAAAGTAGATAAGCAGGTATTTCTAATTGTGCTCACTGTAAAAGATCAGGCAATGCCAGGCGCTAAGAAAAAGGTTCCAACACTAAATGTGGCTTTTGGTAGGCAAGATAAAAACGGGTGGGATGTTGACGATATTGACACTAACCTAACTGGTGACAATCAAAATCAATTTCAAATCTATTCTACTGTGATCAAGGCCATACAAAAGTTTATTACTCAACTGAACCCTAATGTAGCACAAATTATAATAAAAGGAGACAATGAGAGACAACAGGTGATGTATGATAGATTTTTTAACTCACGCTATTTAGAGAAATTCTTTCCAGGTTGGCAATTAAACCCAACAACTAAAACTCTAATAAAAAATCAAAGTCAGAATCTGAAAGAACTTTTGGACCCTAAACTAGCCGTAGATCTTGAATGGGCAGAGGGTAGTGACTATATTGCGGCTAGAGGTTATGTCACAGTGACAGATCAATATGGCAACAAAGAAGATGAAGAATTAGAAGTAGAATTCGGGGAATTTCCACACAGAAATCGCAAAGAATACGAAGTTCAATTTAAAGTAGGCGATAGTTATGATATAACAGGTGGTGGCAACGCTAATGTGATTTTTGCCACGGTTAGACAGGCTTGTAAAGATTTCGTGGAAATGTATAACCCAGATCGATTATTCTTCACAGCAAAAGAGCAGTCCAGAGCAAGAATGTATGACACCATAACTAAACGTGTGGCCAAGGAAGTAGGCTGGCACGTTATACCATTTGATGAAATACAAAAGGATCCATTGTATAGGAATAGGAGTGATAACGGGTTTGTGTTTGTCATACAAAAAGGTCAAGCACCTGAAAAATGGTCCAGTAGTCAAAAGCCACAACACGGTAGTTTTATGCCTATCTGGTTTGTGTATAATGTAGATAAAGATACACCTACTGTGGCAGTTAAGGTTAGGGCTCCAAATAGAGAGACTGCTGTTCAGCACGCTATGAAAATAGAACCCAGTTTTAAAGATTTGGATTTGATGCAGATACATGCCTTGAACAGCCTACCCAAGCGTGAAGTCACTGCGGTAAAGGATGGCGGCACAGCAGAAGATCCTAGTAAGGTAGGAGAAAACTTTGCTGATGGTCGTAACCCACAGGACAAAGGCGATAGTGGTAGACACGGCATTAAAAAAGGTATTACAATAGCACAACTAAAAAAGATTAGATCCAGTGACTCAGCCAGTCCGAGAAAGAAACAACTGGCGCATTGGCAGATCAATATGAGACAGGGGCGTAGTAAAAAAGGATAACGATGTTTCTAAATACAATCGCAGCAATTTTTATTATATACGCAATTTTAATTTTATTTTCAACCAAAGACGGAATTAGCAAACAAGTAAGACAAGCCCTAGGCCCCGAAGATTTAGAAAGACTTCAAACTGAACTAGACTATCGTGAATATTGGGCGGTATTATTACTCTTATTCGGTTTATTAATATTATTACCTAAATTAATAATGTGGTAAAAAAAAGGACCCTAAGGTCCTTTAAATCTCTATGAGATAGATTTTATTTCCTACCACCTGCTGCATTAACAAATTGATACATCTTTTCAGCAGTCTCTAGAACTTTATCAAGTCCTGGAAATTCAGGCATAGAAACTGTGCTGACAATTTGTCCAGTTTTTTCATCACGCTTGGCTGACAATTCCCAACCTTGGAATTTAGTATGAAATTCTGTTTGAACTAGGTCCTTGGCCATACCTAAGATTTCTGTGCGGATTTCATATCCGTTCTTATTAAATTTTACTTCAGGTAATTTTATTTCTGGTAAAATTGGTTGACTGTTTGACATATTTTTCTCCTTTGTGTATGTGTATGTCTTATATTAGGATTTTTGTGCTGCACGACTCTGCGAAGACCAGGCATCCCAACCTGCCTTGAACCAGTCAATACTAAAAGGATTGACTAATTTTTCTACTTTGGTATGTAATATTTCTCTGCCACATGTTGAAATAATATTGCTTGTGGCTTCTACGGCACTGTGCAAAAATTTAGTTTGAGCATCAATATAGATAATCATATCTGCTTTGATATCTTGATGACGTACATATTTTTCTACAAATTGCCTCTTAGCATTTTGCACGCTGTCGATGAACAGTAAAGGTTGATTAAACATAATTGTCTCCCTGTCTGTATTATAAAACGTTATTTATTAATGTCAATAGGTCTGGGAATAAAATTTATTCTTGTAAAATCCCATTCCTCACCAAGTACAGTCTTTCTTTCTAACATTTCATCAATTGCTACAATGCCTAATAAAAACACTAGAAATCCTAGTGCTGCGATTAATTCGAATTCCATAAATTCTCCTAAGTATTTACTAACCAGTTTATAACATTTAGAAAACAGAATAATGGGCCTAACATTAGAAATATAATGATAGCCCACATCTTCTTATCGAAGTTTTTATAGTCCTTTTCACCTTCCATCCATTCTGTCATATCAGCGGCCCATTAATTTTACCGCACTTTGCCATTTACCTCTACGTGTCAAATGGCTAGCTACTAGACCTGTACACCAAACTTCATATAATATTTTTATTAAATTCATTGCCATGCTCCTGGGTTGCGAGTGCTTAGGTATCTACGGGCACGAGCCTGGCCGCTGCGCTCTAGGGCGAGAAAAATTTTATGAAATACAGCTAAGATATAACTTATCATATTAAAAGTCCTTATGGGATTTGTATTCAAACTCTTTGATATGATTATCAAGAGTCGCAGCATCGGTAATGCTTTTTGTGCTTAGGTATGTTTCTAAACGGCTTTGGTATCCATCTTTTGGAAACATCTCTGCCAGTCGCTCAAGGTATTGAGCATAATAGTTGATATAGACATTGCTTATATTTCTCCTATATGTATATGTGTATATGATTATATTTAGTATTATATTGTGCGACGCCGCAATAACAAATGATTTTGAAAAGTTTTTTTCAAATAAATAGTTCATAGGAAACTTAGATGAAAAAGACCACGAAAAGTTTAATGGAAGAGCTCAACAGCATTGCTGCCAAAAAAGACAATAATGCTGTGATAGAATCTAGAGCTACTCATGTTATTAACAGTGCTATAAACTTACTTTCTTCACTGAAAGAAAACTTTCCAATTGAACAAGCGCAAGAGCTTGAAAGACGTTTTTTGAATAGTATAAAATCTTCTGATCCGGCTAAATTTACAAGAGGTATAAGAAAATACAGAGATAGTAAATGATCCTGTAAACCATAAATTTATTTTTTTATAATAAATAAAAACATATTAGTGTGCATTTACACTTATAGATTTAGGAGAAATTAAAATGCCAAGTATTGTTAAAAAGAATGAAGCTGTAGTTTTACCTGCATTTAAGAATGGTGTCAGTCTACAGTTTTTTAAAGTTACATTCCCAAGTGACGTTAGTGCTAAACTAACAGCCGTTTCAACATCTGGTGTAAGAAGCCCTGTAGCACAAGCTATTGAGGCTATCCAGGCTCGTGTTAGTGTTGAAGTAATGGCTCCGTTACAGACAGGCGGTACTGTTCTTCCAATCGCTGTAGCAGCCATCGGTGGTGATTATCCTACAGATAATTATGATGGTACAGCAGGAACAGAATCAATGGCTGCTTATCTACAGAGCGTTGTTCAGGCAGCAGGTACAGTAACTGGTGCATTACAGGGTGTAGCGAACACAGCTACAACTGTTACAGGTGGTTGGCCCACAATTGCCTAATTAGTTATTAGGAAATCAAAAGCGGCTTCGGCCGCTTTTTTTTGCTATAAATATCTTTAAATAGGTAGTTAATATGAAGATAATTGAAATCCAAACTCTAATTGACATCACAAATACTAAAGTTAATAGACCAAGAAAAGATTTTTTAAAGGAATATGATCAATTTAAAAATTTTGTCACTTTGAAACAATGTTTAGAACTTCGTTCAATTATAAATTATCAAACTGATCCAGTAGTAGAAACTAAAGATGTTAAAAATTTAGATTTTGGTTCTAAATTTAAAGGAAAACATAATGTATGGACATTTAGATTTAGTCCTGATAGATCGGGTGTATACTCCGATGGTATTTCCGAAATTGGATTATTAGTGGAAGATATTCATGAAGTACCATTCATTCAAAATCTTACAGAAACGATAAATATTGCTAGGCCGGTCTTTGATTTAAAAGATACCGAGTCTAAAAATACAATCATCAAGGCATACGAAGGCTCAATTTAGGCACATAAATTCTTGTTTGACAATTTATTAGGAGATCTTCGGAGTATGGCCAGCGATATAGAAAAAGCCAATCTAGAGGCACATGTTGAATTATGTGCAGAAAGATATAAATCATTAGAATCTAGATTAGATGCTATAGAATTAAAGGTAGGCGACCTATCAAAAACTATAAAAGATAGTCATCTCAGTACCATTAAGGTTTTAATTGGCACGGCAGGAACAGTTGTAGCTAGTGTGTTAGGTTTAGTTGTAGTGATGATTCAAAAATTATGAGAATTTTTGAACTTTTGGAACAAACCATAGGAACAACTGGATCATCTACAGGCCAGATGAGCACTGTTCAACCTGTTAGTAATAAACCAAGTGATCAGCCAGCCACTGCTACAAGTCCAAAAGACAAATCTCCAACAATAGATCCTAAACAACAGCAGCAACTTGATAATTTATTAAAACAAAATCAAATTAATGTTAAAAGCTCAGATGATTTTCTTAGAGCGTTTGATGCCATCCAACAAAAAACAGATATCAATAAGCTGCCTCCAGAACAACAAAAGGCTATAAGTGATTATACAAAAGCAACTATTACTAAGCCAGGATTACCTACTCAGATGAACATGTTGATGAAATCAGCTATTACTTCTAAACCCGCAGTAAATCCTAAAGTATAATATGGTTATATCTGATTCGCTGTTACAAAAATTATTTTTGCTGAATAATGAGGTACAGAAATCCTTAAAAAAGAAAGGATTTAATTCGGCAAAAAAGTTAGAAGATGGCTCTATACAGGTAGGGAAATTTACTATTAAGAAATGTAATAATGGGTTTTTTTCTGTGCTAGATCAAAATCATTATATAATACTTGATAAGATTAATTTACCTCATACAGCAGCAATTCTTGCGAATAAACTAGCATGTGGAAAATGGACTGATAGAGAAATTTTAGATCTAGATAGAAAATATGGACACTATAGTTTTGTAGAAGAACTTTACACAGAACAAATGAAAAAATCTAAAAAAGACTATGACAAACTGGACATCCTTAGTGAAAAACAAAAAATAGCTAGAATTAAAAAAGCCATGTATAAAAAACAGATCCAAATTGGATTTGATAAACTTTTAAAAATAGCATAAATAAAACTATAAAATTTGGATGTTTCTATGAAAACAAGTGATTTTAAAAAAAAATTAACCAGTAAGGCTCTTTTAGAAAACATCTCTCGCCAATTTAATATCAAGTTAAATCTTGATGGTTATAACAGAGAGCAATTAGAAGATTATAGAAATAAGTTGAGAACTAGAGTATTTCAACAAGAAAACAATTCAGCTATAAATTCATTACTTACAGATGAAACATACCAGAAAGATAAAGCAATGCTGGAATTGCTAAACACAAGGATTAAAGAAATGCTAGGCGAAGATCTTAAAAAACTTAGAGATAAAATTGATGCTTTGGAAGAAGCGAAAAAAGGTGTTAGAGCACCAAAATATACCAAGAAAGCAAAAGGTGCTGATGATGGTAACCTAGCCAATAACTATCCTCCGTTTGATAAAGTTACCAGAGGCGATGTAATTGCCGGTGCTACTGGTAAAGATCAAAAAGGTGGAAAGAAGAAAGATGTAAAAGCAGACGAAGGTCGTCGCATTGCAGGCAAAGGTTACGATAATCCTGAACACGATAGTAAACCGCCAGAGGGTAAAGTTCCCTTTACCAGTTTTCATCAAGGCAAGCAAGGTGATCAGGCCGCAAGACTACATGCTACACAGGTTAAAGGTAAGTTGGTCAAGGGCAAGGCACAGAGCGCAAAACAAGATGAGCCAGGTGTAAAAGAAGAAAAGTTCGATCCGTTAAAGCATGTTAAAAATCCTACACCAGGTGAAAAGAAGGCTGCTAAGGATGTTAAGCGTAGTAGCTATGCTGATCGTGCCGCAATGTTAAGATCAGCCGAAAAAGATGGACGCTTAAAAGAAGCAGATGACAAGTGTAATCATACACCAAAAGGTAAGAAATGTCCAGTACATGGTCTAAAAGAGTGTGGCACAATGGAAGGCAAGGACGAAGGTAAGCCAGGTAAGAACTTTGCTAAGATTGCTAAGAAAGCAGGCGAAAAGTATGGCAGCAAGGCAGCAGGTGAGCGTGTAGCAGGTGCTGTTCGTCAAAAATTAAAGAAGGCTGGTAAATTAGAAGAAGCTAATCTAGTCTTCAAACGTAATGTTCGTACAGTAAATGAAAGTCTTGCTTATCTATTAAGCGAGGATGAGGAAGGTAAGGCCAAAGCTATCACAGCCGCAGGTGATATGGTAAATGATTATACAAGCTGGATGCAGCGTGTTGGCCAATACCAAACTAAGAGTATGATTGAACTTGCTGATGCTATCCGTGCTGACTTTGGACCTGCCGAAGCAGAGGCATTTAAGCAGGCTGTAGGCCCAGCGTTAAGTGCTACATTAGAAGTTCTTACTCAACAACGTGAAGCAATTTCAAATGCTGTAGCAGCACTGGCAGGAGAACAAATGCCTACAGAGCCGATGGGCATGGACACAGGTATGGAACCAGATATGGATGCTGCGGCTCCAGATATGATGAATGAACCTGCTGCCGATGAGTTTGGTGCTGCTGATGCTGCTGCGGGTGGTCCTGAGGCTGCTGGTCGTGAAATGCGTGAAAGTAAGTTTGCTCGCAAAATAGCAGAATCTCATAGCATAATTACCAAACTAGCAAAATGAAAATAAAGGAACTTTTTGAAGACCCGAGTTATGATATCGGGTCTCTTAGAAGTGCCTTGGCTGTCAGGCAGGGACAGGTTAAAAAAAGTGGTGCCTCTAAAGAACTTCCCCTTGCTGTGATAAAAGATATAGCAAGAGATCTTGGATTTTCTATCACAGATCTTGATACATTAAAAGCATTCAAAGATAAAATTGATCCCACAGGTGATGTTTTTGATATCACGGACAAAGGCACAATTATTCTAAATAAACCAGAATCAGCTATGATGCCTGGTAAAGGTGCAGGCCCTAGTGTAGATGCAATGGCCGCAAGCAACAGCAAAACACTATCTCCAAAAATTTGACTTAGGTAATTAGGACTAGTATAATTAGCAGTATGAATTATACTCCACCTCCTTTTGTTGATAAATTTCAATATAAAAATTGTAAGCAGATTAACGATCCAATTACTCGTAAGCGTGTATATCTTACACCTGACGGCGAACGCTTACCCAGTGTTACTACCATCCTCAGTGCTACCAAAGATATGACAGCATTAAATGAATGGCGTGATAGAATTGGGCACGAAAAGGCTCAACAGATTACTACAGAAGCGGCAGGCATAGGAACAGCCATGCACGGTAACCTAGAACGTTTTATCGCAGGTCTACAAAGACAACCGGGTAATAATCCTGTTCATGTACAAGCTAATAAAATGGCAGATATTATAATTGAAAACGGACTAAAAGATGTGGATGAAGTTTGGGCTATGGAACAAAGTCTTTATTATCCTGGCTTATATTCAGGGACCACCGACCTTGTTGGTGTTTATAAAGGTAATCCTAGTGTAATGGACTATAAACAGACTAATAAGCCCAAAAAAGAAGCCTGGATAGATGATTATAAAATTCAGCTAGTTGCCTATATTATGGCACATAACCAAGTCTACGGTACTGATATAAAAGAAGGTCATGTCTTCATGTGCTCTAGAGATCTTCAATATCAACAGTTTGACCTAAGGCCTGACGAATTTGAACATTGGCAAAATCAATGGTTAGATAAAGTAGAAGAATACTATACCAAGTGAATGCAAGGACTTAAACAACTTCTAACCTGATAAATATCCTATAAGGGGATATTATCTATGCCAGTTGTTGAAATAGCGAAAATTCAGGTTCGCAGAGGACAAGAAAACCAATCTGGGACTCCTGTTTTGGATAGTGGGGAATTTGGATGGGCTTCAGATACTGAAAAACTTTATATCGGGCTCCGTAGGGTAGATGGTGGATCGAGAGACGCCAATGTAAGAATTCTGACAGAAAATGATCTAAGAAACTTTTTTCAATCATCAGTAATCGCTAATCTTAATACAACTACTTTATATACATTTAAAGTTGGCACTTTTATTGCAACCAGTAATACTACACATATTCCTCCCACTGGCCCACAGGTTGTTAGAAGTATTCAAGGTAAATTAGATGATATTGTTAGTATCAAAGATTTTGGGGCTATCGGTGATGGTATAAATGATGACCATATGGCTTTTCAAACTGCCATAGATAATCTCTACCTTTATGATAGATGGAAAAACACTTTAAGCCTTGCTACAGGCACAGAGAAAACACTATTTTTACCAAAAGGTTCTTATTTAATCAGTCAAACTTTGTATATACCTTCTAAAGTTAGAATTCAAGGTGAAGGAATAGAAAATACCAAAATAGTGCTGATAAGCACAGGATCTCACTTTTTTCAAACTATTGACGGTAACAGCACAGACAATAATAGAATACATTTCGATAATACTGGTAACTTTTCTACAAGTGGTCCTATGGGAAGTCCTGCTCCTGATTTTATCAGCCTCGAAAAACTGTCTTTAGTTCATCAATCTAGTACAGCGACAGGGTTGAGTTTTATCAGCATGGATGTTTCAGATTGTTCTATTATTAGAGATGTAAAATTTCAAGGCGCTTACACAGGGACATTTGCAGTAACTACTAATACTTATGTAGGAATAGATTTAAGAGGTTACGGTGCTGCTACTACCCAAAATCTAATGATTGAAAATTGTCATTTCGACGGCCTATACGCAGGTATTAAAAGTAATTATAATGTACAAGATATAACTATAGATTCTTGTAGTTTTGTAGTTTGTGATAGAGGAATTTCATTTTTAGAGTCTATAGCAGGAAATGGACCGAAAAATGTCAAAATTACCAATAGCTCATTTGACAGAATTAGACGAGAGGCGATCTATGTAGGGGCTAACAGTAACCAAACAAATTGTCATATTTTAAGCCAAAATAATAGTTTTGTTCAGGTTGGAAATTATTTACCAGCTGGTGGAGAGGAGAACACCAATACAGGAACCAGCATAATCTATTTCACGCAAAAAGGTGGTATTAGTCAAAATGATTATTTTGCTAGATATGAATCAATGGCTGCTAATATAGATGCGAATACAGGAACTTTTTTTCCATTAATAGGTGGTCAAGGGATTTTAGATTTTACTTATCATCAAAGATTGCCGGTTATTGCCCGTGCGACAGCCACAGTGTGGGTAGTTCCTATAACTGGAGATTTTCAAAATATTGATGTAAAATACTCCTTGATCGGCGCTACTATTGATAGGATTGGGGATTTTAAAATAAATATATCGTCTGGTTCTAACCCAAATTTTGGTGTAACAGATAACTTTATCTACGATAATGGCTTATTAGTAGATAATATTCCATTTGATTTAAATTCTAACAGGAAATTTTTAAGAATACCGCTATATAATCTACCTCCTCCGGGTGTGAACGCTGCTTTTACTATACAAAATTCTCCATATCCGGCCTGGACAGGTTCTACTGTTACGGGAACCTATACTAACCTAACGCTAGTAAGTCCAGGAGTAGATTTTATAGTAGGAGATCAAATAATATTACCTGGTGTAAGTTTTACTACAGGCACTTTTTTAGCTACAACACCTGTTAATAATGTATACGTTACTATTACTGGTGTCGATGGAGTTGGAGGCATAAACGCTTTTACTTTTATCGGTACAGCCACTAATATAATTAATACAGCTACCTTCTCATTTGCTGGCTTAAGTTCGATTAGAGTAGGTGGCCCGGGACAAACTGTTGAGTTTCTAAGCCAAACTAAAATTTTATATTCATGATTTTTAAGTCCAGTCTAGAAGATAGACTAGAATCTTGGAAAACTCTTAGGCGAAAGGCCAATAATTCTCAATATCCGCTTCAAGATATTTGGGACTATTGGCATTTGGCACCATTTAGTCCTTTAAACCATAATATTAATCCCTATCACAAGGAAAAATGGCCTTGTCCGTGGCAAATTATAGCTGATAATATCTATGATGACTTTACCAAAGCTCTTATGATAGCATATACTATTAAATTATTAGAAAGATATAATGATTCGAGTGTCAAACTCAAAATATTACTAGACAAACATAAAAAAATTGAATACAATCTTGTATTCGTAGATGATATCTCGGTACTAAACTATAGTGATAATGGCCCGATAAATGCTGATAATTTGCCCGATTCATTTATCCTACAAAATACAATAGAAGTTGAATGTCCTAGGTAAATATCTCATCCAAACAAAAGAGGTGAAGTCCTATGATCACAGTGGTCAAAAGGAACGGGGATCGTGTTCCCCTAGACATTAGTAAGATACAGAGACAGGTGCTAAATTCTTGCAGGGGTATAGATGGAGTAAGCCCAAGCATGATTGAAATAAAAGCACAAATAGAAATACACGACGGGATGAAAACCCAAACTATAGACGAATTATTGCTCAAAGCAATGGTCGATTTAATAGATGAAACAGAAAACCCTGAAATAAACAACATTAATTATCAATATGTAGCAGGTAGACAAAGAGTTAGTATGCTTCGTAAAGAAGTCTACGGCCAATATACTCCAGATAAACTCTATGATATTATTAAAAAAAATATAGAATTGGGATTATATACACCAGACTTGCTTACCTGGTATTCAGCTGATGAATGGAATACTATAGAATTATTCATAGATCATGATAAAGATTTAAATTATACCTATGCGGCCATTGCCCAGCTTTGTGAAAAGTATTTGGTACAAAATAGAACAACAGGCAAAATTTATGAAACCCCACAGGTTAGATACGCTGTGGCTGCGGCGACTGCTTTTCATTCTGAACCTCGAGATAAAAGATTAAAGTATGTAAAGGACTACTATGAGTGCGCTTCAGATGGCCATTTCACTCTTGCCACCCCTGTGCTTGCTGGGCTTGGCACTACTACTAAACAGTTCAGCAGTTGCGTTCTTATCAGCAGTGATGATACCCTTGATAGCATATTCGCTGCTGGTGAAATGATGGCCAAATATGCCAGTAAACGTGCTGGCATCGGTTTAGAGATTGGTCGTATTCGTCCATTGGGTTCACCTATTCGTAATGGCGAGATCAAGCACACAGGAATGGTACCTTTCCTTAAGAAGTGGTTCTCAGACCTGCGTAGTTGTAGTCAAGGGGGAATACGTAACGCAAGTTGCACAGTGACTTTTCCAATTTGGCATTATCAATTTGAAGATCTTATTGTATTAAAAAATAATCAGGGTACAGAAGAAACTCGTGTGCGCCAAATGGACTATTCAGTTGTAGTAAACTCTTTATTTTGGAATAGGTTTAAAAACAAAGAAAATATAACCTTATTTGATCCCCATGAGGTACCTGATCTATACGAAGCCTACTACAGAGATAGCAAAGAATTTGAAAGACTATATCTACGCTATGAGCAAGATAAGACAAAAAAGAAAAAAATATTATCCGCGGATGAGATATTCAAAAATGGAATACTTAAGGAGCGAACTGACACTGGCAGAATATACCTGGTCAATATTGACAATGTCATCCAACAAGGTCCCTTTGATACAAGCACTGATCCGATTTATCAATCAAATTTATGCCAGGAGATACTTTTACCCACGAAGCCTTTCCAAAGAATTGAAGATCCTGAAGGACGAATTGCTCTTTGCACTCTTGGATCCATCAACTGGGGTGCCTTTCGCAATCCGCAGGATATGCGAAAAGCCTGTAGAGTATTGGTTCGATCACTAAGCAACCTACTCAACTATCAAGACTTCCTAAGCATACAGAGTAAGCTGGCTAATGAGGATTTCGAACCATTGGGTGTAGGTATTACCAATCTGGCGTATTGGCACGCTAGGCGTGGAATGAAATATGGAGAGACTGATAGTCTTGCCGAAGTTAAGCGTTGGGTAGAACACCAGGCTTTTTATCTCACTGAGACCAGTGTTGAGCTTGCCGAAGAAAGAGGTTCCTGTAAGCGTAGTCAATATACTTGGTATGGACGTGGAGTGTTTCCTTGGGAAAGGAGAAGTAAAAATGTTGACGAACTTACAGATTTCAAGCCCTCGTTAGATTGGGAGATTCTTAGGGCTAAAATGAAAAAGCATGGCATTAGAAATGGTACTTTAATGGCAGTAGCCCCAGTTGAATCAAGTTCTGTTGTATTGAACAGTACCAATGGCATCGAAATGCCTATGGAACTTATTAGTGTAAAAGAATCTAAGGCAGGCAGTTTTGTTCAGGTAGTTCCTGAATATAAGCGCCTTAAAAATAGATATGAACTTATGTGGGAACAAAAAGACTGTATAGGATATCTTAAAACAGCAGCAGTGCTAGCAGCCTATATAGATCAAAGTCTAAGCACTAATACATTTTATAATCCAGGAAACTATCGCGGAGGAAAAATTCCAGGAACATTGATCGCTAGGAACTTAATGTTAGCCTATAAATGGGGTATCAAAACAGTATATTATAGTTTAATCAACAAGGTAGGAGCTAAGTCAGAAATTACAACAGCCACTCAAATACAAAAAGTGGTAGTTGAAGATATAGAAAATTGTGAGGCATGCGTTTTATGAGTGATGATCTAGAAGCCAAAAGAATAGAAATTACAACTCTATTGGCATACTATGGGCTACGTAGCTATGTTGAAATTGAGGATGAAGCAGTACCGATGATTCTTACTACACTTAAGAGTGATGAAGTTATAAGAGTAAGAATTGATGAGGAAGGAGGACTGGTTATTGACCTCGATGACACAGTTACATACAAACAGGAAAAACCAAATGAGCCAAGAACAATATAATTTAAAAAAACAGACTAATTATCTTAAACGTAAAATGTTTTTAGATCCTGAAGGTCCCGTTACCGTACAAAGATTCGAAGAAGTCAAATATCCTAAAATACAAAGATTTGAAGAGCTGGCTCGGGGGTTCTTCTGGGTGCCGGAAGAGATAAGTTTGACAAAGGATAAAATTGATCACAAGGAAGCTAGTGACGCTGTACGTCATATTTTTACCAGCAATCTTTTAAGACAAACTGCGCTTGATAGTATACAGGGTAGAGCCCCATCGCAAATATTCAGTCCTGTGATCAGCATACCCGAATTAGAAGCATTGGTTAGTAATTGGAGTTTTTTCGAAACAAATATCCACAGTAAGAGTTATAGTCATATTATACGTAATGTCTATGGTGTGCCAAAAGAGGAATTTAATAAGATTCACGACACACAAGAAATCGTCAATATGGCATCTACTGTAGGAGAGTACTATGATCGCTTACATAAACTGAATAGCCATAAAGAAACGAAACCTGAGTCAGTAAGTGAAAAGGAACACATTAAATCTATTTGGTTAGCACTAAATGCCAGTTACGCCTTAGAAGCCCTACGATTTATGGTAAGTTTTGCCACAAGTTTAGCCATGGTAGAAAATCGTATTTTTATAGGTAATGGCAATATTATAAGTTTAATCCTACAAGACGAGTTGCTTCATGCTGAATGGACTGCTTTTCTTATTAATCAAGTGGTCAAAGAAGATCAAAGATTTGCCAATATAGTTGACGAATGTCGTAGTGAAGTATATAACATGTATATGGACGTTATAGAGGAAGAAAAATCTTGGGCAGACTATCTGTTTAAAAAGGGAGTGGTCATAGGACTCAATGCTCAGATTCTCAAGGATTTTGTAGACTATACAGCCTATTCAAGACTGAAGGATATCGGTATCAAATATCAAGCCGACCATCCTAAAAATAATCCAATTCCTTGGTTTAACAAACACGTTCATATCAACAAAAAACAAACAGCATTACAAGAAAACGAATCTACAAACTATGTTATAGGAGTAATGAGTGACATAGTTGAGTACGATGATCTGCCCGCACTATAAGGAGAATAATAATGAAGGCAATAATATGGAGCAAATACCACTGTAGTTATTGTGATCAGGCGATAACGTTATTGAAACAACGTGGTATTGAATTTGAAGAACGTAAAATAGGTGACGGGTGGTCAAAAGAGGAATTACTAGAAGTAGTTCCTACAGCTAGAACAGTTCCGCAAATCTTCATCGATGATAAACACATCGGTGGCTACACAGAATTAAGGCAATATCTAGCAGAGGCAGCAAATGGATAAAGATGAAGAACAGTTCATAATTTCAGCAAGTGATGATATGTCATCTCCAGTTATATCTGCACTAAGCTCTGAACAGATTAAGCCATTGGATCTTTCAGACCTAAACTTAGACACTATCACCATAGATACATCTTTGAACAATTATGGGTCTGGTCTAACAGGAGCAGGACAATATGCGGCTGCTGGTAATTATGTCCTTAGCACTAACGGAACTGGTCCTGGTTGGAGTCCTCTTAGTTGGCCTTCAATCACGAGTAGTGTATCTACGATCGACAACACACTTTCAGTTAAGGGTGATGCAGAATTTGGAGGTGATGTGAAAATTCAAGGACATAGTATCCTACATCTGTTGAAAAAAATTGAGGATAGATTAGCGGTGCTTCAAGAACCAGATCCGGAAAAGCTAGAAAAGTTTGCTGCTTTGAAAAAGGCCTACGAACATTACAAGACTTTAGAACGACTTATAGGTGATGAATAATGCTAGTAAACAAAGGTTTTAGTTCAGGTGATATTGTCAGTATTAAACTGATTAACGGTGATGAGATTCTTGCTAGATTTGAATCAGAAACCAATGAAGATGTAACAATAACAAGACCTTTGGTATTGACTATGAACCATACGGACGGATTAGGTATGATGCCTTGGATAATTTTAAGTGCCAAAGAATTAATCACCATTGACAAACGTAAGTTTTTTGTTATGGTTCCTTGTAAGCCAGATGCTGCTAAACAGTACATGGAAGGCACGACAGGGATAGCTTTAGGATAATCTTATGCCATATGTAAGGGGTGCAACTGCTCACGGAGTTGTTCACGTAGCGGACGTTTATAACAGCGGTAATGTATTTGCCAATGGGACACAGATAGCATTGTGGAACGCTCCTGGTAATTCAGAAAGTTTTGTATTAGCAGCAATCAATAGTCCTTCTTTCAATACGGAACAAGTGCTCTTCGAAATAGATGGTGAAGAGGATGAAGCTATCGTTGAGGCAAAACAGCAAGAGCTTGTTAAAAAAGGTGTTATTACCCAATATGAATTAGACAAGGGTAAAGGGGCGGGCGCAAATCCAGCTAATACCAATACTGCTCCCTCGGCTGCTGGTCCAGGCGACACAACAGGGACAGCAACCTTGGCTTCTGAGGTAGATGAAACTTTACTTTATGACGGTACCGCCACTTCGGGCGTAAAATGGTATGTCAAGACTGTAACTAAGCAGCCATTTGTAATCTTCCCCTATGATGTTGCTACAGTTGCCCCTCAGAACGGTACAACTGTTCAGGCTGTATGTGATAATTTGAGATTACTTGTCAAGAATTGTATAGACCCAATCAAAGCAAAATATAAAGATATGTTTTTAACCTGTACATTTAGAAAAGCAGGTGTAGGTGCTACAACTAGCCAACATCCAAAAGGTATGGCCTGTGATATACAATATAGCAGTGCATCAAAAGCAGATTATTATACAAGAGCTCTATGGATTAAAGATAATATTCCATTTGATCAATTTATTTTAGAATACAAAACAACAGGTACAGGTAACCCGTGGCACCATTTAAGTTTTGCTGCTGCAGGAAATAGACAACAGGTGCTTACATTTATGAATGACAAAAACTGTAAAGGGCCTGGAGTTACAGGACTGTATGATTTAAGCAACAGTTGACCATTTCATTTATATGTCATATAATACGTGAACTAAACAACTTATTGGAGAATAACGTGTACAAATATGCCCTTTGGATCAGAATTAATGCTTATCAAACTGCTAACACCTTTATCTTCGCTAATAACGACTATGAAGCCAAAATGCTTGCTGAAGCCCAATACGGTCAAGGAAATGTACTGAATTATAGTCGTGTAAGCGAATAATTCTAGATCACCACCAGTACATATCGGCTGGTGAATTTTATTAGCTATTTTTATCGCAGGAATGTTTCAATATGTCAATGCACCTAGAAGGCCCTTGGTTATCAACTACTGGTAAGCGTAAAGGTAAATTCAAATATACTTCTGCCGAAGCCAAACGCCGTCAACAAGAGCTTGAAAATGATTGGAAAAATCTCAAGTCTAAATATCAAATTGAAGCAGATGAACGTAAAAAACAACATGGTCTAACTGCTAAAAAATTGGTGTATAACCTAGCACCGCCTCCTGGTCGCTCTACCACAGCCAATATCAAAAGTTTAGACAGTGGATTAGGTAATGCTACTAAAAAAGATGCACCAGTGTACACAGGAGATAAAATAGTCGGTATTGGTACTATGCACAAAAGCAACGCTGTTCCAATTTTTTCTGACGCACAGGCCAAAGAAATTTCTAGTATGCGCAGATAATTACCCCGTTTTGGGCTAATAAATATCTCTATGAGTAAATTCAATGAGATACTATTAGCCTACTTGGCCTTGTTAAGCGGACTGGCAATTTCTGCTGTCGCAGTTTATTATTCGGTTGTTGGATTAACTGCCATTTTTGCTGCCGCGGCTATCCCCATTATCATTATGGGTGTGGCTTTGGAAATAGGTAAACTAGTTGCTACAGTTTGGCTAAAGCAAAATTGGTCTATATGTCCTAAATCTGTTAAAATATACTTAATTTCTGCTATCATATTATTGATGGTCATTACCAGTATGGGCATATTTGGATTTTTGTCTAAAGCCCATAGTGACCAAAGCCTAGTGGGTGGACAAGTTCTAAGTCAGTTAGCCATATATGATGAAAAAATTAAAACTACCAAAGAGAGTATTGAAACCAAGCGCCGCGAACTTAAACAAATGGACGATGCAGTGGATCAAGTTATGGCACGATCGCAGGACGAAAAAGGTGCGGATAAATCCATTGCTCTACGTAAAAGTCAACAAAGGGATCGCACTCGTATTTCCCAAGAAATTGAAACCGAACAGAAAAGACTTAGTGAACTTACTAACGAGGCCGCACCAATACGTGCGCAGGTTAGGCAAGTTGAGGCTGAGGTAGGGCCTCTTAAGTACATAGCGGCCTTCTTCTATGGTGAAACTGATCAAACAGTTTTAGAAAAGTCAGTTGTTTGGGTTATAATTATTTTGATCGTGGTATTTGATCCGTTGGCTATAATTCTTCTTTTAGCCAGCCAAATAAGTTTTCAAAATTTAAGAGACATTAAAGATACACCTATAATTGAACAGACTCCTATTGAAACCAAATCAAAAACAGATGAACCCGTCATACCGATAAGTACACTGACTAATACGGTTATTTTCGAAAACTCGGAATCAGTTGATCCCTGGACTCAAGAACAAATTGATTTGAAAAGAACAAAATTGAATGTGAAAGAATATAGAGGTGGCAGTGTTTTAGTTGACTATTATGCTAATATGATCACCACCAAACAATTAAAATTACATCAGGTTCCTGAACAACTGGTAAAAGAAGTCAAAGCGAGATTAAATGAAAAATAAAATCACACTAATAACTCCCCCTGACAAATTTGAAAACGCAAACTTTAATCTTACATTGATAAATTTAAATCAAAGTCAACAAGAATCTGTTACCAATTGGTTAGAGCAAGTAGAGATAGAAAAAGATATGAATATATACTATTTCGGACCAAACGATGACGCTCAATGGTTGTTATATGCTGTAAATCAATCACATCTTACCTACTGTAATATAGATAATCAATGCCAAACAATGTCTGTACTACTATCTTGGATTGTTGCCAAGAATAAAGTTTATTTCAATAGTGAAAACGAAAAGACTTCAACAATATTATCTAATATTACTCATAATAGAGTACCGGATATTAGCTTTTTTTTAGATCATTGCCTTTTTGATAAATTAAAGTTTTACGAATAAATATTTTTTTGATTTGATAAAATGGCTAAAAAACAACAAATTACTGGCAATAAAATAATCTGCGGTGATATACCGCTGAACACAGCACTAAAAAAGTTTAAACAAAAAGTTGAGGATTCTGGAATTTTAGAAGAAGTAAAAAACCGTATGTTTTACGAAAAACCAACTAGTGTAAAAAAACGTAAAAAAGGTGCTGCTCGTGCTCGATGGTTGAAAAAATTAAAAAGTCAAGAATTACCAAAGAAAAATTATTGACTTTAGCTAATTCCTAGTGTACAATACACTATGAATAAAAAACTTACTCTTAAATTCGCCCCAGGCGCTTTTGATGACTTTGATGGAACTCAAGAGGAACTGGATCAACTTGTGAAAACTATCCAAGAAGCAGTAGATTCTGGAGAGATTCTACGAATGTCACAAGAAGTTGATCTAGATGATCTGGTCACTGAAGATCCGGAATTAGCAGAAACCTTAAGATTAATGTTGGAAGACCCTAATAAAAGGAAACTAAACTAATGAGCAAGCACCTAATGGTTGATATGGAAACTTTGTCCGTAACTCCTCAGGCTGTGATTTTATCCATAGGAGCAGTGATATTCAATCCATATCATGAAGGACATACAGACGAGTTTTACTTGAAAGTCACACTAGATGATCAGGATCAATTAGGTAGAGAAATAGATCCTAAAACTATCGACTGGTGGAGTAAACAAGATCCTGCAATAATGGAAGAAGCTTTTGATGAAACTGGTAGAATACTACTTAGCGAATCTATTGAACGATTTCATAAATTTGCCTGGGGGTGTGATGCTTTTTGGAGTCACGGTGCTACTTTTGACCTTGTAATACTTGAAAACATATACAAGAGCTTTAATAAAGGGTTACCTTGGAATTATTGGCAGTTAAGAGATACCCGTACATTATTTGATCTAGGATTTGATCCAGAAATGCCGCAAAATAGTAAACACGATGCTTTGCAAGATGCTATTAGGCAGGCTATCGGTGTTCAAAATGTTTATAGGAAAATAGCTCTGCTGAGGCAAGAATGAAAATAGGTAAATTAGATAAAAGGCATAACGGATATGATCGATTCAAATACTTCGCCAGTTTCTCCTCTACCAATCTATATAAATTTGTAGAAGTAAGAAACTGGTGTTGGCAAAATTGGGGTCCTAGTTCTGAGTTGGACATAACCGGTTTAGGTGACCAGAAATGGGCCTGGATTCATGGTCAATATAATACAAGGATTTATTTGGCTACAGACGCAGAATACCAATGGTTCGTTTTAAAATGGAAATAGTATGAAAATTACCCTAGTATCAGATCTACATCTTGAGTTTAGCGACGTCAACCTTACTAACGAACAAGGTGCTGATGTTCTAATCCTTGGTGGCGATATTATGGTAGCACAAGACCTACACGATCATCCCGAGCCTGCCAATGCCATTGAGCGATCAATGATTGCTCATGGTCAAGGTTTAGGACGTAGGCAGGAAAAGGCTCAACAATTTAGGGATTTTCTAAAAAGAGTAAGTTTTCAATTCCCACACGTTATCTACATTGCGGGTAACCACGAGTACTATCATGGTAAATGGCCAGATAGCATTCGATACCTACGTGATGAAGTCAGTGTATTTCCTAACATTTATTTTTTAGAAAATGACGTAAAGGAAATTGATGATGTAGTATTTGTGGGTGGTACCCTTTGGACTGATATGAACCGGGGTGATAGTGCGACTATTAACATGGTAAAGGCCATGTTAAATGACTATCGTGTTGTAAGAGATAGCACTAAAGAATATAGCAAACTACATCCACTTACTACATTAGGTAGACATCGTGAAACCTTGAAGTATATAAAGAATGTTGTAGACAGTGATCCCACTCGTAAGTATGTAGTGGTTGGTCATCACGCACCTAGTAAACGCAGCACCAAGCCAAAGTATGAAAAAGAATTTCACTTGAATGGTGGTTATAGCAGTGACCTAAATGAATTCATTGAGGCACGCCCACAGATCAAATTATGGACTCATGGACATACACATGATGTTTATGATTATATAGTTGGTAGTACTCGCATTGTATGTAACCCCCGTGGCTATGAGGGTTATGAGCCAGATAGTGGATGGGATCCTAACTTCACAATTGAGGTATGATAGCACTCAGAGTTTTTGATATAAAACCCAACGAGGTTTTAGAGATAGTTCACCAAGTTAAGCAGCAGGGTTATAAACAGGGTATTGATTTTGATTTCGCACATTTTCAAGCAAAAATATCAATAGATGGTGTAGAAAGACGTTATACTAACTTTATGTTTTACAATGAAAAATTAGCTACTTATTTTGCTTTGAGGTATCAATGAGACCAATCCAAGATGAACTATATGAAAATTGGTGCGATCGATCTCGTATTTTTGAGCGAAATGTTGCTATTAGTCGAATATCTCAGAATGAAAATATCAAACTCGTTTTGGAAGAAATGTCTAATAAACTCTTATCCAAAATGATGCATCCGTTATTTGAAATAATCAAAGAAGAAATTGTTAATGATTATGATCCTGTTAAATCTAGAGAAGAATACAAACGATTATATTTGGATAAAGTTGGGCCTAGAGCCGACCACGTTTCTAATGACTAATTTTTAAAATTTGTATATAATATAGATAAATAAATTTATATCAGACCTAATGGCTGATATATAGGCATAAGCCAAATTACTCACTTTTTAAGGAGAACAGATTATGAGTAAAGTCATCGGTATCGATCTCGGTACTACCAATAGCTGCGTCGCAGTAATCGAAAACGGAAATCCCAAGGTAATTGAAAATTCAGAAGGTGCTCGTACTACACCTAGTATCATTGCCTACGGTGAGGAAATACTTGTTGGAGCACCGGCAAAGCGCCAAGCAGTAACCAATCCCAAGAACACTATCTATGCTGCTAAACGACTGATCGGCAGAAAATTTAAGGAAAATGCTGTACAAAAAGATATCGATTTAATGCCCTATAAAATCATCGAGGCAGACAATGGTGATGCTTGGGTAGAAGCCAATAATCAAAAACTAGCACCTCCTCAGATCAGCGCAGAAGTATTGCGTAAAATGAAAAAGACTGCTGAAGATTATCTAGGTGCGGAAGTAACACAGGCTGTAATCACTGTACCTGCCTACTTTAACGATAGTCAAAGACAGGCTACTAAAGATGCAGGCCGTATAGCTGGACTTGAAGTTCTACGTATTATTAACGAACCTACTGCGGCGGCATTGGCCTACGGCGTAGACAAAACAGATAAAAAAGATCGTAAAATTGCTGTATATGATCTAGGTGGTGGAACATTTGATATTAGTATTATTGAGATAGCCAACATTGACGATGATAAGCAAATTGAAGTATTAAGTACCAATGGTGATACATTTTTAGGTGGTGAAGATTTTGATCAACGCATTATGGATTTCCTAGTCACCGAGTTCAAAAAAGAACAAGGAGTTGATCTAACTAAAGACGTTTTGGCACTTCAGCGTCTCAAAGAGGCTGCTGAAAAAGCTAAAATTGAACTAAGTAATAGCGCTCAAACCAATGTAAATCTGCCATATGTAACCGCAGATGCTACAGGACCCAAACATTTAAACATAAGCATAACCAGAGCTAAATTAGAAAGTCTTGTGGATGAACTTATTCAACGCAGTATTGAACCTTGCCGTATCGCTATGAAGGATGCAGGAGTAACTGCAGCAGATATAGATGAGGTTATCCTTGTAGGTGGTATGACACGCATGCCTAAGGTACAGGCTACAGTTGAACAGGTATTTGGGAAGGCTCCGCGTCGAGATGTCAATCCAGATGAAGCTGTAGCAGCAGGGGCAGCTGTTCAAGGAGCAGTGCTTGCAGGTGATCGTAAAGATGTTCTTTTACTTGATGTCACTCCATTGAGCCTAGGTATTGAAACACAAGGCGGCGTAATGACCAAGGTTATTCAAAAGAATACAACTATTCCTACTAAAAGTAGCGAAATTTTTAGCACCGCAGAAGACAATCAACCTGCAGTTAGCATTAGAGTATTCCAGGGCGAAAGAGATCTTGTAGTGTACAATAAGTTACTAGGAGATTTTAGTTTAGGTGGTATTAACCCGGCTGCTAGAGGAACTCCTCAAATCGAAGTAACTTTTGATATAGATGCTAATGGTATCTTAAATGTTAGTGCTAAAGATAAAAGCACAGGTAAGGAAAATCAAATTACCATTAAATCAAGCAGTGGTCTAACCGAGTCTGAAATTAAAAAGATGATCAAAGAAGCGGAGGAAAATGCTGAGGCAGATAAGAAGCTAAAGGATCTTATCACTAGCCGTAACAGTGCAGAATCTCAACTTTATTCTGTAAAGAAAGATCTAACCGAGTTTGATACTATAATTACAGAAGAAGAAAAAACTAGGATAAATGACAGTATTAAAGATCTAGAAGAAAAGGTCAAATCTGAAGATGCAGAAGCTATTCAAAAGGCCACTATGACATTAGTCCAAGATTCCTTGCCAATTCTTAAAGCCAAACAGGAAAAAGAAAAGGCAGAAAAAACTGCTAAAGATCAACCTAAAGACGAAAAGGTTGTTGATGCAGAATTTACTGAAGTTAAAAACTAATTTCAGTATAATTGGGGGTACCTAATAGGGCCCCATAAGTGTCTTACTTTTTAAGGAGATATATTATGACACAATTAGTTAGATTTGATACAAACGCTTTAAATAGGTCCTTTTTGGGTTTTGATCATTTGTTTAATGATTTGGAACGTAGATTTACTAATCAAATCAATAACAATTATCCGCCCTATAATATTATTAAGACCAAAGAAAATCACTATAATCTTGAGGTGGCTGTCACAGGATTTCAAAAAGATGAAATTACTGTAGAAGTAGATCAAGACATGTTGATTGTCAAAGGCGAAAGGCAACGTCAAGACGATGATGAAGTACAATATCTACATCATGGACTGGCCAATAGGGATTTTACAAGAACTTGGCCTTTGGCTGAACATATTGAAGTAGGCGAAGTTACTATTAAAAATGGTGTGCTTACTATCAATCTAGAAAGAAAAATTCCTGAATCATTAAAACCCCGTGTTTTGAAGATTAAGGAAGCCTAATCACCGTGGGGGATAATCCCCCACTAAATTATAGCTAAATATAATTATGACAACTGAAACTGTTCTTGAGAAAACTAACAAAACTCTTGACAAATTTAAGGAGCCAAAAAAATATAAAGTCATTGTTTTAAATGATGACGTTACACCTATGGAATTTGTTATAGCATTATTAACCACAGTTTTTAGACACAGTATGGAGGCCGCCAGAGATATTACGCTGAAAATTCATAATGAAGGTAGTGCTGTGGTTGGGATATATAATTATGAAGTAGCAGAACAAAAGACATTTGAAGCGAAAAGTTTAGCTAAGGCCAATAACCTACCTTTACAGATAACTATGGATCAAGAGTAACAATGAGTTTAAAAGAACGTACTAAAGAAAAGCACAAGCAGGCAGAATCAACTTTATTTATGGAATCAGTTTTCAAAAAGAAACTACCAACTGACTTATGGATAGACTGGACGAAACAAAAAAGTTTTTTTTATAATAAGATAGAATATTATTCAGACCAATTAGGGATTTTAGAGGGAATTGAAGATATTAGAAGAAGTTATTACCTGCTTCAAGATTACTCAATTATGAATAACGGTAATTTGATTCATTCTATAAGGACACCAGTATTAGAATATGGTAATTACCTTGATTCTATAGGTAATGATAGAAATAAAATTCTTGCTCATTTATATACCTGGCATATGGGAGATATGTTTGGCGGGCAAATGATAAAGAAAATTGTACCTGGATCACATTTAGCATTGGAATTTAACAATTCTCAAAGTATTATGTCTAATCTTAGAGAGAAACTAAGTGACGATTTGGCAGACGAAGCTAATATAGCGTTTGATTGGGCCATAGAAATGATGAGCGATTATGACAACCACTTGGAACAAAATTATCAACTTAGCTGAAAGCATTGAAGATAAATTCAAAGCTACCGGCGAACGTTATCAAGAAAAAGAACATGCCTACGATTGGTATAATAATCTATATTCTAGTATAAGATATAGAAGAGCACACATTGAAATAGTAGATAAAAGAAATACACACGGTATATATATTTTACATTCAACAGTGTTCCCTCATTTTAACGACCCTAGTCCAATTTGGGGATTTGATGCTATCTGCGGCAAAAATAAAATAACAGGCGCTTTTCACGATTTTAGTAATGGTGGAGATCCTACGCACGACATGATGAATTGGTTTGATAAAGCAACACAGGATCTAGCTTGGTCTAAACCTCGACAACTTCCAGATTGGGCTAAACAAATTTTTAGTAAAAGTATGGTAGCTGCTGGTAATATACAAGAGGAAATAGAAATTGATCTACTTTGTCATTTAGCTAATACTTCTCTTAAGTATTATCTTGAAAATGTAGGAATAACTCAGACTTGCGGGGGAGATTTTCATATGGCGCAAAATCGTTACTGTCATTACCAAAAACAAAACCCACAAGTGATCAAAAGTATGGTAGCTATGGGTGTTCCTGAACCTACTATTATAAAATTTGTAGACGAAATTTTGTTCCCAGAAACCGTATAAATATTTTATTATGCGATTTAGTGAATTCTCAACCCCATTAGAAGAAGGTGGAAAAAGCAGCGGTGTTAGGTATAACAGCGAAATTGCGATGTTATGCGCTCTCATAGGTTCTGATCCTGAAACATTTAATCCTGCTAATCCTCAGTTAACTATTCCTTCTGAATCATTATCAGATCCAACTGGTACATATAATTCAATAAAAAAACTTTTAGGACCTAACTTTGATCAAGGACTATTTTTAAGATGGTTCCAGATAGGCTCTAAATATTCTGAACTTATTAAAAATAAACTATCAGAAACAGGAGAGTCAATTATCAGTTTCTCATGGGCAGGTGGAAAAAACAAAGCAGACAATGCTGCAGATATCGGATTTGAAGGAACTAGCATAGCAGGAATAAGTCTTAAGGCAGAAGGAGGAATCACTCTTGCTAACCTAACACCTAAGGCTCTGGGACTGACTCCAGAAAGAGGAAATGATATATTTTATCAATACGCTCAAGACGAATTTAAAAAAATGAAGCAGGATATTTTCAATGATGTGTTGGCGCAGGCACAAAGCCAACCGGGTGAAGTAATCGCTCCATTGACAGACAAATATACAATAATGTTTGACCCTGCTACACAAAAGTTTACTTGTAAAGGTAAAACCAGTTTAACAGCAGATGCTAATACTATTATTGCCTCTTCAGGTAAAAATGCAAAATGGCAACGTGTGTTTGGTGATTGGTTTCAGGCCAATTGGCAAACAAAGAAAGCATATGCTACTCCTTTATTTTCTAAGATTGCTACTGTTTTTGAAGCTATAATTGAAAACAATCTTAAACAAAATAACAGTCTTACATCTATGCTTAGATTTTCCAAACAGCCTTACTTTTATGCAAGTGTAAACGGACTTTATTATGTACCTAGTATAACAGAAGTTGAGGACCTCCAACTAATGGGATTGAAGTATGGAGCCCCAGACGGAACTAGTCAACTATTTGTAGCCCAAATTGGACGTCCTGACAGCAACGAGTTCGCAGAGTTAGATATCTATATTAGATATGCTAACGGTATGTTTGAAAGTAATCCTACAGTTAGAATTCAAACTCTACGAAATCCTCAATTTATCAGTTGGGAAAAATTATCTTAATTAGATAAGTATCCATATAAATAGTTATATGGAGATATTACTATTAATGTTTCTGCTACAGGCCAAACATTGGTACGCAGACTTTTTCATTCAAACATATGATCAAACTGTAAAAAAGGGAATTTATGGTGATCCTATAGGTTTAAGCCACTCATTAGATCATATCCTATGGAGCATAGTGGCTCTTGTAATTTTTAGTTTCTTTCATTATCTTACCCCAGTTGAAATACTGGCTATCAGCATTTTAGAAGGTATCGCTCACTATCATATAGACTGGTTTAAGGTAAAGTATGGAACTAAGGACATGACCAAGCCTAGATTTTGGCGAGAGTTTGGTGCAGATCAAATGGCACATCATATCTGCTACTTGTTTATAATTTGGTATATAATGGTTAGAAGCAGTTAAATTCTTAAACGCTCCGATAAATAATATATAACTAAGGAGCGACTATGAAGAAAATTGCGTTGGTATTGCTTCTCATTCCAACACTTGTTCATGCTGAATTGGTTCAACAATTTAAGAGTCCAAGTTTTAACGGACAAAATTGGAGCAGCCATGTTCTTACCATAGACAGTATAGAAAAAGCACGTAAAGATAACATCGAGAGCCAGAAGAAATCAGAAGAGGCTAAATTGTTAGCCGAAGCACAGAATACACCATTGGCTCGCTTTATGAGCCTGTTTACCAGTCAAGTATATGCTCAATTGGCCAGTCAACTTAGCACAAATCTATTCCAAAATAAATGCCAAGGTGCAGACGGATTAGCCATACCCGGTTGCGTTAATCCTTCAAGCGGAGTGTTTAGTTTAGATGGTAATACTATTACCTGGGTAAAAACGGACAAAGATGTTACTTTGACAGTGGTTGATAAGGCAGGCACCGTAACTGTTGTCAAAGTTCCTATAGCAAGTTTTGGATTCTAATATGAAGAATATATTTAAACTAACTATCATAGCGGCCAGTATAGCCATATCGGGCTGTAATGCCATTCGTCCAGTGTTAGATGCTAAAGCAGCCAGTGAACCCAGAGTCAGCCAAAACATGCTGAAAGAACTTAATCAAGTTCCAGCACCAATGGGTCCTCCTATCACTGTGGCTGTATATAACTTTAGAGACCTAACAGGACAACGTAAACCCAGTAACACACTGAGTCTTTTTAGTTCAGCAGTGACACAGGGCGCAGAAAGTTATCTAATTAAAACACTGGCAGAAGTAGGTAATCGTCAATGGTTTACTGTGGTAGAACGTGTTGGTCTTGACAATCTATTAAAAGAACGTCAAATGATCAAACAGACTCGTGAGATCTATGACGGTGAAAAGGCCAAGATGCTGCCACCGATGACACTGGCAGGTGTTATCATTGAGGGCGGTATTATAGATTATAATTCAAACACACTGACAGGTGGAACTGGAGCACGTTGGTTAGGCATAGGGCCATATACTCAATATACACAAGATTTGGTCGTTATTAGTCTAAGACTGGTCAGTGTTCAAACAGGTGAAGTATTAACCAGCGTCACTATTGAAAAGAACTTACTATCTACAGCAGAAGGTGTTACTACATTTAAATTCTTCAACACTGCCACAAGAGCCTTTGAATTAGACTCAAGTCAGACTTTTAATGAACCGGGCAACTATGCTCTACGTTCGGCCATAGAAGCGGGTGTAATAGAACTTATTCGTCAAGGAGAAAGCCAAGGACTGTGGAAATACAAGGAGCAAGTGAAACATGACGTGGTTCCGACACCGCAGCCCAAAACTGCCCCCCAGTCTACTGAATCAGCCCCCAATCAAGGATTGGTCGACTCCAGCGGCCAACCAGTTAAAACAAACTAAGAAGGACGGAGCGAACATGAAAAAAACACTATTAACACTGCTGATGATCTCAGCATTTCCGGTAGCAGCACAAACAACAGTGGCAGCACCAACTCCAACGACCCCCGTTGATCCCACAGTGGGAGTGATGGCAGGCACCGCCACAGCACTGACACAGAGTGCGACCAATCGTGTGTTCGTAGATCAAGACGGCGAACGTCCTAATGTCAGCATTACACAAACAGGTAGTGGCAATACAGCAGGCAGTGATTCAACATATAGCAAAATTATAACAGGTATTGTGGATCGACTAAACGCAGGTGGTGTGCGTCAATACACAGTAAACAGTGCTTTGTATCTACGTGGTGACGATCATAACATTATCTTAAATCAAGTGGGCAACAATAACACCATTGCTATGAAGGCCATAAGCCCAGATGTAGCAGCACAGGGAGTAGATATTACTATTCAACAATTAGGCAACAGTAACTTTGCTGATGTCCTATGCGGATCAGGATCAAGTTCAGCAGGAACAGCATTGACAGGTTGTAAAGATGCTGTGCTGAATTGGAAATTTACAGGCAATAGCAATGCCATACAGTTTCGTGGCACAGGTGATGATCTAAACAGCCAGATCACAGTGACCAGTGGAAACAGCAATGAATTTAACATTGACTCTGTAGGTAATAAGCATAATCAAACTATCACCGTGGCAGGTAACTTCAATGTGTTTAATATCAGTCAAACAGGTAACAGCGCCTATGGTAGCAGTGTTTGGATGGATGTAAATGGAGCAAGTAATAGGTTTGCTATCAGTCAAGCAGGCACACAGGACAATGTAGTTAAAATTACCACTGTGGGCAGTAGTGGAGTTTGGAATATAATCCAAAGAACAACACCATAAGGAGTTGTCGTGCGTTATTACTTTTTAAGTTTATTATTTTGCGCCACCACGGCCTGGGCAGACATAGGTTCAGTTACAGAGATCACAGGCAGTGGCACAATAAAACGTGGTAAAGATTCTGTGACAATAGCCAAGGGAACGGTGATTCAAACCAATGATAAGATTGAAACAAAGAATGGCAAGGTTAAAATTACTTTTAAGGACAATACTACAGTATCAGTCACGGAACACAGTAGTTTGGTTATTGATGATTTTGTTTATGATCCTAAAAATGCTCAGGGAGGAAAACTTGGTCTAAAGGCCACTGGTGGTGCTGTGCGCTATGTAAGTGGTGCCATAGCTGGTGCTAATCCTAATGCTGTGAAAATTAATACACCCACTGCTGCTATTGCTGTGCGTGGCACTGACTTTGTTATGGCAGTAAATGAAACTGGAGCATCTACTGTGATATTGATGCCCAGTTGCGAAGATAACACAGGACCTAATGTAAAAGGTGCTGTATGTGGCAGTGGTGCTATTGATGTAGAAAGTGGCCCTAACCTTGTCACTATGAATCGTCCATTTCAAGCCACTATGGTAGAAACAGCGGGCGCACCACCTACGCCACCATTGACAGTGAATTTGTTTGCTACACCCGTAGGCACTAATTTATTAGTCAGTCCTCCACCTATAATGAGCGGTGCGCCGTTGGTAGCAGCCGCAAGAGCAGCCGCGGCAGCAGCAGGTGTTCCGGGAGCAAAGAAAAATGACGCAAAGAAAGAGAGCAAAGAAGAGAGCAAAGATGGTGGCGACAATTCTGAACAGGTCGCAAGTAACCAGGCGGCAGAAAGTAAAAAGGCTCAAGAAGCCCCTGCTTCAGACAGCAAGACCACAGTAGCACAGGCTGAGGCCAAAGAAGAAGTTGTAGCCACTGCTGCCAAAGAAGAAACAAAGTCAGAAGATCCAGAATGGCTACGTAAGATTTATAAAGATAAAAGTGAAACCAAACAGGTAGGTTGGGCCATAGAATCAGTAAGTCAAAATGGTCGCAATGTAGCACAGGTTTCGCTACAGATGAGCACACAAGTCCAAGTTAGCGTTACACAGGATATGATGAGTATCAGTAACAATTTTAGTTCAGGACGCCCTCAAGGACAGATTATAATTAATCAAACATACAGATGAAATACGGATATAAATGGGTCACAGGATTTGGCATATTTGTTCTTATACTATGCCTAAGTTTAGTTTTTATAGCAATCTCGCCTACTCCGGCTCGTGCTGACGTCACCGACCTACAACTACCTGTAGGTAAGGTATTTGACAGTCAATGGAACGTAGGAGCCTGCACCGCAGCCAGTGGAACCTGCTCAGTCAGCGGCCTTGTATCAAGTCAACTTTATAGTCCATCAGCAGGATGGAAAAGTTTTACCTCAGGTATGACTGTGCGTTTTAGTTATAATAACGGCAGTGTGGCAGGCAACCCTATACAGTTAGAACTATGGAATAGTAATAATACTCTAAACACTGTGATGATACCTTATGGCAGATTTATTGCTTTTGAAAATGGTGCTAATGAAGGTCGTCAATATATGTTTGTGGATAACACCACTTGGTATGGATATTATATAAATTTACAAGCATCAACCTCAACTACCAGTTCAACTTGGAATCACGGTGGTGCTGCCACTACAGCACAATATCAAGCAATCACACAGGCCATGGTCACTGCGCCACCGCCACCAGCCATACCCACAAATAATGTAGCACAGACCAGTGGGTCAAGTCTATATCCCTATACCAGAGGAACATCAAATCGTGGATGGACAATACAATGGTGGGACTGCTGTGGCAGCGGTGGTTGGAATATGTCAAATGCTACCTGGAGTCAAGGCGGCACAGGCAGTGGATTTTATGCTTGGGTCACAGGATATCTCCGCTGGCCAGGTGCTCAAGACGGTGTAAGTAGAACCATATGGTTTAGAACAGGTTGGGATGACAAGCATAGATTATACATAAATGGCACACAGGTAACTAATGGTGATTGCTGTTCCTACTCTTATGGTTCATATACTGCCAAACCTGGTGAAATACTTTATGTTCAATTTTATACAGACAACAGTGGCGGTGGTCCTACCAGTTGGGAAATAGCCTGGGATCCACAGGGTGACGGCACCTATGAAATATTAGGTGGCGAAAGCATAGGATTAGAAGCAGGTGGTGGTTCCAGCTGGTATTCAAGCACAGAGACTGCCGCACAACTTAATCAAAAGAATTCAGATCGTGCTCGATTAGCAGCATTGGCACAGGGCAATAAATTATATATCGCACAAAGTGGCAGTTACGCAGATGTTGATATTATACAAGAAGGTTCAACAAATTATATACAGGGTCGTGGTGGTGTAGGTGATGCTCAACTCATAGGTAATTATAATACTCTACGTATTAGACAAGGTGATGGCCTAGGTTCAGGTAAGAACCTAATTGAGTTTGATGTTAATGGAACTGCTAATACTGTGACACTGTTACAAGGGTGGAATGGAACTTGGCCCTCTGTCAGTAAGGATGGATTAGAAAGTGGCGGACATTTTATTGATCTAAAACTAACAGGTAACAATAACACAGTGACATTTCAACAGGCCAACGTGGGTGCGGCAAATTCAGGACACTATAATAGATCAGAAATCACAGGTGACACTAATACAGTGTTAGTAAGACAACTATGGGGCAGCGCAGCCTATCACACATTCTTCGGCAACATTACTGGTAATAGTAATAATGTAGATGTATTACAGACAGGCTCAGCAGCCAAGTATATGGATCTTACCTTGACAGGAAATGGACACACTGTGGTGGCCTCACAGTCAGGCACAGGTAGTCATAGAGCAACAATTGATCTAACCAGAGTGCTAGGATCATCCACTTTAAATCTTACTCAACAAGGTGCTGTCACACAACAATATAACATTACTCAGGCCTGCGCTAATCTTAGTGGTTGCTCAGTGACAGTAACACAGGGTTCGCCATGAACATCAATCAATTACACAAAGAAATTTGTCTACAGATCTTTCGTGTGATAGAATTATGCTATAGTCAAGGTGTTACAACAACCTGGCGTGACATTTATCTATTTCTTAGACTACCTAAAAAAATTTGGGAAGGTGATACTGATTTAGATGAAAAAATTATAGTATCTTCAGATGAAGAACTAGAAATGATCCGCGACCTTTTAATGGCCAACTTCGCTACAAAACATTAAATATACACATAGGATCCTTACAGCAAAATTATTTGGCCTTCTTGATCGCTGTTCACAGCGTGTGATATCCCAAAACGGATCCTGTTTATAAAGCAACCACATGAAAAAATTCTTATTAGTATTGTTGTTATTTCCATTCACTGCTCATGCTCAACAAACTGCCTATAAGGCCGTAATGTGTGCAGATACTCAAAATGTTATAAAATCTCTTACTGGAAATGATTATAAAGAACGACCATTCTGGATGGGTGTTGATCAGAAAGATCATACATTCTCAATTTTTTATAATAAAGAAACTACAGGGTGGACCATAATTGAATTTAAAGGTAAGACTGCCTGTATATTGGGCGCTGGTGAGGAAAGTCAATTAAGTCAAGAGCTAAGTAAAATAAAGTAAAGGGATAAAGCATTATGTTCATATTATCAGGTGGCATGACATTATCGGGAGGGCTCACATTTACACCGACCTATAATTTAGCCTCATCTGGATTGAGAGTTCATTTAGATGCTGCTAATACTAGCAGTTATCCGGGATCGGGTTCGACCTGGACAGATCTAAGCGGAACTGGAAATAATGCTACATTAATTAATACTCCTGTTTATAGTGCTAGTTTTGGTGGATACATAGGAGATAATGGTTCTAATACAGCATATATGTCGCTGGCAAATGCGTCTAGTACTCTAGTTTTCGGAACAGGTGATTTTACTATAGAAATCTGGCATAGACCGAAATTTGATACTACGAGTGGTAGTGTATCTGCTGTATTATTCCAAATTGGAGGAGTATTGTTATCCTGGGATAATATTTACAAATCTTGGAACGGTGAATCTATTTCAACAGGTGGGAGTGGAACTTATACCGCAAGACCAGATAGTAATAATAATATATTAGCATTGTGTCCTCAAAATATATGGAAGCAGGTAGTGTATAGAAGGCAAGGAACAACAGCACAGATTTTTTATAATGGGGCTTTGGTAGCTACTGGAACTGATAATGCCAATTACACAGGAGGAGGTCCTCAAGGTAATTATTGGATAGGTGAAAGAGATCCTTATCCTGAACAGCAATTTAAATGCGATGTAAGTATTTTAAGAATCTACAATAGAGCTATCTCTAATTTAGAAATAAGTGATAATTTTAATCTCCAGAAAACAAGATATAGCATTTAAAAATAAGGATAGGGAATAATGTTAATTCAAGGAGGAGTATTAATTAGTAGTGGAGTATCTATGATAGGTATTCCTTCACAAATAGATATTCTTCTTGTGGCAGGTGGGGCCGGCGGTACTAGGTCTTTTAATGGTGGCAGTCCCGGAGGTGGGGCCGGAGGATGGATAGAAGTTTTTAATATTGATCTAGTATCTGGTACAACTTATAATATCACAATAGGTTCCGGTGGTAACGGTGGCGGATATAGTACTTCTAATAATGGTAATGACAGTTTATTTGGCACATTGCTCACAGCCAAGGGCGGAGGCGCTAATATATTAAATGGTTTTTGGTCTGAAAATGGTCGAAGTGGTGGAAGTGGTGGTGGAAGTGCTCCAGGATCTACTTGGGTAGGAGGATCCGCAACACAACCACTACAACCTGGTCTAAGTGGCGCATATGGATTTGGTAATCGTGGCGCCAGTGTTGTAGTATCAAATGGTGATGTAGGAGGGGGAGGTGGTGGAGCAGGCGGACCTGGCGGATCTGTAACAACTGTTGCAGATGGAGGAGCTGGCAAACAAAGTTCTATATCAGGAACCCCTACATTTTACGCTGGGGGAGGTGGCGGAGCATCTTATGGAACAGCAGGAACTCCCCCTCAACGAGCAGGAGCAGGAGGCAGTGGTATAGGCGGTGATGGGAGCAATCTAAATGGTGCCGCTGCCGCTGTGGGCGGAAGTGGAAGTATCAATGGTTTACTAAATTCCGGATCTGGTGGAGGTGGAGCTTACGGATTCACTTCGGGAAATGGAGGATCTGGAGTGTGTATATTAAGACATCCAAATACAATACCACAAAAAACTACCACCGGATCTCCTACTATAACAACCAGCAGCGGATATATTATATATATATGGACTGGAACTGGAAGTATAACATGGTGAGATCTTATGGCACATTTTGCTAAGTTAGACGAAAACAACATAGTATTATTAGTATGTACGGTTAATAATAATGTAATACTTGATGAACAAGGTATTGAAAGAGAATCTAAAGGAATTGACTTTTTAACCGGATGGTCTGGTGGGCACCGTAATTGGAAACAAACTAGTTATAATTGCTCTTTTAGAAAAAACTATGCCGGTATCGGTGATAGATATGATCCTGTTTTAGATGCTTTTATCTCACCCTCACCTTACCCTAGTTGGAACCTAAATACACAAACTTGTAGATATGAACCTCCTGTTCCGTTTCCGAGTATTCATGAAAATAAACGATGGGGTTGGGACGAAAATATTCAAAACTGGATTGAAATACCTTAATTCTATATAGAAAAATTAAACACAGGGAGACGCAATGTTAGAAACTTGCTGCGATGTTTTAGCAGAAGCATATCACCGTAATTGGATTACCAGTAGAGACGGTAATCTCAGTATTAGATACCACGATCGTAATCATTTTTATATAACACCAAGTGGTGTGCGCAAACAAAAACTACAATACGATATGTTTAAAAAGATACGTATTGCTAATAAGGGTACGACAGAATATCCTGAAGTCATAGAACAAGATGATATCAGTGGTAATTTACAGCCCAGTGGAGAACTGCCATTACATTGGGGACTTCAGAGACAAATGGGACAGCACTCAGAAGATATTCGTGTGGTAGTTCATCTTCACCCAACATACACCATAGCGGCCATGCACCGTGGCATAATCCTACAAGACCTAGTGAAAGACTTTCCTGAACTTAGTCGTTATACTAAAGTAGCACCTAATGTAGGTGATGTTGCTCCGATCAGCCAAGAACTAGCAGATGAATGCCACCGCGCCCTAGAGCTAGATAAGTTTGGCAATATTGCCTATGACATAGTAGGCATAAAAGGACATGGAGTAGTGGCCATAGATACCACACCCTGGCGAGCCTTTGAGCATATAGAGAGATTAGAGCACATTTGCCAAATAGTCTTGGCCAGCGGTGTAAAATAGTGTATAATCCTTGTATAGGACAATAAATATCACACCTAACACATATAGAGGATTTTATGAAACAACTAGCAATTCTAGCATTATCAGCCCTACCATTTACAGCACAGGCAGACGAGGCTCTACTTAAAAAGTATAACTGCACTGCCTGTCATCAAAACGCTGCCAAACTAGTAGGACCAGCATATAAGGATGTAGCAGCAAAATACACAGGCCAGAATATGACCGATAAACTAGCGGCCAAGATCAAGGCAGGTGGTGCTGGTGTATGGGGACAAGTTCCTATGCCCCCTCATCCACAGATTCCGGACGCTGATCTTAAGAAAATGGCCGCATATATTCTAACCATTAAGTAACAGATATGAAATACGCCATCGCTACATTTGTAGCCTTTATCTTGCCCGTTTTAATTGGTCTTGGTCTATACGCCATCAAGGATCAACACTACGGTGTAACTAACATATGTAATGAACAATTTTACCCAGATCTCTGCGGTAAAAAGACTGACAAAGAATCTTAATTTTTTAACAGGAGACACAGACCATGTTCGGACTTATTAAATTTCTCATTTCTCTATATCGTGCTTTCGTAGCACTACTTGATCCCAATCGTAATGCGCTCAAAGATGCACCCCCTCAAATTAAGTATATCACCAGCGTATTTTTAGCGACATTTTGGGCATTAGCATTCAATCTATATACAGGAGAACTTTGGTATCTTGGGTATAACATCATTGGACACTTTGCTATAGTGAGTATGGCATTTGTCACTTGGTTGGTATTCCGTCATTTCCGTAAGACCTATACAAATAGATCGGAGTACGATCTACTACGTGATCCTAACCGCTTGCCCAAGTGTTATGAACTGACCGATGAAGAGAGACTACAGGCCGCACAGAAAGCAAGTTTTCAAAATTAAACCAAATCCCTGTATCTCGGCATTAAATATTCCATATTATGGCAACTATAAAGGCACAACATGGAATCAAGATACAGGGAACTAGAACACCTCATCACTAAATTTACCAGGCAAATACCCGATACTGAAGAATATAACACAAGACTAGCAGAAGAATTAGAACTCATAGCACAACTAGGTTTTGCCAAACACTTTCTAAGAGTTAGAGAAATATTGGATCTAACTCGTGACATTCCACACATAACCAGAGGTTCAGCAGGCTCAAGCCTGATCTGTTATCTAATGGCTATATCAGATGTAGATCCTGTTAAGGAACGCATACCTTTAGCACGTTTTATGAATCCTAAACGTGATGACTTACCTGACATAGACTTAGACTTTCCTCACTGGCAACAGGAAACTGTGATGAACAGGATATACAAAAGATGGCCAGGACAATCTGCCCGTGTGTCAAACTATGTAACCTATAAAGAAAAATCTGCCATACGAGAAGCCGCTAAGAGATATGGTGCCAAGGGCAGACTACCTCGCAATATTGATCTCGATAAGGTTGTGCCCGAATTCGCCGAAGATGCCAAAAGGCTAGTTAAAAAACTACTAGGTAAGAAACGCTGTATATCTAAACACTGCGGTGGCATATTGATCTTTGATCGCTCAGTGCCTAAAAGCCTAATCAATGCTGAGAATCAAATTCTACTGGACAAATATGAAATTGAAGATCTTGAACACTTTAAGATAGATATCTTGGCTAATCGTGGGCTAAGTCAACTATGGGAAATAGAACAGCGTTCATTGTCTGACTATCCCGAACATGATGAGGCTACCAGCGAACTATTGTGTCGTGGTGATATACTGGGTGTAACACAGGGTGAAAGCCCTGCTATGAAGCGTCTGTTTCGTGCTATTCGTCCTAAGAGCAAGAGTGACTGCACCTTGGCCACAGCACTGATTCGTCCAGTGGCTACACAAGGTCGTCGTAAGGCCAGTTTCTTTCAAGACTGGTCAAAGGATGGATTTCAAGATACCATAGTGTTCGAAGATGATGCCATAGAACTTATATCAGAGATTCTAGGCTGTGATACGTATACCGCAGACATGTGGCGTCGTGCTTTTGCCAAAAAGAACGAAGAAAAGATGTTCGAATTCCTACAACTAGTGGGCGATCATCCACGTAAGGACGATGTGTTTATGGCGCTGAAAGAACTCAGCCACTTTGGTCTGTGTCGTGCTCATGCCATAAACTTAGGAAGGTTGATCTGGGCCTTGGCATACCAAAAGGCTCATAACCCCGAAGCATTCTGGCGTGCTGCCCTCAAACACTGTCAAGGCTCATATGCTCGTTGGGTCTATTGGCAAGAAGCAAAGTTAGCGGGTGCTGTGCCTTCCATAGGCCAGGGTGGTGAAATTGAGGATCTAATGAAAATGGGTCGTTGGCGTTCAAAGAGTTTTATACCTGTGTGCCAGGAAATTCGCAAGCCAGGGCAGGTAGAGTTCTGTGGATTGGTAGCAAACTATCGTGTGTTCAAATCTAAGCCTAAAGAGTATATAACATTTGTCACACTGGGCACAGGCAATGGTCGTTACTTGGATGTGGTTCTACCTCATGCTGTGAGCCTACATGATCATCCTATTATCTGGGGCACGGGCAAATTGGGGTATAAAAATAACACAGAATATGTTACAGTATACAAGCATAAAAGAATCAAACTACAAGAATTAGTATGAGATCACGACTACAAATATACACAGGTAAAGATGTCAAAGACCCCGCTTACATAGTGGGAGAACGTGCCGCATTGAAAGAACTAGCACAGGCTCTAATACAGGCAGCAGACAGCCCCGCAGGTTTTCAAACGGTGAACCTATACAAGGGCAACGGACACGACTATGAAATCTTTGTTACTAAAAACGTCAAAGAAGCAGAATGGCAGGACATGCCACAACAACCTGATAAACTGGACTTTATATCCGAGTACGATAGTTTGAAGAAAAGTCTTCAGAAACTGTAATAATTCTGTAATTATTATATGCTAATATAAATGTAAATATTAGCAACAATCATTTACATAGGAGAAAGCAGATGATTACAGAGACTGAGAATACGTCTAACAATTCACATATCAGTGATGTGATTAAAGAGATGTTAGGCAACCCAAATCGCCGAAGTTTCCTAAAAGGAAGTTCGGCTTTTTTAACGGCGGCAACAGGTGCCACATTGGCAGGTTGTGCCAGTGGTGACGATGATTTTTTTACTCGTCCTACGGCCTTAACTTTTGAAGCAGTTCCTAAGAACACTTTAGATAAGGTCACACTACCCCCAGGTTATCAATTCACAGTGCTACACGGCACTGGTGATAGACTAGTAAGTAGTATTCCTGCTTATTCAAACAAAGGTACAGAAACCGATGACTGGAGCCAGCGAGTAGGCGATCATCACGATGGTATTGAATTATTTCACTTAGACAGTGCTGGCAAATATACTAAAAATATGACTGATCGTGCTCTACTATGTATGAACCATGAAAGTTCAGCAGACGCACATTTCTTTCATCCTAACGGACAGACCAGTAATGGCGTCAGTGGAAAGAAATATGATCAATTCGGTCAATGGGACCTAGGCACACGCCCAGGATTAGAAGCACTTAAAGAAATCAATCATCACGGTGTTAGTATTGTAGAGATCAACCGAGGCAGCACTGGCTGGACCTACAAGTTAGATAGTGCCTTCAATCGTAGAATAAACCCACAAACTGTTTGTCGTGTGGCAGGACCAGCAGCAGAGTTAGCCAATATTAAAGCATTATTAGCAACTAAGTTTGATACCACTGGTGCTACTGCTCGTGGAACCCTAAACAACTGCGGCACAGGATATACTCCTTGGGGCACATTCTTAACCTGTGAAGAAAACTGGGCTACCTATTTTGCCATGCCCAAAGGAAGTCAAGCACCAGACGCTCGTATGACACAGACCAGAGCAAGATATGGTGTTCGTAACTCAGCAACTGCTGCCACTGCTACAACAGCAAACACACAGGGATGGCATACTGTAACCGATCAACCAGATACAGCATTTAGATTTAGTCGTTGGGATGTCAGCATCAAAGGTGCTACAGAGCGTGACGACTTCCGTAACGAACCACAGACCTTCGGATATATTGTTGAGATTGATCCTACCCAGCCAAACAGTCAACCTGTTAAACGAGTGGCCATGGGAAGGACCGCTCACGAGGCCTGTGTGTTCGGCAAATTGGAAGCAGGCAAGCCAGTGACATTTTATATGGGTTGTGACAGTCGCAATGAGTACATTTACAAATGGGTAAGTACAAAAACTTGGGATCCTGCTGATTTCGGTGGCGGCACTGCTGCTGGCGACAAGTATCTCAATGATGGTAAATTGTATGTGGCCAAGTTTGCTGCTGATGGCACAGGTATGTGGTTAGAACTCTCAATCACTAATCCTGCTATTGCTAACTATGCTACATTTAAGTTTAACAATCAAGCAGAAATTTATGTGTTCACAAGATTGGCGGCTGATGCTGTAGGTGCTACAAAAATGGATCGTCCTGAGTGGGGTGCTGTGAATCCTGCCAATGGCGAGATTTATTTCGCACTGACAAATAATAGTGCGGCAAATCGTACCCCAAATACCACTGACGCAGCCAACCCAAGAAGTTATGCTGATCCAGATGGAAAAATGGGTTCAGGCAATCCTAACGGACATATTATTCGTTTTAAGGAAAGTTCAACAGGACTAACATTCCAGTTTGATATTTTCTTATTCGGTTCTGAAGAAGATAACGCTGCCAGTAACATCAGTAAACTTACTGCTAAAAACTCATTCAGTAGCCCAGATGGTTTATGGTTCAGCAAGGCCACTGGTCTATGCTGGATTCAAACCGATGACGGTGCTTACACAGATGAAGTTCATTGTATGCTATTGGTTGCAATTCCAGGACAAGTTGGTGATGGTAAGGCTGTAACAATTACCAATACCCTAAGTGGTGCTACTAAAGATCAGGCAACATTTGTCGGTGCCGAATTAGGTGAAACAAAGTTGCGTAGATTCTTAACAGGTCCAGCAGGTTGTGAAATAACCGGTATTGCTGAATCCGCAGATGGTAGAACTATATTTGTCAATGTTCAACATCCTGGCGAAAATACCACAGCAGCATTTTGGACAGGCACAGCACCTGAAAGCCAATGGCCTGGTAACGCAGGTTATGGTGTAACAGGTCGTCCTCGTTCTGCTACCTTGGTAATCACAAAGGTTGACGGCGGACTAATAGGTGTATAAAATAGTAGGGGACTCTGGTCCCCTACTCTAACACACATAAGGAAAATTTAATGAAACGACTAATCGCAGCCGTTGCGACTGCTCTATTCGCAACGATCACACAAGCAGCGGAAATCACAGGGGCCGGTGCTACATTTCCCTATCCTATCTACGCCAAATGGGCCGAAGCATATAATAAGGCCACTGGTAATACACTAAACTATCAAAGTATTGGCAGTTCAGGTGGTATCCGTCAAATCAATAATAAGACAGTCTCATTCGGTGCTACAGACGCACCAGTAAAAGGAGAAGACCTTGAAAAACTTGGACAAGTTCAATTCCCTGCTATCATTGGTGGCACGGTGCCTGTGGTTAATCTTGAAGGGTTTAAGCCAGGTGAACTTCGCATCACAGGACCTGTGCTTGCCGAAGTGTTTATGGGCGACATCACTAAGTGGAACGACCCCAAACTACAAGCACTAAATCCAGGTAAAAAACTACCCGACCAAAATATCACAGTGGTTCATCGTGCTGATGGCTCGGGAACAACATTTAACTGGACTGATTATTTGACAGAAGTCAGTGCTGCGTGGAAGGACAGAGTAGGCAAGGGTGCTGCTGTAAAGTGGCCTGCTGCCAGTTCAGTTGGTGGCAAAGGCAATGAAGGTGTCGCCGCCAATGTGAATAGAGTAAAAGGTAGTATTGGTTATGTTGAATACGCCTATGTTAAAAAGAACAATATGAATTATATGTTGTTACAGAACCGAGCCGGCGTCTTTGTTGCCCCTGATGACACAACTTTCGCAGCAGCCGCAGCGGGAGCAGATTGGTTCTCAGTTCCAGGAATGGGCCTGAGTATTGTAAATCAACCAGGCAAAGACACTTGGCCTGTTACCACAGCAAGTTTTATCATAATGTATCGAGAACCTGCTGATAAAAAGGCCAGTCAAGAAGTAATCAAATTCTTTGATTGGGCATTTAAGAACGGTAAGAAACTTAGTGAAGAACTTGACTATGTTCACTTACCTGATAAGTTACAGGCTGATATCAGAACAAGAGTTTGGTCACAGATAAAATGATTGTAATAATTCTGTAAAAATAAAATACGCATTTAATTGTAAATAAGGGAGGAAGGTCACACGCCTTCCTCTCATAGCATAAGGAGACACAAAATGAAACTTGAGATGCGTGCCTGGGACTTAGATGTAAAGGTTGAGTTAGAAGATGATGAAAGTTTAGATCCTCTAGAAGTTTTTACTACTGTAAAAACATTGTTAGAAACTCTAGTAAAATATGAAAAAGTTAGCGTAAGTGTTCAACAAATTGTTGATCCAGAAGACGATAATGACGAAGATGATGAAGAAGACGATGAGCAACACGAAGAAGTTAATCATCTAAGTGTTGTAGCCTAACAAAACGACCGCAAGATAGAGTGGTGCTGGATGCTCGTAACCAGCAATAGGGCCTACAAGGCCCTATTTTTGTCTGATAGTTTAATAATACTGTAATATTTTTTTTGCGGTAACGCAGTAAATATTATTATGGAATACCAAACCATATTCATATCAGACATACACCTTGGGTCAAAGGGTTGTAAAGCAGATGTGTTGAACAATTTTCTCAAGCACAATTCTGCTAAAAAATTATATCTTGTCGGTGACATTATAGATGGTTGGAAAATACAACAGAACAAATGGCGTTGGAATCAAAGTCATTCAAATGTAGTGCGTAGAATATTAGGACATGCTAAACGAGGCACTGAAGTAATCTATGTGGCAGGTAATCACGATGAGTTTCTTAGACCAATGATTCCCTATAATATCACACTTGGCCGTGTGTTGGTCTGTAATCAAGCAGAGCACATGGGTGTAGATGGTTGTAGATATTTGGTAACTCACGGAGATCTATTTGATGGCATAGCAAGACTGACACCTTGGATCAGTTTTTTAGGGGACAAGGCCTATGACATTTTACTCATATTCAATACCGCCTTCAATCGCTGGCGTCGTAGATTTGGATTCGGCTATTGGAGTCTTAGCCAATATCTTAAACAACGTGTCAAACGGGCTGTGGATTTTGTTTTTCATTTTGAGCGTAATCTCAGTGACTATTGCCGTAAGCGTGGTTTTGACGGAGTCATCTGCGGACACATACACAAAGCAGAAATCAAAGAAATAAATGGTGTTGTATATATGAATGATGGTGACTGGGTGGAATCATGTTCCGCCTTAGTTGAGCATTTAGATGGCCGTTGGGAGATCATCTACTGGACTCGAGACCGAGATGACCTGGATCTTATTCCTCATAGTGGTTAATATCTATGACGCTACAGATATACCTGGGCGTATACAATTAGAATTTCGTGATCAGGCCAGTTGCGAACAGGCACTTAAAAACATGAACTACTGGGTCAAGTTTCCCTGGTTTCGAGTGGAGGGCAGATGTGAAAAAAATATTGATCATAACAGACAACCTACCAGATCAAATTAATGGCGTCGTTACAACATATTCGAATATTGAGGCGTGTGCGCTTCGTGACAGTTATCAGTTTGTTTATATTACTCCCGGGGACTTCAGCCATGTTGATTGCCCTATCTATAACGAAGTCAAACTTGCCCTTCCGAGGAAGATGGGCGAGAAGATTGAGGAGATCGGTGCGGATTATTACCATATCGCCACGGAGGGTCCTGTGGGTCTGTGGGCTCGAAAATATCTTACAAAACATCATATTAGGTATAATACTGCTTATCACACTAAGTTCCCTGAAGGACTATATACCCTTCTTGGCATTCCTGAATCAATAACTTGGCGTTACATAAAGTGGTTCCATAAACATACAGGTCGAGTATTGACCACTACAGAATCAATGGTCCGTCAATTAGAGAGCAAAGGACTGCGTGGTAATATCATACCATGGACTCGTGGTGTAGATAGATCCCTGTTTCGTCCTGAACTAAGAACAAAACGAGCAGGAGAAGTTGTATTGGTCTGTGTCAGTCGTGTTAGCAAAGAAAAGAATTTGGATGATTTTTGTTCTTTAGATTATTTCGGTGCTCGTAAGATCATGGTGGGAGATGGTCCTTATAGGACGGAATTAGAATCTAAATACCCCAATGTTGAATTTGTTGGCTTTAAGCGTGGTGAAGAATTAGCCACTTACTATGCCAACGCTGATGTATTTGTGTTTCCTTCACGCTGGGAAACATTTGGCATTGTCATGATAGAAGCCATGGCCTGTGGCACACCGGTGGCAGCATATCCTGTCCAAGGACCACAGGATGTTGTTGATCATGGACGAACAGGATATTTGAGAGATAATCTCAAACAGGCCATAACAGAATGCTTGATATTAAATAGAAACGATGTTATACTTGGTAGTCAAAGGTGGTCATGGAATGCTGCCTGGACGATATTTCGTGACAATCTAATAGAGGCATATAATGAGTGAATCAACCGGCGGATTTTTAGGTGTATTCGAGCAAAGAGTTAATCAACTTAGGAAAAGACTTAAGGATGAGTTAGACAAAGACAAACTCATCCGCTGCCGTAGGACTCTTAAAAAGATAATAAAAGAAATAAAAGAATGGGAAGATGTTCTACATCAACATCGTAAGGACACCAAACGCTGTCCGCATTGTGGGGAGAAGTTAGAATGACTACAGAATTATGGTTATTTGTCTTAGCAGTATTTGCCATTACCGCCGCCATAGTAGTGCCTAACATAATTGTATGGCGGCATAGGCGAAAAGACTAACTCATTCCTAATGCTAGAATAACAGCAACAACTAATATAAAAAATACAATAAACCCTGACCTGTCCTTGTGACCACCATGGACAGGATCTATGTCTTTAAAGTCAGGCCTAGTTGTATTTTTCTTTTGTGCTGCTATCAGCGTCTGAAGTAGAACTGGTTTCATTTTTTGATTTCCTTATGCGTGTTCTATAATATTGTTTAAAAGTCAATACAACTGCTAAAACCCACGGTAGTCCCATTTCGGACCAATCATGAAGTGGATCTATATACTTATCGACAAATGGCTCTGCTACAATCATCTTAAAGGCCACAGCATATAAAACAAATGCGCCTATAAAGATTGTGTCAGGATGACGTTCCATAATACGTGCTACTATTGTGCTACCAAACAAGATAATAGGAACACTGACAAGAAGTCCAAATATAATTAAAATCCAATTACCACCAGCAGCACCAGCAATGGCTAGAGCATTATCTAGGCCCATTACAGCATCTGCTAGAACAATAGTTGCCATAGCACCCCAAAATGTATCCGAAGCCTTAACATCGCTGTGATCATCATTTCCTGTTGTAAGACGCCAGGCGATCCATATAAGCATAAGACCTCCTACAAACCTAAGACCGGGAATCATCAACAAATATGTTAGTGCTGCCACACAGGCGAACCTCACTGCCACAGCACCAAATGTTCCCCATATCATGGCTCGCTTTCTTAAATTTTCAGGCAACTTATTAGCGGCCATAGCAATAACTAAGGCGTTCTCACCGCCTAATACTACATCAATTAAAATGATAGCCAATAAGGCCCATAAGAATTCAAATGTTAAGATTTCCATAAATTGTCCTGTACAAAATCATTTTATTTAATAAAAAAAGGGCCCTAAGGCCCTTTTAGTTTGAACTGGATCTAATTACAGACCAAGTTGTAGAGCACGATAACCAGCAGCAATCAAACGACGGCTGGGTTGGCCCATAACATATTCAGTGACCTGAACGCCATTGCCTGCTTTGCGGCTATTGGCATATACAGCGAAACCAGCCTGACGGATACGACTTGCTTCTGCTGAAATGTTCTTGATGCCAAAACGCTTTTCTGCCTGCGCAGAAGTTAATTTCTCACCTGACTTAAGTGCGGTGAAAAGTTTATGGGTCTTTGTGCCTTCATTGATAGAATATAACATATTATTTCCTCTTGAATATTTACACTGCTTTTTAGCAGTTAGACCTATAATAGCGTAATAATTTAACAAGGTCAAGATCTTTTTTCGCCAAATAAATAAACTATTATGAGAAAGATAATTTTAAACCCTTGGTGGGCTCTACTCACCCTTATAGCAGTTATAGCATTAAGATTTTTTGATCCTAGTTTTGTAGAGTCAGTTAGATTACGCTACTTTGATCAGCTTATAACTAGTCAACCTCAAGTTGATGTTCCGGTTCACACAGTGAACATTGATGAGGCTACTCTAGAGAAAATGGGTCAATGGCCATTCCCTAGAGGTGACTATGCTAAAATGATTGACGAATTGTATAAAAGAAATGCAGGCTTAGTGGTATTCAATGTATTAATGCCTGAGCAAGATCGTTTTAAAGAAGATAAGGAACTAGCACAATATCTTAAAACGCACCCTGTAGTTCTTCCAGTATTAGGACATACAAAAGAACGTAATGCCACACAACCGCCCAATACTCAAGTTGTAGGACAGGATCCTCAGGGCAAAGTGGTAGAGTATCCAGGTGTTATCAGTTCGGTGGCCACAATAACAGGTCAAGCCGCAGGATACGGTGTTGTTAACACCTTTCCTGAAATAGACGGGGTAGTTCGTCGTATGCCTCTTGTTATAGCTAGTCAAGGTAAATTACATCCGGCTCTGGCGCTAGAAACACTGCGAGTAGCAGCACAGGATCCTAAGGTGCAAGTAAAAATTGGTGATATTGGTGTAGAAGCACTTCGTGTTCCTAAAATAGGAAAGATACCAACCGATCCCTTAAGTCGTATTTGGATTGATTGGGCAGCAACTCCTAAAGAACATAGTTATACAAAATTACCAGATAATTTTAATGGTGAGATAGTAATAGTGGGACTGTCCGCAGCAGGTTTAGCTAATCCTGTAGCAACTGCCAATGGGGAAGTTTGGCCTCACTATTTACAAGGAGCCGTTTTTGGAACTTTGGCAACACAAAGCCACATACAGAGACCAGATTGGGCAGATGCCGCTGAACTAGGTGCTATTGCTGTATTTGGCATTGTTTTAATATTTTTATCAAGGTGGGTCTATGTCGGTATCGGATTTTATCTTATTCTTGCTGGTTCATGCGTGGCAGGCAGTATATACGGGTATAGTAATTATAGGTGGCTTATTGATGCAACTCTTCCTACCCTTAGTATTCTTCTTGTAGCACTACACGCCTATACGGTGAAGTTTATTTCAGAATTTCTACAGAAACAGCAAATACGCAAACAGTTCCAAAGTTATCTATCACCAGATCTTGTGGCTAAACTGATCAAAGATCCTAGCTTACTTAAACTAGGCGGTGAAGAAAAAGAACTCAGTATCATGTTCACAGATGTAAGAGGATTTACCAGCATCAGCGAACATTATGGCAAAGATGTTCAAGGTCTTACTAAGATAATGAATCGTTATATGACTGCCATGACACGAAAGATACTGGAAAACCACGGCACATTGGACAAGTATATAGGTGATGCTCAAATGGCATTTTGGAACGCTCCTTTAGATGAAACTATTCATTGTAAGGAAAGTGTTAAAGCAGCATTAGAAATGTTAGAGGATTTAAAGGTATTCAATGATGAAATCACAAAAGAAGGAATACCAGCGTTTGGCATGGGCATTGGTATTAATACCGGTGTTGTTGTGGTTGGTAATATGGGTAGTGAACAGCGTTTTGATTATACTTGTCTTGGTGATGCGGTAAATCTAGCAAGTAGGTTAGAAGGACAGAGTAAGAACTATGGTGTTTTACTAGTTATTGGTCCTGTAACAGAAAGCAGATTAGAAGGCACAGCATTTAGTCTACCTTTAGATTGTATAGCGGTCAAGGGCAAACATGAAGGCGTAAACATTTTTACAGCATTTAAAAATCCTCCATCGTTAGAAATGTCAACATGGCAAAACGATAAACAGCGTCACGAAGCCATGCTTGACTTATACCGTAGACAAGAATGGACTAAAGCCCTTAAAGCAGTTGAATCATTAAAAGGCTGCTTTGGAGGACAGATGGACAACTACTACGATCATTGGGTAGATCGTATCCACGAAATGGCCAAGATGAATTTACCTAAAGACTGGGATGCCACTTACAGAGCCACCTCGAAGTAAGGTTTTTTGTGCTACTGTTAAATACATTATAGGAGAAACGTTATGTATCTATATGTAAAAACTCATAATGTAACAGGATTAAAATATTTAGGAAAAACTACACAAGATCCTTACAAATATAAAGGATCAGGAACTCATTGGATAAGACATCTTAAAAAATACGGTGATAGTGTGACTACAGAAGTTTTATTAGAAACAGACGATAAAAAATTATTACGAGAAAAGGGAATTTATTATAGTAATTTATGGAATGTTGTAGAATCTAAAGAATGGGCAAATATAGTTCCAGAACAAGGTGATGGTGGAGATACTTCAAAGTCACCTAATCATATATCTTCAATGAAGAAAAAAGTTCCAAAAATATCTGGATCAAATAATTATTTTTACGGTCAAAAGCACAGTGTAGAAACTAAACAAAAGATTAGTCAAAAAAATAAAGGAAGATTAAAAGGGGTTCCAAAGCCAGAAGGATTTTCTGAAAAGTGTAGGGAACGAATGTTAAGCGGGAATAATCCAATGTATGGTAAAACACCATGGAATAAAGGATTAAAAGGAGTTCAACCAAAGAGTTTAGAAACAAAGAAAAAAGTTTCTGTGCCTGTTATTTTTAGAGGTGTAGAATATTATTCAATAAAAGAAGCAGCACGACAATCGGGTTTATCTGATTATCTTATTAAAAAGGAAGTATATGGAAATGGATTACACAGAGTCCGTCCTAAAACTGAATAATCAAATAGCAAGTGATATCATGGACGCCCAAATACAATTCTTTGTCACTGCTTGGTTCTGGCCCTACTTTGTCATGGGCAATTTGGATAGTTGGCAAAAACTTGGTATAACACTTAACGGAGCAAGACCAATAAGGTGCTAAATGGACAAAAAATTAACCACCATACTGTGTAGTGATGTTATAGGATACAGTCGTATGATGGGAGAGAATGAACATCTAACTCTCCAAAAATTAGATCAATGTAGACAAATCATTGATCCCAGTATAGCAAAATACAATGGCCGTATTTTTAACACAGCAGGCGATGCTGTGTTAGCAGAGTTTGCCAGTCCCACTGATGCTGTAAAATGTGCTGTAGATATTCAAAACTCAATTAACAAACTTGATACGGACATGCGTTGGCGTATTGGACTACATCTCGGTGAAGTCTATACCTACGGTGATAATCTCATGGGCGACACTGTAAACATTGCAGCCCGTATAGAAAGCACTGCTGATCTAGGTGGAGTTTGTTTTAGCAGTCAGGTCTTTGACGCAATCAGTGGTAAGGTTACTATGGACATAGAATGGCGTGGACCACAGTCATTTAAGAATATCAAAGATCCTATCAAAATCTATGCTATAAAGATAGCAGGTGCCCAGAAAAATCCTAATGTAGTTCATAAAGAAACTGTAAAATATAGTAAAGAACAATTGATTAAGAGTGTGATCAATGACAAACCTGCCATAGGAAAAACTTTACACGATGCTCAAAATCTTAAACGTGATCGTCAGTTTGGTCCAGCTGTTCGTGTATTAATGTGGCGTATTACAAAAAAGTGCGGACCAAGCCTAAATGAACTGTTAGATATGAGCCAAAAAGAATTAGTGCCTGTGGAATTAAGACATGTTGTAGTAGCTATACTCAGTGAATATTGTAAAGGTGTAGACAGTGATCGTGCTATGACTATATATCGACTACTACAAGGACCGTTAGGCGTTCATCGTAGTCTTGGATTACAATTTTTAAAACAGGCCGCAAAGACCAATCTCGAAGCTCAGATGGAATATAGTTCTACAATTATGGAAGATCCACATAGTAGCCAAAATGAAATCACGGATGCTGTAGAACAGTTGGTCACTATGGCTCGTAGAAAAAGTCAGCCTGCTATGTTGAAGTTATGTGACTACTATAATAAGGTGGGTGAAAAACATCAACAGTTTTTATGGTTGTGGGTATTGAGGGGACTGTTTGAACCTTCAGCACAAAACAAACTTCAACTGTTAATGAACACAATTAACAAAACTGATTTTACTAATTGGAAAATAGAAGGAGAGTCGCTCTTAGATGAGATTAAATTTAAGAACGATCCTGGTAATTATGGTTATTAATTTCAGCCAATCTTAGAAATTCAAATAACTTGAGATAACAATAACCAATATCTATTTCAAACCACTTACGGGATAGTTTGACACTTGCGGGATCAAGATGGTGGTTGTTGTGCAACTCTTCTCCACCAATAACAATACCCCAAGGACAAATGTTCCTACTATTATCTTCTGTATTCCCATTTCTATATCCTAACCAATGTCCAACACCATTAATGACACCAGCAGCCCAGAACGGTATCCATAATACCTGTATAAGCCAAATAACAATGCCCCACCAGCTAAAAAACAATATGTTAAAACTAAGTAAAAAAATAATTCCATGATAATGGCAGGGAGTATATAAGTTACGCTCTATCCAATCAGAGGGCGCATCGGGAGCGTAGGCCTTGATACCAATCCCTCTCTTAAGAGCAAGACAATAATATCTAACGCCACGTAAGAGAATATTGTAGTTGCCAAAAACAACAGGACTATGCGGATCGCCAGGCCGATCGCTGTATCTATGATGCGCACGGTGAACTGCCATCCACTGCTTTGTAACCATACCAGTAGTCAGCCACAACCAAAACCTCATAAAGTGACTTAATAAAGGGTGAAACTTGATACCACGATGTGCCATGCCTCTGTGTAGATATAGCGTTACACAAATTATAGTTATGTGAGTGGCTATCAGTGTCCATATTACCATCCACATTAAACTACGCTGGCTGCTATATGAACAGCCTGAACTATGTACCTAAACATCTCTTCATTACCTGCACACTCCTGAGCAGCACGAACTTCTTTTATTTCCTGTAAAAGATAATTACGTTCTTCGAGACTTAGCTGCCCACCTCTGTAGGCTGCTTCTATATTGCTTATTTCTTGTATTAATGGGTGTGTTGCTGTCATCGCTTGCTCCATGAAGTTATTACTACACTGATTCTGTCCTTGGCAGTTGTCTTTCCAAAAGTACAAAATATTTTTTTAGGATTGGATTTTAATTTTTCAAAGTGCTGATGTAATCCTTTTAGGTTTTCAGTCTGTGGATCTCTGCGAAGTTCTGCGTATCTTGCTAAAAACATTGACTTAAAAATAAGATCATTAAATTCTGGCTTATCGCAATCAATTGCGTCAATGTCTATACTTAAACTAAGAGCACGCTCAAACATTACAGGGTCGTGATCTCTCGGCCAATATTTCTTAACAGTATCTACTCCAGATTGAATGGTAGAACAACCTGTTATCAAAAAAAATAATAAACCTAAGAATAGTTTAATCATCACCAGCCGCATCTTTTATTTCTTGAGCAGTGGCTTTACGGCCTTTAGAGCCGCCTATTGGTTTGGCGTCTTCTTCCGCTGCTTTCTTAGCAGCAGCATCTTCTTCACGTTTTTTCTTAAATGGATCTACATTTATTTCTTGTTCAGCAATAATACGCTCTTTGTCAATAGTTTTACCACGCAGTTGTAGTACAACTTCTACCTTTTGGTTTAGTCTTATTAAATCGTTATCTAACATACGAATACGATCAATAAGAGCAATAAGAGTCCCATTAGCCTGTCCTATAACAGGTTTAACCACAGTGGTCACCCATTTCCAAACGAAGAAAATAAAGTATCCCATGCCGGCGGCTGACACTATAGGAAATCCGTATTTGTTAATTAGTTCTGCTACGTTGTCCATTGATATAGTAATTCCATTAGGTAGCGAAACTCAATTGGATTTTTATTTTCATCTATGCCAATTCCCCAGGCATGTATTAATTCCTGTAAAGACATTAGTCTCTCCTTTGATCACTTTGTTCAGCGCGACTGATACGATTATAATCTGGCTGAAGTCCAAGCGCATGGCTTATTTTTACATCAATACGTTGTACATCATGATTCATAGTTGATACCCTAGAATCAAGACCTTTGATAATTCCAGCCATGCCATTAACACTAGATGTAACACCATCTAGAATAAATTTCAGTGTAAGGAAAACAAAGTAGCCAGCGGCCAGTGCTGCTGCTATAGGAAATCCGACATCTGCTACTAATTTGAAGAAATCCAAGTTACCGCTCCCAATAACAATTATATTTAGTGTTAATTGGGAGAGATTTTAACTACGCAGTTATTCTAACCACCAGCATGGACTTTCTGGAAAAACCTGACATACATAATCCGCATTACGAGGAACACCTGGGGCACAATTTGGATCAGCTACTCTAGCCATACCTGGAGCGAATTCACCCCAGCGATCGCCGTAGAAGTCTTTGACAATATTAGTGTATGGGACATAAAATTCAGGAAACTTTCCTTTATAGACAGTGTTATAATCTTCATTAAGGTTATTCCAATTGATAAAATCTTGAACATTAGAACCTGCTATGATTTGAATATTATTCTCAGGGAAGTTATGTCTTGGACACCAAAATGTCGTCCAACCTTGATCTAAATTATTAACATAATCTTGTATACGATGAGATATTAGAAACGCATCTGATTCGATGTGTATAATTTTTTCAAAGCCATACTTCTCTGCCAATTTAGCAGCAAACATAAAACTACGGTGCCAACCTGGACTATCAATAGGCGGATCATCTGGTTTCATCGGAGGGCGATGTCCAAGGTTTTTATTGAAGTGAAAAATTACTCCTCTACTATCTGGACATGACTCAGGTAGGTCCTCGGCGTCAACAACTTCGACTCCTTCCCATTGTGGTAGAACTGTGCTACCGTCATCTATCATAAAAATTTGATCATATTCTAAATTGCTGTTTTCAAGAGCATTTATCCAACGAGCGAATAAACCGGACCACCTTTCTTGATTAGTGGACCACGATGTGCAAAATACAAAAGTTTTCATAGTGAAATATTTAGTGCTTGACCTTTCATTGAAAAAATTATAGTATACTTTAATTAAAATAAATATCTACAATTAAAGGATTAAAATGGAGAAAAGACTCAGCTTCTGTCATCCAGGTACATTTGGTGACACCCTTTATGGCATGTGTGCTGTAAAATTACTAGGGGGTGGAGATGTTTACATAAAGCTAAATGGCATGAACGAAGTAGCCTATAAGGCTTTTGGCATGCCTGACGCAGGTGTACATGCTGGCAGATATACACAAAAAGATTTAGATTTTTTGTTTCCCTTATTAGAGCATCAAAGTTATATTCATAAATTAGATGTATGGAGAAACGAAACTGTTGATTTTGATCTAGGAAATCATTATAAATTTACCACAGGGCCAAATGGATGGCAAGGTAATCAAACTGAATGTTATGCTCTAGTTTGCGGACTTGATCTTACAATATATAGAAAACAGTTAAACATTGATCCGTGGTTGGATCCGGTAGAGCCAAAAAAAATTCCAGGACGATCTGTTGTAATTAATCGTACAGGAAGATATCTACAGGGCAGTGACCCAAAACCAGAAATGTGGACTAAATGGATCAACGAAGGATTAGAAGATGTTTCTATATTCATAGGTACAGAACAGGAATGTGACACATTTAATAAATTGTTTGGATGTAATGTACCATATCGCCCTGTTAAAGATATGTTAGAAATGGCACAGTATGTTCAAGGTGCCGAACTGGTTATTGCTAATCAAAGTCCCGTAATGGCAGTGGCTATTGGATTAGGTAAAACATTCTGGAGTGAAACTAGAAAAGATTGGAATGCTTTTAAAAGCCCTCACGGTTGGGGTGATGTTTGGTTCCCTAGAGTTAATGGGAATTATTTCTAATGCTAGCCACTGTTGAATTAAATCTTAAGCCAGCTAGATTAATTACACTAAAGTCTCATATAGATGACCGAGGTTGGTTTACAGAGACTTATAGAAAGTCTTGGTATGAATCTTTAGAAAATACAGAGTTCATATTCGAATTCAATACACTCAGCAAAATTCAAAAAACACTGCGAGGTCTACACTGTCAAAATGATTTAATGTCACAGTCTAAACTGGTGACAGTTTTACAGGGTAGAATTTTTGATGTCATAGTAGATGCCAGATTAAACAGTCCTACCTACGGACAGTATCAGACTTTTATACTAAGTGACAATTTAATACAAACATTATATGTGCCAAAAGGATTCTATCATGGATTCCTCACGTTAGAAACTAATACGTTAGTTAACTACAAGTTAGATAACTATCATCTTGAAGAAGCCGAAACTGGTTTAATGTATAATGATTCTACTCTAAATATACCATGGCCTTGTGATCCGTTAGTAATAAGCAAAAGGGATCAAAATCATCCCTCTTGGGGAAATTGTTTCAAATTTAAGGAATAGTATGAAAATAGCAATGTGTCAAGCCTGGGACAAAAATTATGAACCATTGGCGCAAATTACATGGTATCAGAACAAAAAACTCTATTGCGATCATTGGCAGTATCCATATCATTTAAAAACTGATGGCTTCAAATATCAAGTCAGCTACGAAAAAATTAAATTGATGTTAGATACTATGAATGAGCATCCTGAGTACGACTGGCTTTATTGGGCAGGAACTGATACGCTAATCACTAACATGTATATTAAATTAGAAAGTTTTGTTGACGAAAATTATCACATTGTTATGGCCAAGGATATCAATAATATCAATGCTGATAGCTTTATGATAAAAAATAGTCAAGAAAGCAAAGATTTTCTAGCCTATATATGGTCCTTAGTAGATACTTACAATAGTCATCATTGGTGGGAACAGCAGGCAATGATAGACAATATGGATAAGTTTGAACATTTATTTAAATTTGTTCCTCAAAAAACATTCAATAGTTTTTTATACAAGGAACTATATTGGAATATCTACAGAAGTTCGATTGACAAAACAGGACATGATGGTCAATGGGAACCTGGTGATTTTCTGTTACATGTCCCAGGAACAGGATTACCTAAGGTAGAAATAATGAGTAAATTTTTAGGCTTAGTCAGACACATAGTAGCCTAATGGAAAAAAAAATATGAAAGAAATTTTAGATCTAGTTAAAAATTTTATAGAAAACAAACAGGCAAATAAATCTTGGACTCCAGGAAAAGATTTTGTTAACTATGCAGGTCCTTACTATTCAAGTGCCGAATATGTGGCAGGAGTAGAAAGTCTACTTGGTGGTTGGCTTGTCATGGGCGATAAAAGTCTCAAATTTGAAAGAAAGTTTCACGACTACTTTGGAAAGCCCCATGGCGTGTTAACGAACTCGGGTAGTAGTGCTAACCTATTAATGGCAGCTAGTTTGACCAGTAAAAGAGGTCATGCTTTCCCCAAGGGTACTAAAGTATTAACACCTATCGCAGGTTTTCCTGTAACACTAAACCCCACTATTCAAATGGGCTTCCAGCCTATCTTTGTAGATATTGAATTAGATACTCTAAACTTAGATTTGGATCAATGTGAAAAAAGACTTAAAGAACATCCAGATATTAAAGTGATTACTTTTGCTCATGTATTAGGCAATCCCCCTAATATGGATCAGCTGATGGATCTAGTCCAAAAATATAATCTAGTGCTACTCGAAGATTGTTGTGATGCTCTAGGTTCAACCTACGATGGAAGATTACTAGGCAGCTATGGTGAAATGGCGTCTTGTAGTTTTTATCCCGCACATCATATGACCATGGGAGAAGGTGGTTATGTTGCCTGTAATACATATGATCAAGAAGTCATTTTAAGATCATTTAGAGAATGGGGACGTGGATGTTACTGTGTAGGACCAGAGGCTAATAAATTACAGTGTGGAACCTGCGGTAAGAGATTTAGTGATTGGGTTCCATGTATGCCCGGTGAAATTTTTGATCATAAATATGTATATGATGAAATTGGATTTAACCTCAAACCTATAGAAATTCAAGCAGCGATGGGACTACATCAACTTGATAAGTTAGATGAAATACACGAATTAAGAAAGCGTAATTATAGGTTGATGTTTAATATATACGAAAAGTATGAGGAGTTTTTCCATCTTCCTAGACCGCGTGCCAAGAGCAGTCCTAGTTGGTTTGCTTTTCCTTTGACAATTAGAAAAGGATCTCCTTTTACAAGACATGATATAGTAGATCATTTAGAAACTAATCTTATCCAAACTCGTCCGTATTTTGCTGGAAATCTAATGCTACAACCTGCTTATAGCCACCTAATGGATCCAATGGTAGCTAAAAACGATTTTCCAACTGCTACTTATGTTATGAGTAATACATTTTTCCATGGAACAAGTCCAGTTATTACACCTGAACAAATCGATTATATTGGAGAAACTGTGGATGGATTTATGAGTTTATTTGTATAAGGAAATTTATGAAAGGTTCTCTCTACGTCGCAAAATTTTTAGAAGCTATAGGTATTCAGCAGGTATACATTGTCCAAGGAGGAGCTTGTGCCTTCATGTTAGACTCTTTAGCAACTTCTACAAAAGTTGGATATGTTTGTTTTCAACATGAACAAGCAGCAGCTATGGCAGCAGATGCTGTTTGGAGATTGAATAGCAATCTAGGTGTAACATTTTGTACAAGCGGTCCGGGTGCTAGTAATTTAATCACAGGAATAGCTTGTTCTTATTATGATAGTATACCTAGTCTACACATCACAGGACAGGTCAATGGTAAAGAAGTAGCTCAATATAGAGGAGCTAAAGTTAGGCAGGCAGGATTCCAACAAATGGATATAGTAAGTATGGTTAAACCTGTAACCAAGTATGCTGTCGCAGTTCATGATGCAGAAGGTCTTAAAAGAGAATTGAAACGAGCCGTAGAAGAAGCCTATAGCGGTAGAATGGGTCCAGTGCTTGTAGATATTCCTATGGATGTTCAAACTGAAGATGTAGGTGATGAACTTCTACTGCCCGATATTAATTTGGCAAAAAGGTATTATAATAATATAAACTCTGCTAACTCAGTGGCGGACAAAATAAGTGAGTTTTTCCAAAACAGTCAACGACCACTTGTTGTGTTCGGTGCTGGCCCAGGTTTAGCCGATACCCACAAAGAACTTGAAAGTTGGTTAAAATCTACAGGAATACCTTTTGTTGCTAGTTGGAGCGGTATGACATTCTTCAATCACGATATTCCTAATTATGTAGGTCATTTCGGAGTTTACGGCAATAGAGGTGGTAACTTTGCTATTCAAAACGCAGACAAAATTTTAGTGCTAGGTAGTAGACTAGATAACAGACAAAGAAGCGGAAATCCAAAAACTTTTGCTCCATATTCAAAATTACTTGTCTTAGACATAGACAAGGAAGAATTATTCAAATATGATCCCGAACAATACAATACTGTAGAATTTGATTTTAGGAATTTGCCAGCAGTGTTAAGTAGTATTAAGTTGAACACAATAAGCCAAGATTGGCTATCTCATATTTCCGATCTTAAAAAGAAATATTTTAATAAAGATACTAGCAGTTATTCTAAGAATAATAATACTCTCAGTCCATATCTTGTTGTACAAAAATTCAGTGAAATTATGGATAAGGATGCTGTGGTTATTACAGATGCAGGTGCTAATCATTGTTGGATATATCAAATGTTTTATAGAAATAGAGAACAGTATTTAATGACCAGTTCTGGACATTATTCTATGGGCTATTCTTTACCAGCGGCTATAGGTTCCAAACTTACTATGCCTGCTAGGCAAGTTCTTAGTTTCAACGGTGATGGTGGAATTCAAATGAATATTCAAGAACTGCAGACTTTGAAAGAATATGATTTAGATGTCAAGGTAATTGTGTTCAACAATCATGCTTTGGGTATGATCAAACAATTTCAGGACTCATATATGGAGTCAAGGTATGAAGCCACTTCACAAGGAAAAGGCCCAGGTAATCCTAATTTTAAAATGATTGCCTTGGCTTATGACATGGAATATGCTCTTGTGAATAATTTAGATCAAATAACAATTGATCTTCTTAAACCTGGCAGTAGACTAATAGAAATTATTATAGATAAAGGCACACTAATTGAACCTAAATTAGAAATGGGTCGGCCTATCAACGATCAATTTCCTTACTTGTCCGATAAAGAATTCAAAGATAGTAATAGATATAACGAATTTACAAGGTATAAATGAAAATACTAATCACAGGAGCTGACGGGTTTATAGGTTCCTATCTTAAAAATCGTTTGAAGAATTCTAATCATTTAACTTCTCCTAGTAGATCTAACTGTGATTTCGCAAATAAAAATGATGTTGATCATATATTTCGAGATCGGTATTATGATGCAGTAATACATTGTGCAGTTGAAGGACGATATACACCTATGGCCATAAGCGATAATATTTTGAATACTAATTTGGCTATGTTTAAAAATTTAAGCAGATATAAAGATCGTTTTGGAAAATTTATCAACATAGGTACAGGTGCTGAATTCGGATTGACGAATAATATTTCCAATGCCAGAGAAGCTGAAATTTTGAATGTCGATCCTAAAGAAAGTTATGGTTTAAGTAAAAATTGGATAGCCAGAGAAATATTAGAACTAAACAATTTTTATACATTAAGATTATTTGGTATTTTTGATAGTTCAGAACCAGAAGCAAGACTATTAAGTGGACTAGACAAAAAAATAAAAAATAAAGAAGTATTTGAATTAAGTAATGACAGGTACTGCGATTATATCAGTGCTGATGATTTCTATATGGTTATCACTACAGTATTAAATGATGAAATAAATTTCAAAGACTTTAATTGTGTTTATAACAGTAAATTTAAATTAAGTGACATTTGTAACCTATATTGTGATATTAAAAATTATGATAAATCCTTAATTGCTATAAAAAGTCAAACAAATAATCATTATACTGGGAACAGTTTTAGGTTAAACAGTTTAAATTTGCCATTAAAAGGCCTAGAAGAATCATTGAAACTTTATAATAGATAGGAAAATATGATTGCCATTATTTCATCTCATACTAAAGAATATGAGCCTTTAGCAAAGTATACTTGGACTAATAAGGTAGAATATGCAGAAAAACACAATTACCTCTATCATTGTAAAACAGAAGGTCACGATCCAAATCTAAGATGGCATCACGATAAACTATATTTTATAAGAGACTGTTTAGAAATTAATCCTGATGTATCGTGGTTTTTATGGGTGGGCTGCGACACATTAATTACAAATTATAATATAAAATTAGAATCATTGGTAGATGATAATTTTAATATTATCATAGCTACAGACGGAAATGGTATTAATAACGACATTTGTATTTTCAAAAATAGTTCTGATACCCGTGAGTATTTAGATCATCTTATAGAAATTTTTCCACAATATGCCCATCATCCTTTTTTGGAACAGCAGGCAATGATTGAAAGTTATGAGTATCCTAAATGGCAAAAACTATATAAGATTGTTCCTCAATACTTGCTTAATTCACACGATTGCTGGCCCAACGAACACCAACCAGATCCTAAATGGACTGACAAGTTCGGTAATCGCTCGTGGTGGGAACCTGGAGATTTCATAGTTCATTGGCCGGGCAGTAGTTTACAAACAAGACTGGAAAGAATGATTCCCCACTATATACCTAAGGTAATTAAATGAGAAAAATATACGATTGCTTTCCTTTTTTTAATGAATACGATCTATTAGAGTTAAGGTTAGAAGAAGCCTATGACCATGTTGATTATTTTGTCATATCAGAATCTGATAGATCATTTCAAAACAAACCCAAACCATGGAACCTAGAAAATAACTGGTCCAGGTATGAAAAATATCACGATAAGATCATATACTTAAAAATCACTGATATGCCTCATGGTGAAGGTAATCAGGCCAATTGGATTAGAGAAAATTTTCAAAGGGATGTATTAGCAAGAGGTATTGGGGATGCTGGTCCTAATGATGTAATTGTCATAAGTGATTGTGATGAAATGCTTAGACCTTCCACTTATGATCTTTTAAGATCAGATACAGAGCATTATTTTTGGATGTGTAGACAGCCAATCTTTTGGACTAGATTTAATTATTGGCAGGCTAATCCTCGTGGCTATAATATCAGCAGTATGGCCATACTGAAAAGTCATCTCATCAATCCGCAAGAAATTAGAAATAGAATGAATTGGGCATACACACTACCAGAAAACTTCGATCAAAATGGTATGAGATTTATTCATCATGCCGGATGGCATTTTACTTATTTAGGCAATGATGATAATGCTAAAAACAAACTGCTCAATTTTGCTCATGATGAATGTACTCACTTGGCCAGTAGATTAAATATCGATGAAGCGATATCTGCTAACAAGAACCCAATTGATCAGAACGATCCTACTCAATTTTTACCTGTGAAATTGGATGATTATTTCCCTAAGACTGTAGTCAATAATATTGACAAATATAAAAATTATATTATACAAGATGTAGATACTGATATACGAGGTCATTTACCAACATATGATTAAAAATGTTCTAATCACAGGATCGCATGGGTTCGTAGGTAATAAGATATCTGCTGAGTTAGATAAAAAATTTAATCTAATTAGGCCTACTAAGTATGAGCTAGATCTTTTAGATTTTAAACAAACTGAAGAATACTTTCTGGCCAACAGCATAGATGCGGTGGTTCATTGTGCTTTGACAGGTAGAGAAGTCTTGTTTAGTGTAGATCCAACCTTTCTTTCAGATGGTTTGATTATGTTTAGAAACCTATATCATAATAGGGATCGGTATAAATTATTTGTAAATCTAGGGACTGCTTATGAATTAGATTTGACAAAGAGTCATAATCTAGTCAACGAGGATGAATTTTTAAATCACTTGCCATTGCCTAGTTATGGACTTGCCAAAAACTTAATAGCTAGAACTTGTCGAGAAACAAATAACTTTTATAATCTTCGTTTATTTGGAGTGTTTCATGAAGATGAAAAAGATTTAAGATTTTTCAAGAGAGTTAAATTAGCAGATCAAGTAGTTATCGAAAACGATCAATATCTAGATTATATCTATCTTTTAGATATAGTTCCTATGATAGAAAAGATACTTAATTTACAATCTAACCATAAAGACATAAACATGGTATACGAGCAAAAGTATAAATTAAGTGAAATGGCATTTATGCTTTGTGATGTACTAGGCGTTGACAAAAATAAAATATCTATTAAAAACCATAATGGTAGAAACCTTACAGGTGATTGGACTAAATTAAAGAGTTACAATTTAAGCCTTATAGGTTTAGCAAATGGATTTAGGAATTACTTATGAAAATTGTTTATGTTACTGGCTGCTTGGGATTCATTGGATTTCATCTTACTAAAAAATGTCTAGACAGAGGTTGGTATGTGGTAGGTGTTGATAAAGAAACATACGCAGCTAATCTAAATTTTTTGCCTATTTTAAAAGAGTACAGTAACTTCAAATATATAAAAGAAGATATTAGAAATTTAACTTATCTTTTAGATTGTGATTATGTTATTAATACAGCAGCAGAAAGTCATGTCGATAACAGTATTGTTGGCAGCGAAGTTTTCTTAGATACTAACATATACGGAGCTCATAATTTATTAAATTTATTACAAAAGAACAAATTTAAAGTTCCAACATTTTTACATTTTAGTACCGACGAAGTATACGGTGACATCGTAACAGGATCCCATACTGAAGTTGATTTGCTGAAACCCAGTAACCCTTATAGTGCTACCAAGGCCAGTGCAGACATGTTGATCAGTGCTTGGGCTAGAACTCATGATATTCCTTGGGTAATTGTACGCCCTACAAACAATTACGGAATTGGTCAATATGTAGAAAAGCTGATTCCTAAAAGTGTAAAATATTTGAATATCAATCGTCCTATACCTTTACATCAAAACGGAACTCCTCGCCGTACTTGGCTCCATGTTAGTGACACAGTAGAAGCAGTTATAACTATCATTGATAAAGAAGTCACAGGAGAAATCTTTAATATTAGTGGAAACTATGAAGAAAGTAATTTGGAAATTGTAAAGCAAATTATCAAACTTACTCGTCATACTGATCATTATGAAGAGTTTATTGATTTCAAATTCAGTCGACCTGGGCAAGATGTTAGATATAGCATTGACGATACTAAACTACGAGCGTTAGGTTGGAGTGCCAAAGCGGACTTTAACATTGAGCTAGCTAAAATAGTTCAGTACTATAAACAGAATTTTGTGTGGTAAAAACAACAGGTTGACAACTGAGATAAATAAATACATAATAGATATATTGTTAGTTCAGTGCTTTACGATGTTGTGGTATAAAAACAACGGTAAAATAAGTAGTTGACAATTAAAGAAATAGGCATTACAATAGATTCATGCGTTAGAGATTGTGTTGTTTTAGAGCAAGTAGCAAAAAAACAACAGGTTGACAACGTGCTAATAAGGTAGTATAATTTGTCGTGTAGTAATTAAAAAGGAAACGAGATTCAAAAATGAAACCCAGTGTAAGATCAACAAAGCATTATAATAGCAAGCCCCAGAATTATGGCTTTACAGCCTGTTCTTGGTCTGCGATTAGAATGTCAAGTTATGATCGCACACCAGAGGGTAGTCGGGGTCCAAAGGAGACCGGTGTATAGAAGTAGATAACACCAAACTCTAAAGGACCCCAGGATTGACAACCCTGGGGTTTTTTGTTATAGTAGTACATGTTATAGGGAACGCGACCCTGCGGTGCATGTAAAACATGCCGCAAATGAGGGCGGAGACAGGGATGATAAGTCTGGGGCGATAACTCAGATGTGTAAAAACTGTCAGTAATAAAGCAGATTGCCGAACAGACAAATGGTGTAGTATGCCGATGAGTAGTCTGCTTTATTACACACACTCGTCCATCTGTACATAGTACACTGGGGCAGAAAGATAAACTGCTAGAGTGTGTTAACAATTATGGGGGCTGTTCTCTGCGGGTGACTGTAAATCACTTGCCATAATATGCAGAGTGGCGGCAGTTAGGTTCGATTCCTTCAGTCCCCACCAAATAAGCCGGTTTAGCTCAGTTGGCCAGAGCAGTGCTCTTGTAAAGCAAAGGTCGTCAGTTCGAATCCGACAACCGGCACCAAACAATTCCGGGGTAGTATAATGGCAGTGCGGCGGTCTCCAAAACCGTTAGTGGGGGTTCGATTCCCTCCCTCGGAGCCAAACATTGGGCTGGTAGTGATAATGGTAGCACAGGGGCTTTGCAAGCCTTTAGTCGGAGTTCGATCCTCCGCCGGTCCACCAAATATGGTCTCTTCGTCTATCGGTGAGGATAGCGGCTTGTCACGCCGCAGAGACGGGTTCGACTCCCGTAGGGACCGCCAAACTGTTGGGGTATGGTGTAATGGCAACACAGTAGATTTTGATTCCACTGCTCTTGGTTCGATTCCAGGTACCCCTGCCATATTGAAGCACATTTTGATGCCTATAAGGCAACAGAGTTGATCGCCTGTTGTACGGTGTGTGATGGGTGTGTTTCAATATGGTGAGTAGGAAGTAACCGTGAGCCGACTTGGTGAGGTTGCAGACTAAAGATCAACTTCGACCGCGTAGATAGTCCGGACTATCGTTTGAAACGGAAGATGCATCCATCCCCT